TTGCCCCTCGGCGTGACTCAAATAATGCCTAACGGCGCGGTGTGAGTCAATCATCAATTTTTGATGAGAACAAAATGCCTGGTAGAATGGCATATTTAATTTGTCAATCACCATAGTTTGAACACAACTAACCTAAAATGGATGATACGGGTTAGGTGACGGGTGATGCGACGGGTGAGGCGTTTCGAAAAACTAGCGGGTATCATCCATAGTTGGTGATATCACGTTTTGTTATGAGGGTTATCACGTTTTGTTATAGGTTTGAGTCGCGGCGCATCATAGGTGAACAATCGTTTACCAGGTGGGCGGGTTTTATCCTGCAATACCTATATGTTTACTAGGTTTTTCAGGCGTTCGATATAGTCCGAAAATGGACCAACTAGTGCCAGTTTTTGCTAGTTTTTCAAAACAAAAACTAGCACCACTACCAGGTCGAATATCGTTTTTTGAGCTAAAACGAGATTGAAAAAATTTTGCCGTTTACCAATTTACCACTTGACAAACTATCGGGGGTAGTTTACACTTGAGATGACGATACTTTGGGGCTGTTTAGGGTTATGTGTTTCATCTACACACCACCAAAAAAAATGCAGCAAACAGCAACTCTCCACTCCAATCAAAGTGCAAGAATATGACATCGCTACTTATATCGTTTTTCAATACATTTTCTTACCAATATATATAATTGACCATTGTCATTTTCAAGACATATTAATACGAATTTACGTGCTTGTTTTCTCTCTTTTTACACCTCTTTTAATCTCTGATTTTGCCTAAAAATTCAACGGTAAACTCAACGATATAACCGTCCCCTACTTTGTTAAATACAACATATAAATGAGTACATACTTCTTAAAGCAACATAGTGTTTCAAAATATACTTTCACAGTAAATTGACCAGGTAAGCTATTGATATAACTCATCATCATAATATGAAACAACTTTATATTTAGGCATCATAGATGCCATAGATACTGGGCTATACCGTTATCTTCCTACCGTTTAATATATATAAGACATTGTTTTCATGTAATACACATATTCTTACCAATGTTTTTCAAAACTTTTTTATACTTTTTAAACATGTTTTTAAATAAAACTCTTTTCCTAACTGATAAAGATATATTCAAAAATTTTTTTTACTTATCATCTTACATCTCAATCAAAAATCACTATACTAATAAATGAATGTGCGATGTTCTAATAAGCAAGTAAGTAATGAATGAGACACTGGGAGCGCTACGCGCGACTATTCTATCTTATTTTTTACTTTCTCTTATTATTATGAACCGCGCTGTGTGTACGAAAAACGTAACAGCTTTTGGATATAATGCCATAGCTGTTACGAAAAACGTAACAGCTTTTGGGTTAGAGGCATGCTGGACACTGAGAATTGAATATTTAGATTGGATAGTTATTGATTGTTTGACAAACAAGAAAGGTGGTGGTTGTTTTATATGTCTGATTCCTTTGCTGGCACAAAGGTTCCAAAGTGGGCTGTCAGCAAACTTGACTCGCATTCCAACAAGTATATAGTGATTCCATCATCTGTGATACTTGATGGAAAGAATTGTGAGAAGCTTGTTACCGCATTCTCTTACTTCTTTGTAAAACGTGGTCTTGATAACGGTGTGACGTTTTCTGTGAACATGATTGCAAGATGGTGTGGAAAGACGCCAAACAGAAATCCAACTGGAATCAGCGCCAAACTGTTAAATGCAGTCAGCAAATTGGATGAAAATGAATTTATTTCTGTTTCCAACAACCCTGCTGGTTCAAGCATTGCAGATGCCGAAGTAAATCTCGATATGATTACAAAGCTTTGCCAGGAAGATAGAGAGAGATTTGCTACTGTCTATGTCGATGAGATTTTAAAGATTATCAAGTACGATGGTTTGAACCCAGCGAATAAAACTTTAGATAACGACGTTCTGTTGCATGTGTTCGCTTATCTTAGAATGATGATTTATAGAAGGAAAAGCGACCCATCTGCAACACAGTATGGCGACAATGACGAAAGGAGAGTTAGAACAACAGAGACATATAACTGCTATATTCAAGACATGGCAGAAGAACTTGGGCTTTCCCCTGCTATCGCATCTGATGCTATTGCTGCCTTAAGAGAAATGGAGCTGATATACTTTGAACCATTGCCAAGGTTGAAATATGATGACAGTGTGTGGAGGACTGGTCATACTGTATTTTGTAATTGGTATAAACGCGAAAGTGGATATCTCGTTGCAGAAGGAAGCGAGTATTATGAAGAGGAAGTGAGGAATAGAAAGAAGCAGTTGAAGTTTGTTCCTAAAGATGATTAAATACGAAACAAAAGAAATGATTCGGAGGCAACCTGACATGAAGAATTTAAACAATGGTTTTGAAGATGTGATTGATATGAATGCATGGAATGGTAGGTTTGGAAGTCTTGAAGATATGAGCGGAGATTACGATGAGTACGTGGAATGGTTTTGGGACACCTATGGTGAGGATGCTTGTGATGGATATCAAGACGGGCATCGAGATGCATATGGATACGAAAGAATTGATTATGGTCTGTTTTAAAATATTTTAACTGATAAAGGTATATGCTTGAATTTTAGTTGCGAAGGATTGGAGTTTTAAAATGGCTGGTATTGTTGTTGGTCTTGTTATGTGCTTCATCGCTTATAACCTTTTCTAATGAGCTTTATTAAAAACAAGGAATGGAAGGTGATTTGGCTTTGCTTGAGAAACAAGTTAAGATATATGCGTTAGACACTGGGAACTTTTACAGCAACACGGAAAGTCGCCTTCATTGGCATGTGAACAGACTGAAAAGAGATAAGCGTCTTCTGCTGAAAAGAATTGAGTTGATTGAGAGAGAGTGCTGTGAGATTGGTCTGCCAGTTGACGAGCTTGTGAATCATAATGAGGTTTCTCTTATCAAGCTCGGAATGGAAAAGAGTGTGGCGAAATATGCAACAAAATATGGCGAGTATAAGAATGCTGTTTCAATTAAGAATGCAGCTGCCACAGCGGCAAAGAGGAACCTTCTCTCCCTTCTCTCGAACAAGGTTGCTGCAAACATATCTTCAAATGGAACACACCATACAAGGGTTCTTTCTGAAGACACCTTGTCTGACAAGAATGTTATTGCGGTGTTCGATTCTTATTTCACCAGGACTATCGGCGCTAAGCAGGATGAGCTTTGCGAAGACTTCATGGTAATCACCAAGTTCTACGATGATGTCATGAAGGATTTAATTTATTATGGTTTTATGTATAAAGGTGAGAAATATGTGTACTTCACCTCTTCTGCTGGGCAGATTAGGACAAAGAAGACTGTGTTTGTAAAGGAGTCTGTTTGGAAGAAGTATGAGAAGTCGATAATGTGCGGACTTACCATTGACGATATCAACGCAAAAGGCGGCAACAATCCTAACAAACATCTTGCCTACCTTGCGCTTGCAAACTCTGCTACTGACGTTTGGACTGAGTTCGATATCGATAAGACGATAGTCATTGACGATTTTGAGACTGAAGTTTACGGAACATATGATTTTATTGATGACAAGGACTATTCGGTAACACGCACTTCAGGCCATGCCGCGATTGAACATACCGATGGTTCTGGCATGATGCTTCCCAATGCTTTCGGTGTTGCGCAAAAGAATAAGATGGTGCGACTTCCTTGGGTCAAGGGTCTTCTTGGAGTGTTTGACTTTAAGAAGTTCATTGAGGTGAACGATTGTTCACCAATCATTAAAGACATTTATGGCAAAGAACACGATGTTGTTGCAGAAGGCATTCAGGTTATTTTTTGCAAGAGTCAGTTTAAAATGAACAAGTATTATGATTCATGGGAACACTATAAGGAGTTATACAAGAAATATGGCTGTACTGCTGGTGTGACGAATATCGAGGAAGACAGAATTAAAGACGCGACAATCAATTATCAGATGCTTCAAAGCCTTACTGATGCTACTGACGATGAGATTCTTGAGATTGCGTCTGAGTCAATTGACAGGTTGAACAATGTTTGCTCCTCTATCGGCGACATGAAGAGGATGCTAGGCATAACACCTTACAATATTCACAAGACAGCATTTCAAAAGGCTGTCGAGCTATACCCAGACCTTTTAAACGACAAGTATGCAAAAGAGCATGTGAAGTCAATTAAAGATAGTATGGTGCAGCGATGCAAGGCTGGAAAGTTAAATGTGCATGGCAAGTATACTTTCGTGCTTCCAGATTTTTATGCTGCGTGCGAACATTGGTTTATGGGTGTCGAAAACCCTAATGGTCTTCTTGACAACGGCGAAGTGTTCTGCTGGCTGTTTAGGAAAAGCGAGAAACTTGACTGTCTGCGCTCCCCTCACTTGTACAAGGAGCATCCAATTAGAAAGAACGTTGCATGTTATTCTTACAACGAACGACAGCAAAATATCAGGGAATGGTTTGAAACTGACGCTGTTTATACCAGTTGTAAGGATTTGATTTCGCGCATTCTTCAGTTTGATTGCGATGGTGACAAGCTGCTTGTTGTGTCTGACAAAAAGTTTATCGATGTTGCTGAGAGAAATATGAAAGACATTGTCCCATTGTATTATAATATGAGAAAGGCTGAGGCCGCGCCGCTCACCAGCGAGACAATTTACAATGGACTCAATGCCGCTTTCACAGGTGGCAACATTGGCATCTATAGCAACAATATCTCGAAGATTTGGAACAGCGATGTCTTTGTTTCTGGAACAGAAGATGAAAAGCGCGATGCTGTTGACATTGTTAAGATTCTTTGTATGGAGAACAATTACGTCATTGATTTTGCTAAGACGCTATATAAGCCTGAACGTCCAAGCGATGTGAACGACAAGATTGTGGCGTTTACAAAGGAAAAACTCCCCCACTTCTTTAAATATGCAAAGGGTAAAGGAGACAGTCAGATTGTCGAGCGCAATAAGAGTTTCGTCAATAAGCTTGATGATATGATTCCTAATCCAAAGATAAACAGCAGAAAGCTTGGACTTGGTGAGATTGATTACAGGCTCATGATGAGCAACCCAGATATAGAGTTTGACATATCCTTCAATGATAAAGGTAGATTAATCAAGGAAGAGACTGACCCACTGATTGTGAAGTATTGCGAGTTTGATAGGGAGTATTATTTTACAGTAGACGCGGCAATCTCAAGCGATGATGACCAACAGTCGAATGATAGATTTGCTAAGAAGGTTATGAAGTATCGCCAGATGTCTGATAGGATTAAGTCTGAGCTTTCACAGTTCGGATATAGTGATAGTGAAATTGCAGATATTCTTGTTAAGTTTTTATATGGAATTAAGAATAGCAAAAACAAGACTGTGCTGTGGATGTGTTATGGTGATTATATTGTTGAAAACCTTGAGCGAATTTTTAAGCCGCAGACAAAAGCCGTGCAATGTATTGATTGCGGAGAATGGTTTGAGGTAAACGTGTTTGACTCTGCTACTTGTAGATGCAGTAATTGTTCTGCTGAGCATAAACGAGAATTAAAGCGCCTAAAAATGCAACGATATCGTGATAGAAAAAAGAATGTAGCCCCTACCCTATAGGTTTTCTAAAAGACATACAATTAAGGTTATATGTAAAAAACATATTTTTTAGAATTACCTAAAAATAAGGTTGTTAAAAAAATATGAAAAGCCGATATATGGAAAACATGATTTGTTCAAATGTTTTCAGATTTTCTGTTTATTGTTACGAAAAGATACGGAGGTATAAACAGTGGAAAGCGATAAGAAGAATAAGATTACATATACGAAGGAAACGCTCATCAAGAAGATTGCAGAGGAAAGCAATAACAGCGTAAGGGCTGTTCGTGCAATGTATAACTCCCTTGAGGCGGATGTTTTTGAAGCACTGTCTTCAGCGAATGAGGACACTGATATCAGCGTAAGGTTGTTTGAGGGAATTAGCATCGGTAGCGTTTTTGTTCCAGAAACAACAAAGGTAAACAATCTTACTGGTAAGACTATGGTTACTTCACCTAAGATTAAGCCGAAGGCAAACATCACTAGAAACTATTGTGAGAAGCTTACTGACTGTATTCGATAAAACTAAGTAGCAGTCTAAATTTGTTATATACGCGCCAGTGTCGTTTACGATGCTGGCGCGTTTTATTTATCGGCGGAATTAGTTTAATTTAATAGAACATCCGACAGTGTATGAATATCTAAGGTACGGAAGATATTTGTCAAATCAAATATTTCGCCTTTTAATTATTGCCAAAGTAGCTCAATTGGTAGAGCGCCTGCCTTGTAAGCAGGGGGTTGCAGATTCGAGTTCTGTCTTTGGCTCCATTTTATAATCTCACATCGAAGAAGTATGTGTTTGGATTTAAGTTAGGAGATGCTACGCTTGGACTTACGAAGATTAGAAGATGAGACTGAAGAACAATATTTGTGGAGAATCGGTCAACTGGTTGATTCTGGCAAGATTGATAGCTGGGCCTCTATAAACAACATTGTAAACAAAGAGCTTGGCATCGATGAAGACAAATGGCGTGACGAGTCGAGTTTTCGCAAGCGTTATCAAGCTGCGAAAAAATTTTATGACGGCTGCTTTTCTAAAATGGAAACTGAGGAATATCAGCAGAAGTTAGACGCTATGAACAGAGAGCTTGCACGAAATACCATTAAGTATCGTGACCAAAGGCGCTCTTGGAATAAGCAGAATTATATGGACAGTCGTTTTGATGAAGTAATGGATATTATCGAAGAACGACTAGATGATTTTGCAAGCATTGATTTTTCACTACATAACACCCCTATTGTAGACGGCGACAATTCGATGATTGTCTGTCTGTCTGATTTGCATATCGGACAATGCTTCTCTTCGTATTTCGGAAGGTTTGATTCGGATATTGCGAAGGCCAGGTTGAATGAGTATATGGCAAAGTTGCTTGACGTTGCCAAGACAAACAATGTAAGCAATGTATATGTGTGTATGCTCGGGGATAACATATCGAATTCACTGCATAAAACCATAGAGGTCAGCAATAAGGAAAATGTTGTTGACCAGTTGAAACTCAGCATTGAATATATCAGTTCATTTTGTTATGAACTTACGAAACATTTTTCAAATGTATATCTTGCTTCAGTAAGCGGAAACCATTCAAGGCTTCAGCCGAAAGATTTGGCACAGCATAGTGAAAGGCTTGATGCTTTTATTGCATGGGATGTATGTAAGATTCTTGAGCGTCAAGAAAATTTTCACTCCCTTTTGGACTGCGTAATCGATGATGGCATCGCTAGGGTTGACATAGATGGAAAAACATATTTGTTGGTTCATGGAGATTATGATGCTGTGACGAAGCAAGGATACATGAATCTTGCTTCAATGGTTGGGTTCTTCCCAGATTATATTCTTTGTGGACATAGGCATTTCTGTTCGTATAGTCAAGATACGAAGTTTATTCAAAGCGGTAGTCTCGCTGGAAGCGGCGACGATTATTGCATAGAAAAACGACTGAAAGGCAATGCATCACAAATGGTGTGTGTATGCAATGAATCTGGTGTAAAAGGATTGTATCCAATTATTTTAAGTTAAAACAAGTATTCACAGGACGGTGTTGTTATGGCTGGCGGAAATAAAAAGCTAGAAAAAGTAAAGCGTCTTGCCGATTCGGAAAAGCTGAAGTGTACTTGTTGCGGTGAAGAATTAAGCGCGAGAGAATTTTATAATTCTGACAGTGTGTTATATAAAAATACTGGTAAAATACCATATTGCAAAGAATGCATCAATAATTTTTATCAGGACTATTTAAATCAATATAAGATTTTAGGTTATAGTTCGCCTGAGAAAAAGGCGATTGAGAGAATTTGTATGATTTTCGATATGTACTATAGTGACAAAGTATTTGATGCCGCAACAAATGAAATGAAGAAATTAATTTCAAATGATACTCCCATTATTTTTTTATATATAAAACATATAAATATGTATCAATATAGAACAAAAAATTATAATACCACAATCAACGATAGGTATCTTGAGGCAAAAGATAAAGAGTCTGTATTGACTGTTTATACTGACGAGGATAAGTATAAGGATGAGACTGTAAGAGCTTCAATGAAATTGTTCGGCAAAGGTTTTGAAGATGACGAATATGTGTATTTGTATGAACAATATTGTGATTGGACTTCTAGACATGAGTGCAACACAAAGGCACAAGAAGAAGTTTTTAAGAATATTTGTTTGACACAATTGCAGCTTCTTAAAGCTACAAGGGCTAAAGAAGATACTAAAGACCTTGCGGTTCAGCTTCAAAAGTGGCTTGATACTGGTAAGTTACAGCCAAAGCAAAACTCATCCGACACCCTGTCTGATGCTCAGACGTTTGGTACGCTCATTGATAAATATGAAACGACCAGGCCGCTTCCTGAGATAGATGATGAGCTTAAAGATGTAGATAAAATTGGGTTGTATATTGATGTTTTCTTTAGAGGCCATCTTTCAAAGATGATGAATTTAAAGAATATTTTATCTGATTTATATGACAAGTATATGGCAAAGTATACTGTTGAAAAACCAGAGTATGATGCGGACGAAGATGACGAAGCGATGTTCGAAGCGATATTCGGACGCGACCTTGAAGATGAAGTTTAGGTGGTGTTGTTATGGCGAATGTAAAAACAAGTAATAAAGAAAGCCAAAATGCAACATCGCGAAAGCAGCTTGGAGGTGGTCGTAAAAGTACGCGAAAGAAGTCAGAGAAAGAACTTGCAAACGAAAAGTCTGCTAGGATTATGGACGGAATCGCGTACTGGTAGTGAGCTGCGTTTTATAGGTTGAATCCACAAAGATTCGTTAAAGATTATTTAAACATAAAGCTTAAGTTGTTTCAAAAGATACTGTTGTATGCGATGATGCATAACAATTTTTTTATGTATATCGCAGCTCGTGGTCAGGGTCGTTATTAAATGTTTTTCAATTAAGCTTCTTGATTATTTTATCAAGGAGGATAAGGTCGATGAGTAAATATAAGTACAATAAAGACTATTTCAGCAAAATTGATACTTCTGATAAAGCATACTGGCTTGGTTTCTTGTATGCAGATGGAAGTATAAATAGGTATTATCAAAACGATAAATTAAAATCTATGACACTAGAATTAGGATTGGCGTATAAAGACAAGGAGCATTTAGAAAAATTTAAAACTTCTCTTGATGCAAATATACCAATCTTTGAAAGAGTAAATAGATTGAAGGGAAAAGAATATAAGTCTGTAAGAATACAATTAAACAATACAAAAATTTGTTATGATTTATGTGATTTGGGATGTACACCTAGTAAAACATATAATATCAAGTTTCCAACGTATGATATCGTTCCGAAAGAATTTATGCGCGATTTCATAAGGGGGTTCTTTGATGGTGATGGGTGTATATCGACAACAGAAAAGAACGGTAAGCCGCATATTGAAACAACTATAACTGGCATAAAAGATATGCTCGAAAGCATATCTTCTTTTTTGTTTTCAGAAAATATTATAACGGTAAAACCTAAAATACATAAAGATAACAGAAGAGAATTTACTTACAGCTTATATGTATATGGGGCCGATACAAACAAAGATTTTTTAGATTATTTATATAAAGATTCGGACATATATCTTGATAGAAAGTATAACCAGTATTTAGATTTTTATAAAAATTATAATTATAAAGATTCTAAAAGAGGAATTTATTATGATAAGCATAATCAGGCATATATAGCATCGATATATATTAACGGAAAAAGAAAACGTATTGGACAATATAAAAACATAGATGACGCAATACAAGCGAGAAAAGAAGCTGAAATTGAAAAAACAAATATGCTAAAACAGCCCACTTAACCAGTAATGGTTTTGAATAAATAGTGCGGAATTAAGCGTGGAGGCCCTTCAACAATATAATAAGGGTAACACGAACCAAAGGCTATATTTAAAAGTATAGTCAGGGGCAACGCATAGGAGATGAAACTGTTAATACAGAATATAATTCTCCCACGAGGCCGCACCACCCTACTCTATTGAGGGGTGAAAATGTATGCTGAACTGTGTTCGATGACAAAGGCACAGAGGTTAAGATAAAAAGCTTAACGATAACAAATTGAAAACTTGGCTTACTGCTTTATTTTGCATTGTAAGGTGTATATTGTTCCCAAGAACAAAAATTTGTATCGCATCTTCTACTAGGGTTCAGGCGAACGAGGTCTTGTCTAAGATTGAAGATGACTTCATGAAAAACTATGGTTGGGGTTCTGATAATTTAAGACGTGAAATAACGTTTCATGTTGTTGGCTCTAACAGAGCAGTGATAGAATTCGCAAATGGTTCGTGGATTAAGGTTGTTACTGCTTCTGATAGTGGTCGCGGTAATCGCGCTAACATCTTGTTGGTCGATGAGTTTAGGATGGTTGACCTCGATACGATTAATACTGTTCTGAGGAAGTTTCTTACTACTCCTAGACAGCCAGGCTATTTAACTAAACCAGAATACGCTCATTTACAAGAAAGAAACAAAGAATTGTATATGAGTTCGGCATGGTACGCATCTCACTGGTCTTATGAAAAGGCTAAAGCATATGTCGTTAATATGCTGAGTGATGTTAAAAAATATTTCATTTGTGGTTTGCCCTATCAGCTTTCAATAAAAGAAGGATTGCTTTCAAAAGAACAAGTTCAAGACGAGATGTCTGAGAACGATTTCGATGAGATGAAATATGCTATGGAAATGGAGTGCTTGTTCTGGGGCGATACAAAGGGAGCATTCTTTTCTCTTGACGATATTGTCAAGCGTAGAAAGTTAAAGTATCCAGTATACCCTTCTTCTGTTGCTGGTAATAGCAAGATTTTTAAGATGCCAGATTTAGAGATGGATGAACGTAGAATCTTGTCTGTTGACGTTGCCCTTATGGCTTCGAGAAAGCAAAAGAACGACGCAAGCGCAATTATTATAAATAGAGCAATTCCAACGAATAATAATAATTACATTGCCAATATTGTTTATATGGAAAATCATGAAGGGCTAAATACAGATGAACTTGCCTTAGTTGTTAGAAAGCTATATGAAGAGTTTAAATGTACAGACCTGGCGATAGACACAAGCGGCGTTGGCCTTGGCGTGTTCGATGCTCTTGTAAGGGATATTGTAGACCCTGAGACTGGAAGATTATATTCAGCCCTATCATGTTGCAACGATAAGGCTATGGCAGAACGGTGCAAGGTCACTGCTGCGCCAGAAGTGATTTGGTCTATCAAGGGATGCGCATCTTTTAATAATGAAATATGCATCTTGCTTAGAAGCGGATTTCAAAAGGGACGAATAAACCTTCTTATATCTGATGATGAAGCAGACGATGCGTTGAGCGATAAGATGAAAACTTTTAGTAAATTAACCCCATATGACCAAATGCAATATAAATTACCTTATGTTAATACATCTCTTCTTGTTAATGAGCTTGTCAAGCTTCAGCACGAACTTAAGAACAACAATATTAAGGTAAAGGAAAGGTCTGGCATGAGGAAAGACCGATATAGTTCTTTGGCTTATAATTATTGGGTTCAATGCCAACTTGAACGAGATGTGTTGCAAAGGCATGAATATGGTCTTACTATGAAAGACTTTGCAGAAAAAATGAGTCATTTGAATAAACGACCAAATATGTATTAGTAATTTTGTCTATGGATTTGTTAAGGAGGTGAATCTATTCAATGACCAATAAATTAAATGACAACTCTGGTTATACGGATGTTGTTGCGTATAACAGGTCTGATATGATGCGCGACGAAGAATCTTTTAACAAATCTATAGAAAAAAACAGCGTTGACTTTTCTGCGTTTCGTAGATTGATGGTCAACGACTTGTGTATGAACTCTGAAATTATAGAGACTGGATACATAGGCAATGTTAAGCTAGAAGACGCACGAGATGCGTTGAGGTGGCCTAGAAAGAATTGGCGAAAGCTTCTCGACATATCGGAGCAGCTTATGATGATTTCGCCGCATTATTATAGGTTAAATAGCTTATATAGCAATATGCCGTTATTCTGTTGGGGACTGGATGTTTATGGTGTAAAGGATGGATACAATGCTGATACTTTAAAGAAAAAGTATAATGCATTGTCCGCTAAACTTGAAGACATGAATCTTAAGCATGAGTTCTCTAAAATAATGAAATATCTTCCTTATCAAGACATCTATTGTGGACTTATTATAGAGAATGATTCTGATTTCTTTATTCAAAAGATAAATCATAGAATTTGCAAGTTACATCAAGTGCAGGATGGTTTGTACAATTTTAAAATCAACTTGGCTGCTATAAATACAAAAGAGCTTGATGCATACCCTGATTACGTGCAGGATGCTTATCTTGATTTTATTGATGGCAAAAGCCCGCATTCGTGGTATATGCCACCAGCTAAAAAACAGATTTGCATAAAGTTGAACAGTCAGTGGACTACTCCCTACCCTCTCTTAATTGGCTTGGTGCGTGACATTCTCGATTTGGATGTATATAAGAAACTTAAGCTCCAATCTGCTAGGACTGATAATTATAAGGCTATTCTAATTGAAGTGCCGATTGATACGACCACTGTTGACAAGCCGCTTATTACACCTGAAACGCTTAGTGTATTTGCCGATATGAACAGAGAGAATATGAGTGACGATATCGGCATGATTCATACGCTTGGGTCTGGTGCCGAAGCTATCAGTTTCAAAGATTCTAGTAATACAAGAAATAATGTTTCTGATGCTGTTGATGAAATATATAATGCATCTGGTTTAACACAGGAATTATTTAACGGTAGCTCATCAGGTACAGCGGTAACGTTTTCTGTCGAGAATGATTCAGGGTTTGTTTACGGTGTTTATAGGCAGTTTGAGAGATGGATAAACAGGTATATTAAACTTAATAAATATAATGCTTCTAAGTTTAAATTTTCTTTTTATTTATTAGATGTCACGATTTTCAATAGGGATAATGCAACAAAGAGATATAAGGAAGCGTGTACTCTTGGGGTTCCTGTTATTGACAAGTTACTTGCTACACTTGATATGACCCCTTCAAAAACTATGGGGTCTTATATTGTACATAATTATATATTTGATTTTTACAATAATTTTAGGCCTCTTATGACTTCTTACACTGAACCTGCCGATGGAAGCTCTAGCGAAGGCGGTAGACCAACGAACGCTTCAAAGGGCGAATTGTTGGATGTTGAAGGTGAAAAAACCGCAGACGGTGAAAAGAATGACAGGTAATTTGAAGGAGTTGTAAATATGAAAGATAAATTTTTTTATTGTAAGAGCAAACGTCTTTTTGATTATCTCGTAAAGCATGGCTCGAAGTTTGTTAAAAGCGATACGCTAGACGGCACTTTTGTATATGTTTTCGAGAACGATGATTCTATTGATGCGAATCTTAATTTATGGGAATCTAATATGAAAAAGTGTCTGTTTTAATTCGTAGGAGGCAAACTAAGAGATGGGTAAAAACACAGGCGAAGTGTTCTGTTGCAAGGGAAAGCGTCTTGCTAATTACCTTCTTGAACACGATTGTAAACTTATAAGAATTGATTGCGACCAAAAGGCAAAGGGCTTTTTGGTCTTTATTTTTGCCAAGAATGGAAATCTTTCTGAAGCAATGCAGTCTTGGCAGACAGATAAAGAGACATATTTATTTTAGATATACCAGGAGGTGATTGCGTGAGCAATGATAGACTATCTCTCCTTTCTACCTTTTCGGTAAATAATGAGTTTTCTGAAGATGATGCCAGGTTTCTACATGTAACAGTTGATGTTCTGCATACTGGTGAAAACTTGAATAAAAGCTTTTTCAGTAAAGAAGTTGTAGATGAATGTGTTGAGTCTATTAAGAACGTGCCTATTCTCGGCTTCATTAAACGAGATAAGTATACCAATGAAGACGATTTTGCTGGGCATGAATATATTCTTAAACGTACTGAAAACGGTGTAGAAGAAAAATATGCTGGTAGGTGTTATGGCGTTGTTCCTGAGAGTTGCAATCCTAGATGGACTACTAAGGTATGTGACGATGGACAGGAGCGTGAATTCCTACAGGTGGACGCTATTATGTGGGAGAAGTTCACAGATGCCACAAGTATAATTCATAGAGACTCTGAAAAGGGTCAATCTATGGAGCTTGAGGTTGCATCTATAGAGGGCGAAAATGACGACAATGGCGTATTTCATTTTACAAAGTTCAGATTCGAAGGACTTTGCGTTCTAGGTGACAATGCTCAGCCAGCAATGGTAAACGCAAACGTTAAGATTAATGATGGTGTTAATTTCTCTATGAACGATTTTATGAGCTGTGTTCAAAGAGAGTTGAACGATAAGTTTGAATTATTCAACAAGGCTTTTGCCAAATTAACAAGTTGTGACAATAATAGTGGTCAAGGAGGTGTTAATGATATGACGAAGGAGAATACTGATTTTTCACAGACTGTTCTACAGCAGTTTGAAGATATTGCTGCGATTGTTGAGCAATATGAAACTAGGAAGAATCATTGGGGCGATGACGTGCCTCGTTTTTATCTTGCTGATATTCAAGACAATGAAGTAATTACAGTCGATACTGGTGAGAGTTATCACTATTACGGCTTCCCCTTCTCTATCAATGGCGATAAGCCAGAAATTGATTTTGCAAGTGGTGGTCAGCGTAAGAAGCTGTGTTATGAGAATTACGAAGACGGTGCTTCTGTAACTGAAGGCGCTTTTGATTTTGGTAAGTACATTGAAAATGTAGAAGCTATTGCTTTCGCAAAAGTCGATGAAGTTGAAAAGTCAAAGTCAGAGGTCGAGACTGAGTTTGCAGAAGTTAAGGCTAATTACGATGAAATTAAGCCCAAGTATGATGAGTACGTTCAGGCCGAAGCACAGCGTGAAGTTGACGAACTTAACGCACAAAAGGATGCAAAGTTTGCCGAGTACGAGGATGTTCTTGGCGAGAATGCAGACTTTACCGCTCTCAAGGAAAAGAAGGCCGATATGTCGGTTGACGAGATTGAGAAGGAATGCGCTGTAATGTTTGTCAAGGCAAGTCGTGCCAACAAGATTAACTTTAGCAAAGACGATGGTGCCAGTGCTGTTATCGGTGTATTTGACGACAACGATGACGTTGATGATGGTTATATCCACACCAAGTATGGCAACATCCGTCGTGTTTAATAATTTTATTTTAAGATAATTTAGGAGGAACTGATATGGCTAAGTATGCTGTTGTTGAGACAACCAATCTACGCGCAGTTCATTTTGCAGAGCGTATCATGGATTGTGTCTCTACTGAAGATATTGAGAATGGCACCCTGGGTCACTTTGAGAAGCTGGCCGATGGGTATACCCATGTTTATGAGTTTGTAAAGGGTGTTAAGGCTGGCTTTCCCGTTGTGATTGTTAACACTCCCGCCTGGTCTGAGGATGAGTGCCGTTGGAGCAATCAGCGTCGTGACCAGTTCATTAACCCTGCTGGCACTCCCTTCCGTGCCTTTGTTCTTCATGATGGTGACGAGTTTGGTATTACTATTGAGGGCATTACTGCTGAAACCCGCGACACCGTGACTGGCGTGACCGATTTTGCTAAGAACGACGTGTTCGTTACTGTTGATGACAGTGGCAAGCTAAAGGCCTCTGCTACTGCTACCGCTGATGCAATTATGGAAGGTCGTATTGAGCGTAAGCGCAAGATTGGTGCCACTCTTGTGACTGCTGCCCGTGATTATGGTTATGCAAACGATATGTACGAAGTCAGGGTTAAGGCTCTGGCCTAATTTAGATAAGGAGGAAATGAATTATGCCTAAGACTAATTTTAGCACAGAGCAGCAGAATGCTCTCGACCTAAGCCTTGACCTTATGCGCGGCGACTTCTCTCTACGCGGTGATAATGGCGAACAGCTTACTAAGAAAGACCTTGAGAACCATCTACGTGACATTTTCCAGAATGACCTTATGCATGGTCGCACTATGTACCAGGCTCTTCGTCGCAATGGCAATGACCTGTTTGAGATTGTTGAGGAAATGGTCAATGTTGTAATTGGCGAGGAAATTCCCAACGTTCCCTTTATTGAGAACTTTGTTGAGATTAAGAATCGCGCACTAGGTGACAATACAGCATGGTATTCTGAAGGCACTAGCTACCTCTCTGTCGCTTCTTTTGCTGGTAATCACTGGGATACAAACCGCCAGTCTGTTGACCTTGGTCAAGAGTTCACCCTTCCTCGTGAGTGGGTGTTCTGCCATGTATACGAGGAGCTTGAGCGCTTCCTGCTTGGTATTACCCCTATGGAGAAGATGAACACTCTTATCGTTAATTCTGTTCTTAAGTACATGAAGGAGCGCATTTACATGCAGTTCCAGAATGTTTCTTCTTCTGTCCCAGCAGAGTTCACTAAGAGCGGCAACAGCGAAGAGGCTCTTGGCGACCTTTGCGACCTAGTTCAGGCAGCTGGTGGTTATGATAACATTACCATTGCTGGTACAAAGGGCGCACTTCGTAGGATTACAAATGTTATTCCTCAGTCTCTAATTGCCGATTCTCAGAAGGAGTCTAGGGCTGCTACTGGCATTGTCGGTGAGTGGGACGGCCATAAGCTTATTGAGATTCCACAGGTGAAGAAGCCTGATGCATTCGAGCTTGCTCTTGATAATAAAAAGCTGTTTATCATGGGTGGCGACGTTAAGCCTATTAAGCTTGAGTATGTCGGCGACACTCGTAGCGATATTGATACTACTGGCAAGAAGTACAATGATATGTCTGTTGACTATCAGGTTCAGACTTGCTTCGGCATGGGCCTTATGATTCCTGAGTATTTTGGCGTTTTCAATTTCGCTGGTTAATAAGGTTATATATTTTATTTTGTTTTCGAATTTTATTAGAAAGGTGATTTAGTTATGGCTCGAACAAGCGCTGCTAAATCCGCTGTTGCGAAGGCTACCGTAGAAGACTCTGCCGTAGTGGACACTTCCTCAGCGGTTGAGAATATTGAATCGGTAGAAGTAGAACAAGAAAATGAATCTGTTGTAGAAAAGCCAATTAAGGTCGCTTCATTGTCTAAGGATGATGAGATTGATGTTGTTTCTTTGATTCCTAATGTCAGTTATAAGGATTTCCATACTGGTGATATTTATAATTGGGATGAAGTTGGTCAGGTAGAATCGCTTACGTTCGAAGTCGTTCAACGTATGTGGCAGCAGTCTAAAGACTATTTTAAGAGTATGTGGCTAAAACCGCTTGACGAGCGCGTCGTTAAGAAGCTTGGTCTAAAAGACGCTTATGAAAAGTATGACTTCTTAATGGATGAAGCAAATTATACAAAGGATAATATTGACGAAATTTGTGATTGTATTGCTAATACGCCAAGTGCGTTAAAGTTTTCACTTTGTAATAAGGTTAAAAGCCTGGTTTCAAGTGGCAAGGTTACGGACATTGGCGTTATTCGTGCAATGGAGAGAAATCTAAAGATTGACCTTCTTGACCTTGTTCGTTAATCTGCAATGGGATAAGGAGGATAATCATGTATACTTCATATGAAAGGATATACGAAGGTTTCTTGGCAAAGATTCAGAGTTATGATATTTATAAAATGACTGAAGATGATGTAAGAGATTGCCTGCATGATTATCTCGTTTCAGCAATTCCTAAGTTTCATGTTTGCAGAACAGATTTAACGGATAGGGACGACCTCTTACAGAGATTCAATCAAGAGTTATCTGATACAGAAATAGAAATCATAGTGAACTATATGGTTCTAGAGTATGTTGACGCGACGTATATTCGTGTCCCAACGTTGCTCAAGGTAAGTTTGAGTTCAAGCGACTTTAATGCTTTCAGCCCAGCAAACATGTTGTCAAAGTTAACAGAGATGCAGGAAAGGTTTCTAAGGGAAAATGAGACACTTTTATCTCGTTATGCTTGGATGGGTATTAATAGAAATAAATCGTTGTTTGATATGGGATACAAAAAGAACAAAACTGGGTTCGAAGAACCCACAGTGCGATAAAGGTGGTGATGCGTTCGGATGAAGTGTTTAGATAAATTCAACAAGAAGATGATGCTTAGCGGTGGTTCATTGAGAAATGAAAATATCAAAAACAGCAGAATGATTCTGCGAGAGACATTTTTTGATGACGCATCATTTGCACACGGCCTTTATATGTGGGAACGTGGTTTAAAGTCATATGTGAATAAAGAGACTTTACCTATACGTATTTACAAAAGAGCATACTCAAGCGCAAACGGTGTCACTATGAAGTTTCAAACTCTATATGACTCCCCTGTTATTGTCGGTGATGTTATCTACGATTCTAAAACCGATGAGTATTTGCTTTGTACAGAATCGTTTGATATAGACCACATACATTGGCAAGGAAAACTTACGTTATGTAATTGGATTTTGAAATGGCAAAATCCAGATGGTGAAATATTAGAATATCCATGTCACGATGTTAATGCAACACAGTATAACTCTGGCGAACAATCTAATAAACAGTTTACAATTGGTTCGTCTCAGCACATGGTTTATTTGCCCTATGATGAGAATACTGTTGTTTTAAGGCATCCACAAAGATTCTTTTTGGATAGGGATGTAACACATCCAACATCGTTTATGGTAACACAGAACGATACTACGAGTTATGGTTATGGCAAAAAGGGAATTGTACAGGTTACTCTTCTTGAACATGCATATAACCCAGACACAGACAGGCCAGACTTGGGTATCTGTGATTATATAGGTGATGAGGCGCTTGTAACTGGAAAATCAGTTAACGGTGTTAAAGTTGCTTCAAAATCAGAGATATTGTGTAACAAGTCTGTTATTAAATCTGGTGGTAGCTCGCAGGTGTTTATCGGGAAGTTCTTTGATGATGATGGAAATGAAGTTGCAAATGTTGAACCTCATTGGAAAATAATTTGCGATTTCTCTAGCTCCCTACAGGTTGAGGAAATTGGGAATCAACTTGTAATCGGGATAGACGATGACAATTATGTTGATGAGGAGTTCAAAATTGTTTTGTCTGATTCAGATGGCAATCGCGCTTCCTCATTAATTATTAAAGTGGAGTCGTTGTTATAATGGCTAATAGTTCAATTATAGGTAAAGCTAAAAACGAAATCATCAAGGCGCTCATAAACGATAATGCAATTATCAACGCCATTGAGCCAGATGGGATTGAGTCAAAAGAAGATTTAATAAATACTTATATTTTTAATTTTCACCAAAATCCAAATACCATTAACGAAGTAAAAACATTTATTACAGTTCAGGTTCATATACCAAGTCAATATACTGGAAGTAAGATATTGGTAAACACTAACGTTGAAATCTGGATAATATCACATGAAGACCATATGAGAGTCGGCAACATACCAAAGGTTACAGAAAACAGGAATGACTATCTTTCAAAGCTTATAGACGAGAAGCTTAATGGTTCGACGATTTTTGGACTTGGCAAGTTAATGTTGAAAAGCAATCTTGAAGGTGCATATCAAAAGAATTATCTTTACAGACAGCTAGTATTTACTGTGGCAGATATAAACGACTCTTTATGTGACATAGGATAGTTGGTGTTAGTATGTATGAATTTGATGAACTGAAAATCTATAGAGGTAGCGACATACAAATCGCTCCAAAAATTACCATAACACAGCCTACATTGGGACAAATTGAAGAGTTTGGTGAAAGACAATACTTCAATGCAGTCTACACTCTTACCGCTACAGGTGCAGACTTAAAGTGGCAGTTATGGGATATGGCTCAAATCGATTACACGCAAGTGGAAGATTATGACCTTTTTATTCAATATATCTGGATGATTGTGTCTAGCAGGAAGCTGCTATATAAGGAGTTTATTAATAATCCAGACAAGTACGAACAGCAGCTCTCTTCCCTGTCGGAAGATGGTTTGAATAAAATGCTTGTCAATCCTTTGCAGCTTGTGCTAAAAGATATAGACCTTGCTGATTTTACCCCGTGTAAAAATGAGGGTACTGGCGAGATTGTATTATACGACGCAGAACATGATATAACTATTGACAGAATTATATATGCGCAAATGGTAGACGTTGTTAGAAAGATTCATGGTTTCAAACGAAACAACGAGATTCCTGGGAACGAAACTACTAAAATGATTTTAATCGAAGATGCTAGAGAAGCTGCAAAGTCCGCAGCTAACAAGCCTTATAAGAGTGTCTTAAAGCCGCTTGTCTCCGCACTCACTGTCAAGTGTGGAATGTGTGGCGATGATAAAATCTGGAATATGCATATCAATGCGTTCTTCGACAATATACGAAGAGCTACAAAAATTCAGGATGCAGAACTTCTTTTGCAAGGTGCATATTCTGGATTTGCCAGTCTTAAAGATGTTGACAAAAAGCGTCTTGATTGGACTGGCGATTTACAATAGTGAGAGCAAACGATATAATGCTCGCTGTTTATTTCTGATTAGGAGGTAGCTGTGGGCGTAAAGACATATTGCGTGTATTCTCACACAAATAAGGTTAACGGTAAAATTTACATTGGTTTGACTTCCATGAAACCAGAGGAAAGATGGAAAAACGGTGTTGGCTACCATGTTGGCACTCATTTTAGAAGCGCCATTGATAAGTATGGCTGGGATAATTTCGAGCACAGGATTATCAAAGATGGTTTGACAGAAGATGAGGCAAGTTATTGGGAACAATACTATATCTCTTTCTATAACTCTACTGATAGACGGTATGGTTATAATATGTCTTCTGGCGGCGAAAGCGGCGGGCATCCACAGACAGAAGAAACCAGAAAGAAGATTTCTGAACATTCTGTTGGATTCAGCGGAAAAAAGCACAGCAAAGAATCTATAGAAAAAATGCGCGCTGTTAAAGGTGGAGAAAATCACCCTAATTATGGCAAGCATCTTTCTGATGAAACTAAAAGAAAAATAAGTTATGCACATAAAAAACTCAGAAATAAAAGAGTTTATTGTGAAGAACTTGACTGTATCTTTAAGAGCCTGGACGAAGCCGCTGAGAAAATTGGACGCACAAAATCAGCAATTGTATATTGCTGTAAAGGCAAAACAAAAACATGTAAAGGATACCACCTTAAATATATTGATTAATTATTAAATATATATGCTATATTAACTTTTAGGAGGAAATATTATGGCTGGTAATTTCAATGAATTAATTTTGGACCGCGTGCGCTATGTTACAGCTCACGACCTAGAGACTAAGGAAAAGCTCTTCATGCTTACTCAGATTGAGGAGCCTAGTCTGAACTGCACCGCTGAGGGCGAAGATGTTACTGACGCTGTTGGCGCTCTAATCACTACCATGTATCGTTCTAAGCAGGCAGAGTTCACTGGTTCAAACTCCCTGCTCTCTCTTGAGCTTGCTGCCAACCAGTATGGCTCTAAGCTCGAAGAGGCTTCTGCTGATAAGAAGATTCCAGTTGATACTTATGAGTTCATCGACATTCCTGCTGAGGCTACCGAAGTGACCCTTAAGCATAAGCCTGTTGCCAATAGTGTCAATTATATTTATACTGTTGTAAACGGTGCTGCTGGCAAGTCTTATAAGGCTGCTTCTGCTGTTACTGCTACAGAGTTTGCTGTTGATGAGGCTGGCAAGATTACCCTTCCCACTGGTCTTACTGGTAAGATTTTCGTTGAGTATAAGTATGAGTCTGAAAATGGCGTTCGCATCGTCAACAGCGCTTCCGAGTTCCCGCAGGCTTGCGAACTTGTGATTCACGTCATCTTCCGTGATGTCTGCAACGAGAACAAGGTTCTTGCTGGTACTATTATCTGCCCGAAGGCTAAGATTGACCCCTCTCAGATTGAGCTTGCCCTTACTTCCACTGGCAAGCATCCTTTCACCTTCAAGCTTCAGAAGGATTATTGCGACGTAAACGACCAGCTGTTTACAATCGTAGTGGCCGAATAATCTTAAAATAAAGTAGTTGCGAGGGTCAGTGATATGCTCCTGGCCCTCGTTGCTTTATTGAATGGAGGTAGATAAGATGGCAGAAAAAATTAACGCTACCTGTTCTATCTGCGGCAAGGGATATTACAAATGCCTTAGCTGTCAATCTATGATGCAGTCACAACCTTGGAAGCAGTATACCGATACGTCTGAACACTACAAGATTTTTCAGGTTGTTCGAGGATTTACGACTGGCATGTATACAAGAGATGAGGCTAAAGAAAGGCTACAGTCAATTGACCTTTCAGACCTAAATGAGCTTCGTGATAATATTCAAGAAATCATTAAAGATATTTTGAAGGATGATAAAGAGTCTTTTGTGGTAAATGATTCAGTTGAACAGCAAGTTCCAGTTATGGAACAAGTTGTTGAGCAGCCTTCTTATGTTGGTCGTAAAAAGAAACGCTATGTTTCTGAACAAGTTAATACAGATGTCGCAGTAGACTCTGAGTAGCGAGAGCGTTATAAATACTGTTCTCGTATTGTTTATGTATGAATAGTGTTTGTAATGTTTGAATCTTATAATCTAAAATGATAAGGAGGCGCTATTCACGTGTTTTATTACAGGTGTTTGGCGTCTCCTTTTTTTTACGATGTTTGAAAGTTGGTAAATATGAAAACGTATAGTGATGTAACTGGTAAGGAATTTGAAAGTAATGATGCCGTGTTTTACAGAAATATTGTACAAAGTGCCTGGTTGCTTTCAAAGCCTGATGCAGTTTTATTAGATTTGTTTACCGATGGAAGCGGGAAACTCGTTTTTGTTTTCCCGAAGTCTCTTCATCGGAAATATATTAATGAGTGGGCTAATCGCCCACATGAACAAGTTAATGATTAATTTGTATTTTATGTTTGAACTATGAGGTAACAATCATGCAAAAAGAAAAAGATAAATCTAAACCTACTAAAAAGAAAAATACAGGTAAGCTTTTCGAAGCTGCAATAAAGTCATCTACCCCTCCCCATTGTCTTTTGATAAGAATTCCAGACCCTCCTCAGTCTTTTATTAAAAGTGAGAATACTCGTTTCTCAAGACAGAATCCATGTGACTACTTGTGTTATGACTCGGATACTGGGTTATTGCATTGTTGGGAGCTTAAGACTACATCTGCTAAAAGTATGTCGTTTGAGGATATTGATAGTGATGAAATTCAAAGCAAGATGATTCATAAGCATCAAATACTTGGATTGCTAGACTTCTCTAAATACAAAGGTGTTGAAGCTGGATTCTTGTTTAACTTTAGACACTTCGAAGGCGAATCTAATTATATAGAAACTACATATTATATGGATGTGAATGATTTTTTAAAGATGACGAAATCCATTGATAAGAAATCATTCAATGAAATTGATGCTGCTCTTTATGGCGCTAAGCGTATCGATGGCATTAAAAGGCGTACAAGATTTGGTTGGGATATTGATGGGTTCTTAAAATCTCAATTTTAATCTAACAATTAAGCTTATATGCTTATATAAACTAATGTATGAATAGGAGTAACGAAATGAGCGAATATACTAATTCTGGCGTGTACACTCGCGGTGACGAAGAAATTGCATTTAATTACAACACTACCCTGACCGCTGAGCAGAAGATTGCTTTTGTTGGCAAGGTTGTTGGTCTTGTTGTTGATGATAATTATTATGATTTTTTAACAGATATGCTTTTTGATTATGAAATTATTGACCAGTTTACTGACGTTGATGTTGAATTCCTAAAACTTAATTCGATTGAAAAGTTTCTTGCCGAAACCAATATCGTTAAGATTGTAACTGAGAATGTTGCTCCTGAGCTTATTCAGAGTCTTCGTGCTTCGGTTGCCAATGGCATTGAATATAAGACTGGTATTCATAAGAATTACCTGTTCGAGGCTCTTGCTGGCGTTGTCGATACCCTTGATAAGAAGATTGGTGAAATTGATATTAACGGTATGATGGATATGGTCAAGATGATTAATGATGTTCCTGGCGAGTTTACAGCTGACAAGCTTCTTGATGCTTACAGCAAGTCTGACATATACAAGAAGAATCAAAAGAAGGCTAACGCATCACGTAAGAAGCGCAATGCCATGATTGATGAACTAAAGGTTGTTGACGGTAATAATAACGTTAATATTAAAGGAAATGACAATGTTGTTAAGAGCACAATTGCGGTAACAACCCCTGTCCTCTCCCCTACTTTCGAGGTGTAAATAATCAATGCCTACTTTTAGCTCTACCGCTGAAATGAAAGCATATATTCTCAATAGAAGTAAAACCGCTGTATTTAATGCTCGTGAAAAAGTATATCACATAATCAATGAATGTCTGCGTGTATATTATGGTGAATTTGAACCAGAAGAATATATCAGAACCATGCAATTGTTTTATTCGCTTGTAAGAACTGACGTGAAATCAACTGGAAATGGCTGGGAAGCAGAAGTATATTTTGACGCAAGTCAGTTGAATTATGAGAACGGCGTTATGATGCTTAAACATACACCTGAACACGGTAGATACGGATGGGCAACATGGGGCGCGGAAGAAGTTCTTGACACAGCTATGCACGGAAGTCACGGTGGTTATGTTAACGGCACCGCTATTTGGGATGACAGTATGGGAAAGCTTAGTAATATAATTGCCTTGATAAAACAAAAATTAATTGAAGCAGGCATCCCTGTTAGGTAGGGATGCCTTTTTATATTGGTTTCCTGATTTGGAAACGGAGGTGATATTTATGGCTAAGAGACGTGAGACTTTTAGGAAGGTTATAACTTCGCCAGAATTAACAGAACAGATTAATCCTGAAAACATCAAGTTGATGGAAAGATTTTTAAAAAACTTTGCAACCAAGCGCTCCCCTGCTTCTGTTATAAGTTACAGGTCGAATCTTACTATCTTCTTTACTTATAATTTGTTAGAGAATGACAATAAGTTTTTTATAGATATTAAGAAAATTGAGCTTGCAGATTTCTTTGACTATGCAGTGACGGAATTACATTGGTCGCCAAACCGTTTCGCTCAAATGCATAGTAGTTTATCTAGTTTTAGTACCTGGATTGAGAATTACTTCGATGAAGATTATCCCCAATTCCGCAATCTTCTTCCTAAAATTGAGAAACCAGTAAGAGAAAATGTTCGCAAGAAGACAGTTCTTCAAAAAGAAGATATCGATACTCTTTTTAATTATTTCAAAGAAAACGATATGCCACAAGACGCCTGTCTTCTTGCCCTTGCTATTTCTTGTGGTGCAAGGGTTTCAGAACTTGCAAGGTTTACAACTGATTTAATCGATGAAGATAATACGGTGTTCGATGGATTGTTCTTAGAAACTACAAGTGAAATTAAAACAAAAGGACGCGGCAACGGTAAGATGCTGCGCAAGTATATTCTCAAAGACCTGTTTCTCCCCTACTATAAAAAGTGGCTCGAAGTAAGAAAAGAGATTATGGAAACCAATAATCAAGACCATAATTACATCTTCGTTACCAAAGACGGGAATCCCGCAAATGCGGACAGGCTTCGAGATTGGATGGGCCATTGGAGCGATGTTGTAGGTCAGCCATGCTACCCCCACAATTTCAGACATTATAACATTAGTTTGCTGAAACGTTGTGAGATTGACGATGACCTTATCGTATATCTTACTGGATGGGCTGAAAGCACTGGTCATGGCATGATTGCCATTTACGATGACACTGGTATCAGTGAGAAGAAATGGAAGAACCTAGACAAGCTTCGTGATGCGCTTAACCAAGGTTAATTGGTATTTATATAACAATTGATTTGAAAACTGTCGCACCTTCACGGGTGCGTTTTATTATGCACTCTTTGTGTGAAGGATGGTGACACAGCTATGGCTGGTGAAGAGTTTAAGGTACGTGTTGGTGTCGAACTTGATGATGCTAGTTTTAATTCTTTAAAGAATCAAATTAACAGTGTTGCTCAAAAGGAACCAATTAAAGTAAAGGTTGACACTAAAGAAGCAGAGAACAGTGTTAAGTCTTTAAAGACTCAGATTGAATCACTTGGTAAGACTAATATTTCTTTAAGTGGCGCTACTAAAATAGAGTCTGCTCTTAATGATATTTCTAGTTCTGTTAAAGAAATAAAAACTTCATTGTCTTCTCTCAACAGTGTGACTGTTAAGCCAAAAATTGATGTTGGCGATGTTGATAAGAAAGTTTCTAATGTTAAGTCTAAAATAAATACTTTAGACGATATGCAGCCAATCGATATAAGGGCAGATACTAGTAATGTAGATAGCGCTATTTCTTCTATTACTAAGAAAATAACGGTTACAGCTAAAAATGTCGAGGAATTAAAAACTCGTCTAAATAATTTTGGGCTTGATGGTTCATCAATAGATAAGTTTGTTAACGGAATTGATAAAGCTGTTGTTTCTGTTGATAAAATAAAAGTTGAAATGGATGGCGACAATTCTTTTAAAATTACCGTAACTGGCGAAGATGAGCTTCATCAAGCAACTACGGTTGTTAGGAAGTTTAAACAGGAGCTTGATGATGCTGGTAAGGCTACTGGCAACTGGAATGTTACCGAAAAAATAGCTTCGACAGATAATCTAAAAAAGCTTAGGGCTGAAATTGAAGGCATTTCAAATGCTTTTAAAGGCGGAAAGCTTGATTATGAAATTAAAAAAATAGAAACAGAGTTTGACAAGCTTGGAATTGAAGGAAGTAATTCTCTTAATGAGATGGAAACTGCTTTGAATAACTTTGAATCTGCTTATAATAAATTATCTGACGACCCTGCTTCAATGGAAAGATTAATTAATTCTTACAAAGAATTAACTGCCGCCATGAGCAAGGCTAGTTATGAAGCAAAAGGTCTTAAACTTACAAGCGTTGATGAAGTTACCCGTTCTACTGATGTGGCAAAGCTAAAAAAATGGATGAATGATAATACAAAAGCAGCACGTGAATATGGTGCTGAGTTAAACTCAATCCTTGAAAAGCTTAGTCAATGTAATAACAGTGTTGAACGTAGTCAATTATTAAATAAATCAGAAAATATAAAAGCAACAGCTGCACTAGAGAATAAAACTGGATTAACGATTGGCGATACAATAAAAAAGAAGTTTAAGGAATATGGCGCTTATTTTTCTGTAGCAAGTCTTGCAATAGAAGCAACTCAAGGACTTCGCAATATGTATCAGGCAGTTCTCGAAGTAGACACTGCTATGACAGAGTTGAAGCGAGTTACAGACCTATCTGCTAATCAGTATACGGATTTGTACGGTGAGTTAACTGTTTCTGCACGCGAATACGGCACGACCCTCGCAGATATTATTAATGCAACCGCAGATTGGAGCCGTGCTGGTTTTGATGCAAATACCGCTAAGGGGCTTGCAGAAGTAACGACGATGTACGAGCACATCGCAGACGTTGACTACGATACGGCAGTTCAGAACCTTCTTACTGCATATAAAGGTTTCCAAGGTCAACTTGATGAACAGTTTGGCACCGATACGGTTGCCGCAGTCAGTTATATTGGCGATATTCTGAACGAGCTTGATAATGAGTATGCCGTTACTGCTGGTGGTATCGGCGAGGCATTAAAGCGTTCTGCCTCTGCGTTGGATATTGCAGGCAACTCAATTCAAGAGACTGCTGCAATGGTAACTGGCATTACCGAGGTTACACAAGACCCAGAAAAGGCAGGCAACGCTCTTAAGGTCTTAAGTATGCGTTTACGTGGTATGAAAGGTGGGCTTGAAGAACTTGGCGAAGAGGTTGACGACAATGTAACTAATTTGTCAAAAATGCAAGGACAGGTTCTTAATCTCACTCATGGTAAGGTAGATATTTTTGATAGCGCTGGTGAATTTAAATCCACATATGAGATTATGCAGGGTATCGCAGATGTATGGGAAGATTTGAGTTCAATTGAGCAAGCAGACTTACTTGAAACAATTGCTGGCAAGCATAGGGCAAATGACGTTGCAGCTCTTATTCAAAACTGGAATGACGTTGAAAAGGCCGTAGTGTCAGCTACGGACGCAGAAGGCAGTGCTGCTAGAGAGCATGAAAAGTATATGGATAGCATTCAGGGCAAGCTAAATGCTCTAACGTCTGTGTTCCAAACGTTTTCTAATACAGTTATGAGTTCTGACCTTATTAAATTTGCTGTTGACGCTCTTAAGAGCCTTTTGGATATTATTGAGAAGATAATCAGTACAATTGGCGGAATAGGAACGGCTGGCATATTTACTGGAATAGGATTGGTAATTAGAAATATTGTAAAGGGCGGCAATATTGCGACCTTTTTCCAGGCTATAAAAGGTGGAATCAATTCGCTTAAAGATTTTGGTGCTGCTGCTAAAATTGCTGGCGAAGGAATTAAAGCGTTTTTAAGCACGCCAGCTGGTATCGCAACGGGTATTGGCGCGATTGTTACCGTTATTGCTGGTGTATATTCTGCAATTCAATCTATTAATGAAGCAAATAGAAAAGCCCGTCAGGAAGTAATAGATACAAGTAATACATTTTCCGATGCCTATAATGGTTTTGAACAACTGTATATTCAGTATTCTGGAAAAAATGTATTAAGCGTTGATGAAGAAAATGAATTAAAGAACGCAATTGACGGCACTGTTAGTGCGCTTGGCGATAAAAGTGCTGCATTTAGAGACGCTATAGGGGCATCGTCTGATTATGTAAATAATCTTGACAAGGTTGCAGATGCGGAGTTAAAACAAGCACAGCAACTTGCACAAGATGCAAAGGTAAAAGCCAAAGAGCAGTTAACTGACTGGTGGAGTGGCGATGCTGGACAGTATCAATTATTTTCCTGGAAAGATTCAAAGGCTGATTTTAAGCTTCCAGGCAAATCAAATAAAAATTATAAAGTTGTAGAAGACATTGTTAATGACCCAAATTTTCAAAAATGGTTAAGTAAGCAACATACAAGAAAAGCATATATCGGCCCAGGTGATGATGATTATATAGCGCAATTTGATAGGAACGCAAACTTCGATGAGCTTGTTGAATATTATAATTATGCGCGTAAAACAAAGCAAGCATTTGCAGATATGGCAAAAGAAACTGGTGACGATTCTTATCTCGAAGATGAATCTTATAAGAGCGCTGCTGAAGCAGTAGAATCTATGTCGTCTGGCATGGAAACGTTGGTACAGCAAACTTATAATGAAGCAAAAGCTGGATATCAACTTCAAAATGGAATTGCTACTACAGAAAAAGATTTCTTTAAAATGCGAGAATCTATACTTAGTAGTACTGCGGATACCGTAGAAGCAAGAGATATGATAGGTGATGTACTTAATAAAGAATATAGCGACATATTTGACCTATCTTCTGTTGAGTCTCAAATTGACTATATTAAAAGCGTCACCAAAGGTATTAAAGACATAGATATTGGTAACGATAAGTTAAACACTTTTGAGACATTCCTTGACCTAAAAACAAGTTTAAATAATGGTGAATGTACTGTTGGCGAATATATTGCCCAGATGGATAAAGTTAATGAAGTTATTAACGGCATCGAAGATAAAGCTACACAAGACTTCTTACGAGTCCAACTTGGTTTAGAGCTTGATGTTGACGGAAATATTGATGACAAAATTAAAAAGTGGCGTGACAACCTTGTCGATAATATGACTAGGAGTGGCGTTGAAAAGGATATTGCAAACAAACTTGCTGATGGTTTGAATGCGCAAGAGCTTGAAGCGGCCGTTGACTTTGTTGCTGAAGAGAAAATCGATTTAAAGAATGTTGATATTGACGACTTCAAAAAGCAAATTGAGCAACGAGCAGAGCTTAACAAGGCCTTGAGATTTTCTGTAGATACTGAAACTGAAACTCAAGGAATTGAAGCGTTTAATACTGCGCTTTCTGAAACAAGGTCTGCTACGGGTTTGACTTCTGATTCTATGGAAAAACTTAGAAGTCGTTATAACGGCATTAAAGGCTACGATGCTGCGAAACTTTTTGAAGAAACCGCTACTGGCGTTCGTCTTAACACCGAAGAAGTAAACAAACTTGAACAAGCGTATGCCAATGCCAATATTAAAGATATAGACAATAATCTAAAAGTCCTCAAAGATGAGTATGATAAACTTGGTGTTAAGATTCAAAATTATTCTGATATCAATGAGCGTGCAGAACTGTATGCTGAACGAGAAGACGTAAGAGCGAAAATAAACGAACTCGCTGAATTAGGCGCTGCATATGAAGGTTTGACCAACGTTTACGCTCAGTGGCAAAATGCCGAATCTGCTGGTAACAACAGAGATATGTATGCAAATGTTCAGTCTGCTATGGAAACCGTCAAAGAAGAGCTTGACCTTGGTTGGGTTGATGATGGCACAAAAGAATATTTTGACCTCATTTGGGGAGATAATTGGAATAGCGCTGGAAAAGGTATTGAAGATTATCGTGCTAAGTGGGCTACTCTTGATGATACAATCGACGGTACTACTTATAGCATTCAAGATTTCTTTAAGGTTGACAAAGATGGCAATCTTAAAGCTTCAGGTATAAACAATTTCTTTGATGCTGTTAGACAAAAGCAAGAAGAGCTTGGTAAGAATTGGGTTGAATTTGATAAGGATGGCAATCTTACAACTATTGACCTTGGTGTTAATGGCGAACAGGCAATTGCAGACGCGCTTGGTATTAGCGAAGAGCTTGTTGATATTTTTATGCAAGCCTCAAAAGATGCTGGCTTTGTTGTGACTATTGATGGTAAATATACTAAGCTTGCAGACTTGCAGAATAGAGCTGAAGAAGCCGCCAAGACTCTTAAGGATATGGGTAAGACAGACTTTGATTTTGATTTTGATACCACAAGCCTTAAAAGCGTTAATGAACAGCTTGAAGAAGCCGAGAGCATACTTGATAAGTTTAAAAAAGATGGCAAAATTAAAAAAGAGTTTATAAATGCAGACGGTAGCTTTACCGAAGATGCTCAGGCGGCTATCGATGTTATGTCTACTCTTACTGCGATGGCAGACCAGTTATCTGAACCTACGTATATGAAACTTGAAACTAATCAAGTTAAAAAGGAATTGCAAGAGCCGTTAAAGGATATGCAAAGGTTTGAAGACCTTGTTAAGAAAAAGCATCAGCTTGAAATTACTGGTGCTGATACTTCTGAAGTCGATAAAGAAATGGATGAAATTGCCAAGAGAATTGAAGGGGATGACGATTTAAGGGCAACTCTTGGCATTGATTCAGATGCTTCTCTTGAGGATATTAAAAAGCAACTTGAGGCAGGCGAACTAGAGATACCTGCAACTGTTGATATCCAGATGGAAATGAGCGATGACCTTAAAGATATCAGAATGCTTTTGATGCACCAAGCTGGCATGTTGAGTGACGAAGACCTTAGTCTGGCCTTTGACCTCGACCTTGACACTTCTGAAATAGATAACTATAAACCAGAGCAAAAGAAAGCGATTGTTGATTTCTTTGCTGATACAAAAGATGTTGATAACTATACACCAGAACAAAAGAAAGCAATTGCCAAGTATATCAAGGATATTAGTGATATTGATTCTTATTCACCAGAGGATAAGCAGGCGGTTTGTGACTTCATTGTAAACAATGAAGATGTAATGGGTTATACACCAGATGAAAAGGTCGCCATTGCTAAATATATGGCAGACCCTTCTTCGCTTGACAGCTTTACACCCGAAGACAAAAAAGCCGTTGCTAAGTTTATTGCTGAACATGGCGAAGTTGATGCTTGGAACCCTGCCAACAGACAAGCTATTGCAACGTTCTTACTCAACAATGCATTAGTTGAAGGTTATCAACCATCCGATAAAGACCTAAAAGTAATTGCCCAAGTTGATAAAAGTAACGTTAATAATTATCAGCCAGCAGATAAAACTATGACTGTGTGGGCAACTATTAAGAAAAGGGCATCGAGTCTGTGGAATAGCATTACAGGCGGCAGCATTGCCGATGGTACTGCTAATTCTAATGGTACTGCTTATGTAAACGGTACGACGGGTAAGGCGTTTAAGCATGGTAATTGGGGAACTGCTAATTCTGGCACCGCATTAGTTGGCGAACTTGGCCAAGAGCTTCTTGTAAGAGATGGGCAATATTATACCATTGGAGACAATGGTGCAGAGTTTATCGATTACAAGAAAGGCGACATTATCTTTAACGCTGGTCAGACTAGGCAGCTGTTTGAACAGGGCAAAATTGTAAATGGTCAGACTCGTGGCAGAGCGTATGTTGATGGAAACGTGCTTAACAATCCTTCTCTTGTCAATTTGTTGGGAATAACACCTTTTACTGGCGTGTTTAATCTCGATGTGTCACCTATAAACGAGGATGCAATTTCTACATTAGAAGAGTACAATACCTTATTGGAAAACGCAATTGAGCTTGGTTATGACCTTAAGGCGCAGACCGTATTTGGCAATATTGATACCAATAACAGGCAACTTCTGACCTGGACTGATGAAAACATAAACATGTATCATGATGCTCTTAAATCCTGGGACTATTCTGATGAAGATATCGTTAATATGAAAGGTGACGTGTCCACCGTTATGGGGGCGTGGGGCAATTTCGGCGAAAACGGAGAGTATGAAATAGCATTCTCACCCATGCTACAAACAGATGATGGCGCTGTTTTATTGTCTGCTGATGCTGTTAATGATTATATCGAAGGACTCATAGCAGAAGCATCTGAAGATGGCGTTGTTACAGCAGGTGAGCTTTTTGAGCTTGACGCAAAAGGCGACGGAAATATAAGTAACTTAATTGCGGCTGTTGGCAGCAGCGCAGATGTTGTTTCTCAATTGATGCATTATGTCGGTAAAGATGGCGCTATTGCAATGTCTATTAATGCAGACGGCGCTAAAGAAGCGGCATCAGATGTGAATGACCTAAATAACGCCGTGTCAGAAACGAAAAATTACACAGGTGAAAAGTTTGCCGTTGGCGTTGATGATTATGGTATCCAAGACGCAATAGAGTGGATGGATGAACTAAACGGGTATATCGAAGAGTCTGCGTCAAGTACTGGTTTAGCTGCTGAGTCTATGGAAGCTTTGACGAATAGATACAAAGACCTTGATGGCTTTGATGTCGCATCGTTGTTCCAAGAAAGTGCAACTGGCATTCAGCTCAACACCGACGCTGTGAAAAAATATGAACAGCAAATGGCCAAGGATAGAAGCGACAAAATCAACAAAGCGCTTAAAAGCTTAAGAAGAGAATACTATGCCAATGCCAAGGCCATTAAAACTTGTACGGATGCGGGAAAGAAACAACAGCTTATTGATAGAAACGCAGCCATACGTGAAGAAATAAAATCCATTGACGCACTTTCAGCAGCATACGATGGTGCAACATCAAAATATAACCAGTGGGCTGAAGCGAGTTCTAAGTCAAAACAGCGCGAGCCTTATGACAATATAAATAACGAATTTGACAATGTTCTTGACCTCCTTGACCGTGGATGGCTTGGTGATGAAGAAGTAACGTCATTCTTAGACCTTGTATATGGCGACAATTATGATACCGCTGGAAAGACTGCAGATGAAGTAGCTGCTGATTTAAGAAATAAGATGAGTCAGGTTATCGATGGCACGTCTTATAGCATTGGGGACTTCTTCACCTATGATGATAACGGTAAAATGACAGCAGATGGCTATTTCAATATGCTTGATGCAATTATGCAAAAACAGCAAGAGCTTGGTGAAAACTGGGTTCAAATGGATGAGAACGGCAATTATACGTTCGACTTTGGTGTAAACGGTCTTGATGAAATTGCAGAAGCATTTGGTATAAGCAAAGACCTTCTTGCGCTCATCCTTCAGGCTGGTAGAGACGCTGGACATGAAGTTAATTTCGGCGGTGTCATTGAAAATATCGACGCTCTTGAGCAAAAGGCCACTGGCGCGGTAGACAAGTTGCACGAAATTGGTGCAACAGATTATCAGTTTAATTTGAACACTGGCGATGTTGATAGTTTAACAGAGCAGCTTGATGTTGCCAATGGTGTTCTTGACCAGTTCAGGAATGAAGACGGCACAATCAATATGGATATGGATGGTGCTCAGGAAGCAATAGCATTAGTACAATATCTTCAGGCCCAAATCGACCTCGTAAATAGTCATTATATTAATATTGAAACCGACGATGAAAGTTTGCAAGAACCGCTTGAAAAACTTCAGGACTATGAGATTCTTGCAGCTGAGTTAAACTCGTTAAATATCGACCCTCAAGTCAATGCTGACGAGATAACTACTGTCGAACAGCAGATGCAGGAGATTGTCGATTACATTGCAGGGCTTGATAGCGAAACACTTGCTAAGCTTGGTTTTAACTTTGACGGTCTTACTACTGAAGAAATTCAACAGCAAATTACCGACGCTATTAAAAACGGTACGGTGACAATTCCAATAAAGCCAAAAGTTGAAAGTACGGATGAAGCAGGCGGAAGCAATACTAGCGAAGTTAATACAACTGTTAATGTTGACACAAATGACCCAGATGGTTCTTTAAAGTTTCTTGATGAATATGCTGAAAAGTATGGCGAAAGGGGTATAACGCTTAAAGCTCAATTGAGCGCAGAAGACGTAGACCCAGAAGTAATCGATGATTGTAGGTGGCTTGTTGATACGTTTGGTGATGCAGGTTTAGATTTGGCGCTTGCTCTTACCGATGGCACTAATGGTCAGAATTTTAGCGCTATAATGGGCATTGTTCAAACTTATGGCGATAAAGGATTAAACCTTGCGCTTGCATTGACAGATGGAACCAATGGGCAACATTTTGGCGAGTTAATGGGCCTTGTTAACACATACGGAGATAAGGGACTAGATATAGCCCTTGCTCTTACAGACGGTCAAAATGAACAGCATTATGGCGAAATTATGGGACTCATTAATACTTACGGCGATGCTGGTTTAGATGTTGCTCTCGCTTTAACCGATGGTGTTAATGAAGAAAATTATGGCAAAATTATGGGCCTTATCAATGATTATGGCGATAGGGCATTCCAGTTTGCCATAGCTATTACAAATGACGAAGAAGGCACCAATACAAATCTATTAGATGAGATAATTCAGCTTTCTGAAGAACATGGTGGCGAGGCGCTTGATATCGGATATGCGCTTACTGATAAAACGGATGCGGAACAGACGGAATGGTTAGAGTTTATAAAGAGTCATCCAAATGATTTTGAAGTAACATATCGTGCCATTGTCGAAGGCGACACAGTTCTTTTAAAGAAAATACTTGGTGAAGACGGTTCTGGCACGGCACTGGAAGTTAGTGGCGACCAAAAAGAAGCAGTTGTACAAGACGGGCAGCAATCTGGAACTGCTGTTGGTACATCAAGGGTTCACCCAGATAACAATGGGTCGTATACGTATAATCCGCCAGACACTTACACTGGTGCTAGTTTGAGTGGGGCAAATGGCCCGAGTTTATTTGATTTATCTGGTTATTTATTTGGAGTAAGGCAGGCACAGGCACAAGAAGCTCCACAAGACAACGAAGGTAAAGTGCCTGTTAAAGGTGAGCTTGAAGGTATCGATGCATCTAATGTAGTCGAAGCGGAAGTTCCTGTTGAAGGCGAACTTAAAGATACCGACACTACCAATGCACCAGAAGAACAAATCAATGTCGAAGGCAAGATGAATGAGGTTGATGACTCTGTTCTTAATAATCCGTTTCAAGTTGCTGTTGATGATTCTGGTATTAAAGATGCATTGCAAGATGGCGAAACTTTAAAGAGTACATTGCTTGGTCTTAGTGATAGTGATGTGTTGGCTATTGGCAATATGATGCTTCCTGGTCTTTCTGAGGCTGTTACTGATGCAAATCAGATGCGCGATATTATCAGTGGCATATCGCCAGATGGTTTGGTTAATATTTTTACAAATACTGGTATTGAATCTGCTTTAGCAGATGCGGAAACTTTCAATGCATATCTTGATACACTTACTTCGGAGCAACGCCAAGTCGTACTTGACCTTGTTACGCCAGAAGACCCTGAAGAACAGACTGTTAACGCAGAAATACAGGCTGATGATAGCGATGTAGTTGAGAAGACATCTGAGCAACGTATTGTACCAGCAACTATAGATTTAAATACAGCTGTAATGGAAAGCTATCTTGGGGCAACAAAACATAGCACTGTGGCTCTTGACCCATATCTTATTAAAAAGAGTTTTACGGGGACAATTGCATTAACTGCAACAAGTGTTAGTGGAACTGGTAATGTAAAAGTTAACGGTACCTCTAATGCGAATGGTACTGCTTATGTAAACGGTACGACAGGTAAGGCGTTTAAGCATGGTAATTGGGGAACCAAGGAATCTGGCACTGCCCTTGTTGGTGAACTTGGGCAAGAGATGGTCGTGCGTGACGGACATTTCTTTACTGTCGGCGACAATGGTGCAGAGTTCTTTAATTATAAGAAAGGTGACATTGTTTTCAATGCTGGTCAAACGAAACAACTGTTTGAACAGGGTAAGATTATCAATGGTCAGGCTCGTGGTCGTGCATATGCAAATGGTACTGCATTTGGTGTCGGTACTGCAAGTGGTAGTGGCGGCAGAAGACCAAAAACCACTACATCTGGTTCGCGTGGCAATTATACTGGCTCTGGCGGCGGCTCCTATTCTTCTTCTGGCGGAGATTCTGATGCGTCAGACGAAGCCGACGAGTTTGAGGAAACGCTAGACTGGATTGAAACCAAGATTGACAGAATTGAAAGGGCGATTTCAAAGCTTGATACCACAGCCAGTAGTGTATACAAGAATTGGGGTACGCGCAATGAAGCCCTTGTAAATCAAATCAGCAAGGTCGGCGAAGAAATCAATCTACAACAGCAGGCATATGACCGTTACCTTGCCCAGGCCAACAGCGTTGGTCTTTCTGAAGACTATGTCGAAAAAATTAAAAATGGCACTATTGACATCGAGACAATCACAGATGAAGACCTCAATGATAAGATATCAGAATATAAAGAGTGGTATGAAAAGGCCTTAGATTGCAAGGATGCCATTGATGACCTTAAAGAGACTGAGGCTGAACTTTACAAGCAGCGCTTTGACAATGTTGAAACAAAGTTCAGCGGTATACTTGGTGTTATTGAGCATGAAAAGAATATTCTCAATGAATTCATTGACAGGTCTGAAACTAAGGGTTGGCTTGTTTCAACTGAGTATTATAAGGCGCTTGGAGAGAATGAGCAAAAGAATATCGCTGAACTTGAAAAGCAACGTGACGAGCAGATTGCTGCGCTTAATGAAGCTGTCGATAGTGGTAAGATAGAAAAATACTCAGAGGCGTGGTATGAGTGTGTATCTAGTATTGATGAAACTACTGAGTCTATCGAGGAAGGTAAGACTGCTCTTGAAGATTACAAAAAGAGTATTCGTGAATTAGAGTGGAAACAGTTCGACCTGCTTCAGGATAAGATTTCTCGTATTACAAGCGAGTCTGAATTCTTAATCGACCTTATGAGTAGCGATGAGCTTTATGACGACAAGGGTCAGCTTACTGATTCTGGTATGGCTACTATGGGTCTTCATGGCATGAACTATAATGTCGAGATGGCTCAAGCGGACAAAGCTGGTGAGGAAGCTGCAAAGATTAAGAAGGAGCTTGAGAAAGACCCCTTCAATCAAGATTTGCTTGACAGGTACAACGACCTTATTGACAGTCAGCAAGAACACATTAAGAATGCGCAGAGTGAGAAAGAAGCCATTAAAGATTTAGTCAGCGATGGTATCAATAAGGAGCTTGACGCATTACAAGACCTTATTGACAAGCGTAACGAAGCTCTTGATAGTGAAAAAGATTTATATGACTATCAGAAAAAGGTTAAGGAGCAAACTGAAGATATCGCCAAGCTTGAAAAGCAAATGTCTGCATACTCTGGTGACGACAGCGAGGAAACCATGCAGAAGGTTCAACAGATTAAAGTTGACCTTGAATCTGCAAAGGAAGACCTTGAAGAAACAGAGTATGATAAGTATATTGACGATACGCAAAAGATGCTTGATGACCTATACGATTCATATGAGGAAATTCTAAACGAGCGTCTTGATAATCTTGATTTGCTGGTTTCTGATATGACTGACAGTATCAACGCCAATGGCACCAGCATCAGTAAAACAATCAGTGATAAAGCAGAGAGCGTCGGCTGTACTCTGTCCGATAGTATGGGGAGAATTTGGAACACCAATGATTTGGCTACCAATACGAATGGCGTTAAAAATGTTATTACAACGTATGGCGATAAGTTCTCTACTGCATTGACCACGACCAATACCGCTCTTGGCAATATCTCTACAGACGTTGCTAGTATGATTAGTCAGCTTAACAAGCTTGCTAAGACCAACATCAAGTCTGCAAGCACCTCTTCCGCTGCTACGCAAAAGCCAGCTTCTAAACCTACTCCTAAGCCTACGCCAGCACCAACGCCTTCTACTTCAAAGGGCGATGGCGTGCCTAAAATTGGCGACAAGGTGAAGTTCACTGGTGGTTGGTATTATTATGATTCTCAAGGTACGCCGCCAGCTGGGCATCAGCATCAGGGTGAAGAAGTGTATATTACCAATATCAATACAAGAGATTGGGCTACACACGGATATCATATTAGTACTGGTAAGACGCTTGGCAACGGCGACCTTGGATGGTTGAAGCTTAATCAGTTAAGTGGGTATGCTTCTGGTAAGAAGAAACTTCTTGGTAGTGAAGCCGCGTGGACTCAGGAAAATGGTCAAGAGTTTATCGTCAGACCTTCTGATGGCGCAATTCTCACTCCTCTTACCAAGGGTGATAGCGTTCTTACTGCTGCTGCAAGTAGCAACATTTGGGATATGGCTAATAATCCAGCCGACTTTATCAGGAACAATCTCAATCTTGATAATGTTGGTACTTCTGCCAATCATGGCAATCAGACGAATGTTATACAAAACATTGACAACGTTGTATTTAGTATGCCTAATGTTAAGAATTATAATGAGATGCTTACTACCATGCAGAATGATAGAAACTTCGAACGTCTGATTAATGCAATGACAATTGACAGATTGAATGGCAAAAGCTCTTTAGCCAAAGGCAAAGCCATAAGATAGTTTTGTTTTAAGTTGGGGAGGTGCGTTTACGTACCTCCCCTTCCCTCTTTTTTATGTTTGAAGGGTGTGTAATTATGAGTGCAAAAAAATATAGCAGCACTAAAAATCAAAAAGAGCAAGATGTTAAAAGTAAGATAATTCAAAGACAGGCCGAAGAAATCAAGTCTTTAGAAAAAGAGGTTGAGAATCTGAAGGCTATGTGTGAAGAAAAAGACAATGTTATTAATTCTGTCTCTCATCTTCGTGAAGAATTGCAATCGCTTATCGATGAAACAAAGTCTAAGATGAAAGACTATGATGATGGCGTTGCGGAAGTTAAAAAAATGAAAAAGATATTTGACGAAGAGCTTTATCGTGGAAGATGGAATCTAGTCAAATTGTTAATAAAATAATCTAGTTTGAATCGAGGAGGTGTCTGCGGTAAATGAAATGCTATGATTTTTGGTACGATGGATTGAAATTAAGCGACTTTGGCTTTATGATATGTAGCTTTGATTCTGGTGGTACCGATACTATATCGAATGGTTCTGAGATTACGTTTAATCAAGTATCTGTGTTGAATGGTGCAAAGCAAGAATTGACAAGTGTTCAATATGATGATTGCATTACCGCTACAATTCAGATATGCAAGAACTTGTGCAACGGCGACAATCTTGAAGTGTCTGTAGAAGAAATGCGCAATATTATGGCATGGCTCAATCGCAAGGGCTTCCATAAATTCAAACTCGTTGATGACGAATATAGCAACATATATCTTGAAGCAAGTTTTAATGTGAGCAAGGTTGAGATTGGTGGAAAGATATGTGGGTTCGAGTTAGAGATGACCACAAACAGGCCATTTTCTTTAATGGAACCTGTTGAGATGACAATTGAAAACGATGTGCCAGGTAAGGTTCATGCTTTTTTTAGCAAGAGCGATGAGGAAGGTTATATCTATACAGATATGGAAATCACTATCAAAGATGCTGGCGACCTTGATATTTACAGCATCACAGAAGACAGACATATGATTGTTAATAACTGCGTATCTGGGGAAGTTATCACAGTGAATTATCCAATCATTCAAACCTCTCTTGACTCTCACAAGATTCAAAATGATTTTAATTGGGCATTTTATCGCGTCTCTACATCATTTAAAAATAAGGAAAATGAGTTTACCGCCTCTCTCCCCTGCTCAATTAAAATCAAATACTCACCAATCGTCAAGATTGGTATTTAGCGGTGGTGCATTATGAGTATTAAGATTAACTTTGATGCAGCTGGAAATCCAGAAGAGCCTACGATTGTTTTAGCAAAAAGAAACGGCGATAGAATTGGCAAGATAAATGCAAAAGATATTGAGCTTACAGGCAATCTTAATGATGCAGCTGAAATGTCTTTCACTGTATATAAATATGTCGATGGTGTTAAAGACCAGCTATGGGATAAGATTACAAATTTTAAATTTGTCTATTGCATTGAATGGAATCAATTCTTCGAGATTACAGTTGAAGTAAATGAGTCTGTCGATATTAAGAAAACAGTCTCTTGCACCGCACTTGGCCCAGCTGAGTTGGGTCAGATTATGTTGTACGGTGTGGAGATTAACACTGAGACAGATATCTCAAGAGACGAGTATAAGATTCCTACGGTCTTATATAGGGAAAACAATCATGAGGCCTCTCTTCTACATCGTATTATGGAGAAGGCACCACATTATACTATCGGACATGTAGACGCAACAATAGCAAACATACAACGAACTTTTACTTTTGATGATAAGTCTATTTATGACGCTTTTCAAGATATTGCAAAAGAAATTGATTGTTTGTTTGTATTCAGCGCAAGCCTTGATGAGAACAATAAACTTGTAAGAAAGATATCTGCATACGACCTTGAATCGAATTGCAAAAAGTGTGGCAACAGGGATGAGTTTGTTGACAAATGTCCTAAGTGTGAAAGTACAGACATTACCGAGGGATATGGCAATGATACTACCATCTTTGTAACCGCAGATGAGCTTGGCGACAATATTCAGCTTTCAACGGATACCGACGAGATTAAGAATTGCTTTAAGCTTGAAGCTGGCGACGATTTGATGAATGCAACAATCAAGAGTTGCAATCCAAATGGCAGTGATTATATTTGGTATTTGTCCGATGCCATGAAAGAAGATATGTCTGACAAGCTGAAGAAAAAGATTATGTCTTATGATGAGCTGTATGCAACTCATCAAACAAGTAAGATAAGTTTGAATCAAGGTTCTCTTGATAGTTATAACGAGATTGTTAACAGGTATAAAACAGATAAAAACAAGTTAGAAAATATAAGCAACCCTATTGATGGATATCCTTCTCTTATAGAAGCTTATTATAATACGATGGACTTATATTTATATCTCAATAATAGTATGATGCCAGATGCAGGACTTGAAAAGACTACTGCTGAAAAAGAAGCTGCAAAACTTACCGCAGATGCTCTGTCCCCTGTTTCTACAAGCAGTGCTCTTAAAGGCGTTTCTGTCTCGACTGCTGATAGCATTGTCTTATCTGCTGCAAAGGTTCTTGTTGATTCAAGATATAAGGTAAAAATAGTAGATGGTTCTACATTAACCCCATATTCAAATTCACTTGATTATAGAACATGGAGTGGTCAGTTTGTAGTTACAAGTTATTCAAATGATGAAGACACAAAAACTACAGATAAAATCGATGTTAATATTGATGAAAATTATGAGAACTTCGTAAAACAAAAGATAGACAAGATATTGAACAAAGGCGATGCAGAAGATGTAAGTATATCTGGTCTGTTTAAGAAAGAATTGGAAGATTTTAAAATAGAGATAGCTAAATATAGCCTTAAAAGATTAACATCGTTTTATGATGCTTGTCAGTCATGTATAGATATTCTTGTTGAGCAAGGCATTGCAGATGGTAAGACTTGGGGAGATAAGAATCCAAATTTATATGAAAAGATGTATGAGCCTTATGTTGCCAAGCTTAATGCTATATCTGATGAAATGAAGATAAGACAAGAACAAATCTATAAAGTAGTTGGAATAAAAGACGAAAATGGCGATATCAAAACTTATGGTTTGCAGAACTATATTGAAGATAAAAAGACTGAAATACAAAAAGCTCTTGACTTCCAGAAGTATCTTGGCTCCGACCTATGGTTGGAGTTTTGTTCGTTTAGACGTGATGACAAATATTCGAACGATAACTATATATCTGATGGTCTTAACAATGCCGAACTGATTGCTAAAGCAAAAGAGTTTATTGAAGTTGCGCAAAAAGAAATCTATAAGTCTGCTGAGTTGCAACGTTCTATCTCATCTGACCTTAAGAATCTTTTAGTTATGAAAAAGTTCAAGCCGCTTGTTAAGTATTTTGAAGTAGGTAACTGGATTAGGATTCTTGTAGATGAAGAAGTATATAAGCTTAGACTGACTAGCTATACGATTGATTATGATGATATTGACAGCATATCTGTTGATTTTGCAGACGAAGTTAGAGCTGCAAGTAATGTTAGAAGCGTTCAAGATGTATTGTCTCAAGCTTCTTCTATGGCTACATCTTATTCTTCTACTCAACGACAAGCCAAGCAAGGTGAGAAAAGCAACGATGTAATAGGTTCATGGTTTGAGAACGGACTTGACACAACCAATACAAAAATTGTCGGTGGTGCTGATGGTCAATCTCAAACTTGGGATAATCATGGTATATTGCTCAGAGAGTATAATGTTGGTCAGAATGAATATAGTCCAGAGCAAATGAAGATTATCAATTCTACTATTGCTATCACGGATGACAATTGGGAAACTACTAAAACCGCCATTGGCAAATATTATTATTATAAAGACGGCGAAAGAAAAATGGCGTATGGCGTCAATGCTGAAACCGTTGTTGGCAAATTGCTTCTTGGTGAACAAATCGAATTAAATAATACTGGCGGAACAATGAGTTTTGATAATAATGGATTAATTATTCAAAATGAAAGCGCAAGTGTCACGATTGACCCAAATGATAACACGCCAGTATTTGCAATTAAAAATAAAGAAAACGACAAAAATATTTTCGTTGTTGATACAACAGGAACTTTGACTATTACTGGCAAAATTAACGCAACAGATGTTAGTTTTGTTGGGGGTAACGATAAAAACACAAATATTACAGGTTTTGCAGATATAGCTTTTAACGGAGACTATACTAATCTAACTGGCGGTAAAGTTAGTGATAGCGGCAATGTGCTTATGTTTGATAATGAAGGTAAAGTCAAATCTAAAAAGATTGCAGCTGTTGCTAAGTCTGGTAGCTATGATGATTTGCTGAATAAGCCAATATTATTTTCTGGTAGCTATGATGATTTGTTGAATAAGCCAACATTATTTTCTGGTAAATATACTGATTTAACTGGTAAAACAAGTGAAGCAGGAAAGTTATTATATGTAAATGCAAGTGGTGGCGTAACTACTCTTAGCATTGCAGACTTAAAGAAAGAGTTAGAAAAATTAAATTAATAAAATTTGAAAGGTGTGATTTATATGGATAAGCCTCAGACGCTTGTTTACGAAGAACTCAAAAACGGAATCGCAGAATTAATTAATAATTCTAGACTGCCCTTCTTTGTTATTGAATCCGTCCTCAAGGATTTTCTGATTGAGGTACGCGAAGTTTCGAAGCAGCAGTGTGAATATGACAAGCAGCAATATGAGCGCTATCTATCCACTCAAAATCAGCCTCAGCAGATGGAAGACAAATTGATTGAGGATGATGTCGGTACAAAGAAAAAGGAGGAATAGTTATGAATGGACAAACAATTAAAGCAATAGTCAGTACCATCGTCACCGTGGCTATCACGGTGTTGTCTGCTTTTGGCATTGAAATAGATGGGGACATGCTTACAAATGTGCTATGTGCAGTCGTTCTTGTAGGCGCTACTATTTATGGCTGTTATAAGAACCACAATTTTACAAAGGCAGCACAAGAAGGCCAGAAACTCGTAGATGAGATTAAGGCAGATAAGAAGCAGTTTAACTAATTAATCAGGAGTGATAAATATATGGCTAACCTTACAATTCAAGCAAGTCCTGAAACATATACCTCTGGACGCGGCGGTCATTCTGTAGAGTGGATTGTGATTCATTACACAGGCGCACCAGGCAGCGCTCGAAACAATGGTATTTATTTTAGTGGTGGCAACCGCAATGCAAGTGCTCATTATTTCATTGACGACAATGACACTGTTCTCTCTGTCCCTGAAGGCGATACTGCTTGGGCAGTCGGCAATTTCAGAGGCAATCAGGAAAGTATCTCTATCGAAGTGTGCTCTGATGGTGAAGACTTTACCTCTGCTGAAATTGAGCGCCTTCGCACTTGCACCCTTGACCTGATGAATCGTTATGGCATTGATGCTTCTCATGTCATTCGTCACCATGATGTCGCAGATTATTATACTGGTAGGTTTGTAGACCCTCATAAGGACTGCCCTGCCCCCTATGTCTCTGGCGACCCAACTGGTGCAAAGTGGAAGACGCTTCATGATTATGTGACTGGTGTTTCTCAGTCTGCGTCTACTGGCGGCAGTCAGGAATCTAATGGTGGTTCTGCCTCTGGTTCTGTGGAACAACCTTCTACTTCTGGTGATATTGATGTTGACGGCTATTGGGGCCGTAACACCACTAAGAAGCTACAGCAACATTTCGGCCTTTATGTTGATGGCGTTGTCAGCTCTCAGTACGCTGTTTATGAGGATAGCAATCCTGGTCTAGTTGGTGGTTGGGATTGGGTTTCTTCGCCCAAGGGTAGTCCTACTATTCGTGCAATTCAGAAGGTTGTAGGCGTTGAGCAGGATGGTATTATCGGCCCTCTCACAATCAAGGCTATGCAGCGTCATTTTGGTACTCCTGTCGATGGTGAGGTTTGGGGGCCGTCAGTAATGGTAAAGAAAATGCAGGCTGCTCTAAATGCAGGTACTTTTTAATCTGATAAATATATATGCTATAGAATTTTAGTTTTAATGTATTAATGGGACTAGGTGTTGTGTTTATAACACCTAGTCCCCCACTATATGTTGTGTGTGGCATCTTATACCGATGCCGTTCTCGATTGAAACGGAGGCTGATATATGGGATGCTAGACTATTTAAAGTATTTGACTGAATGCTTTGGTGTTCCGATGATGGTAATTGGCACTATCGTGGTGGTGATTGTCATTATGAATCTTATGGGAGAATTACTAGAGTTTAAAGGTAAAGTGGTTCCAGAGTGTATGAAGGTTAGAAAGTATTTTGCGCGTAAGAAGAAAGAGCGCGAGACGCTTGAGAAAATGCCAGAAATGATAAACGAGATTAAAATTGCATTTGCTGATTTTAACAGTCATTACAGTAATGACAATATTGCTGCACGCAATGATTGGATTAATACTGTAAACAGTAAATTAGAAAATAACGAAGAAGCTGTGCGCGAAATTAAAAACAAGCTTGATACGCAAAGCGAAGCGATTGTTGCTCTATTGGTAGACAACAAGCGTGAAACAATTATAAGTTTCGCAGAAAAAGTATCAGATGACGGCTTCCCTGCGACGAGAGAGCAGTTCACGCGCATCGATAGAATTTATCAGGAATATGAACGCATTATATCTGAACGCGGTTTGAAGAACGGCGAAGTAGACGTTGCGTATAAGATAATTGAAGAAGCATATCAATCACGCTTAAAGGGCCATACCTTCATTGAGGACGTTCGATGGCATGGACTTGAGAAGCAATGATAAAAGAAGCGAGGTGGTAATTTATGGCGTATGTTTTGCTTGTGAATAGCGATAACACAATCAGTACAACAAATCGTGAACGTATTATGCAACGTTCTAAGCTTGTTGATGATTTATGGTTTTTAGTGCCGCAAAAATATAAAGGTTATGACATGTCTGATTTTACTGTCATGCTAGAATATATTTTGCCTTGCAGCCGTAAGTATGTGACTGAGATTCTTACTCTCGATGATGAGATGTATGAAGATGCTCTTAGATACAAGTTGCCTATAGATACCTGTCTAAGTAGCGAGCCAGGCGATATCGAAATTCAGCTAACGTTTGCGCTCGCAGAAATCGACCCAGATGGAAAGACGATTCAGCGAGTAAGAAAAACTTCTACTAATGTGATTACGATTGTGCCGATAGCAGCATGGAGCGACATTATACCAGATTCCGCTTTGTCTGCTCTTGACCAGCGAATCATTAAAGTCGATGCGCAGCTTAAGGAACTTGAAGAAGTCAGTGCGGTTCTGAATGACTCTAAGGCAGACAATATTAAATATAATGCTATCGATGGCGGTTTGCAACTTACTGCAAATGGTAAGGAAATTGGCACCAAAGTTACAATCAAAAGTTGCAATTGTAACCCAGAAGAAGGTGTGCCGATTGTCGATATTGATGATGCCAATGGTATTATCGATACAGACGACGATGATATTGTTGAGTTTTAAATATGAAAAAGATGTGAGGATGATTAATCGTCCTCTTTTATTATTACGAAGGAGGACGATATAAATGGCCCTATCTTTTGAAGATTCACTTAGCGCTATAAATGAGCCAGCGACAACATTGACTCAGGCTGCTGATAACGGTCAGGTTGCAGTGATTGATTATTCATTAGATGATGAAAACGATATGGTTGCCTCTTATTCTCTTAACGATGACGGATGGATTCTTATGAATCGTTTCAAGTATTACTCTGATTACGATGACTCAAACGTTTCAATCGTTGACGATGAAAAGAATGTCAATGTTAATAAGAAGCAAGTAAATATAACACGAGAGTCAAACTCTCAGTATATCCCATTTGAAATGCCTCGATTTTACGATGGCTTTGACCTTACCAGCGTTGCAAGTATTCAGATTTATTTTGTGAATGCTGAAGGTTACGGCAGTCGTTCAAATGCGGTAAACGTATATTACAATGATACGAAAATTCGATTTGGTTGGCTTGTTGATGCGAATGCAACCGCAGTTACAGGCAAGTTGTCGTTTGAGATTCAAGCCATCGGTCAGAATTCCAAAGGTGAAAATTATGTTTGGAAAACAAAGCCAAACGATACTTTAAATGTGCTTAAGTCTCTTGAGGCAAATGGAGAAATTGTACCTGATTCAGATTGGATTACAAGCTTTCTTACACAGGTAAATGAAAAGGTCAATGAAGCAACTGCTGCTGCCAATAGAGCCGAAGCTGCAATTGACACGGTACAGGCAAGTGCTGATAAAGCAGCCAAGTCTGCTGAGCAAGCACAAAGCGCTGTAAACAACGCAAAAACAGAACTTGCAGACAGTGTTCAAGCGACTGTAAATGATAAAGTAGCTACTGCACTTGCTAACTATTATACGAAATCTGATGTATATACCAAGCAAGAAGTTGATGATAAGATTTCTAATATCGATATCTCTGACCAGCTTGATGAAATTAAACAGTCGATTGCAAATATCGATGGACTCGCCAAGTTTAATGTCACTTATGACGGAAAGAAACTTGTGTTCTATAACGGCGAGACTTTAATCAAAGAGATTGAAATTAATAGTGACCCGTCTGATGAGTGGACTAATACATATACCACTCAGGTCGATGGAAAGATTAAGGTAGTTAGCGATAATCTTGCTAACAATTATTATACAAAGACCGATTCTGATTCTAGGTACGCAGCAAGCACTAGCATCAATGGAATTGAAAATCTTGCCAATACAAACAAGAATAATATTGACACGTTAAGTACGAAGATTACCGAGCTTAACGAAGCAGTCAATGGTATCGACAAGTCGCCACGTCTTACTTACGATGCTTCATATAACACAGATGGAGATTATAAATTTGTGTTGTATGAGATTGAAAACGAAGGAAACGACGAAACAGAAGTAAGGACTGAAAAGGCATCGTTCGTTATTCAAGGCGGTGGTGGCGGCGGCGGTGGTACAAGTAGCGTACTTAAAATTGAGTATGTTACCACATCACCTGTTATTGTCACGACGAATGATAAAGCTATAATCAAATATAACTTCTCTGGCGTTGACTCTTCTGGCGACCAGGTTACAGATGGTACAGCCACATGGCGTGTCGGCGGCAGAATTGTCGCAACAAATACAGCTGTATCTGGTGAAAACTCTTTTGATGTTACGGAATATCTTGCCATTGGTACACAGAAGGTAAATCTTAGTATTACAGATGATGCTGGCAGCTTGGTAACTAAGAACTGGACCGTGCAAAAAGTTGACGTTAGGCTTGAGTCTACGTTTAACGATACGCTTACCTATCCGCTTGGTAAGGTTTCGTTTGATTATACACCTTACGGTGCAATTCCTAAGACAGTTCATTTTAAGATTGATGGCAAGGAAGTAGGCACTGTTGAAACAACTTCTTCTGGTATTCCTATGGCATATGACCTCCCTGCTCAAACACATGGAGCACATCTTGTTGAAGTTTATATGACGGCCAATGTCAATAACAGTGTTATCGAATCTAACCACATTATGAAGGATGTCATTTGGTATGACCAGACAAGCGACATTCCTGTGATTGGATGTGTACAGCAAAAGTTTACTGCCAAGCAGTATGACACGACCAACATTGTATATACCGTGTATAGTCCAACGACTGAAACGCCTACCGTTACTCTTGTTGTAGATGGGAACGTAGTTTCTACCCTTACACTTGAGAGCAATGTCAACACTTGGCAGTTTAAGTCTGCTGATATTGGCACCCATACGCTTACAATTACTTGTGGCGATACAGTTAAGACTTTAAATGTTACGGTTGAGAAGATTGATATTGATGTCCAGCCTGTTACTGCTGGTCTTGTATTTGACTTCAACCCAATTGGTAAGTCGAACAACGATATTGACAGGCTTTGGTCTGATGGCGATGTCGCTATGACTGTATCTGATAATTTTGACTGGGTAAACGGCGGTTATCAGATTGACGATAACGGCGACCAATACTTTGGTATTAAGGCTGGTACAAATGCAGTCATTTCTTATAATCTTTTCTCTGACGATGCAAGAAGGAACGGCAAGGAGTTTAAGTTAATCTTTAAAACCACTAATGTCGCAAAGAGTGATGCTACGTTCTTGACATGCCAATCTGGCACCTCTACTCAAATTGGCCTTCAGATGAACGTACACGAGGCTTATATCAAGTCAAGCGCAAAGTCTCTGTATATCCCTTATAGCGAAGATGATGTCATTGAGTGGGAGTTCAATATTAATAAGGATACAGATATTCCCATCGTCATGTCTTATGAGGATGGTACGCCTTGTAGGCCGATGAGTTATACAAGTGACTATTCGTTTACTCAGGAATCACCTGTTCCTATTACAATTGGCTCGCCTGATTGCGATGTTTTGATTTATCGTATGAAGGCCTATAATGCAAGTCTTTCAAGTTCCGCTATTCTTTCTAACTTCATTGCAGACGCACGTACCGCAACTGAAATGGTTGACCGTTATAAGCGTAATCAAATTTATGATGAGAACAAAGTTCTTACGCCTGAGTCTGTTGCAGAAGCATTGCCTAATATGAGGATTATTAAAATTGAAGCTCCGCACTTTACAAATAACAAAAAAGATTTTGTTGGTAATACTTCTTTTGAATGTATATATAAGAATGGCGATGCTGTTCTTGATAACTGGAAATTTGAAAATTGTTATCATTCGGGCCAAGGCACTACTTCAAATGAATATGGCGCTGCTGGTCGCAATATTGACCTTATTGCTGGTTTTGATGGCAAGCATCAGGTAACTAGCAAAGTAGAGTTAGACCCAACTTATATTACAAAGCTTACACTTGGTGATGGTAGCACTGTGACAGACGGCTCTGGTAAGATTGCACTTACTAGAACTTCAGTGCCTAATAGCTGGTTTAACGTAAAAGTCAATATCGCCAGTTCCGAGATGGTAAATAACGCATATCTACAGAAGAGATACAACGATTATCTCCCATATCAAACACCTGCAACTAGGCGTGATTCTAGAATTAAGAACGATATGGAATTTGTAAACTGCGTCGTGTTTATCAAAGAGAGCGACCCAGATGTAACGACTCATAGGGAGTTTCAGGATTGTGAGTGGCATTACTATGCTTTGGGTAACATCGGAGATTCTAAGAAGACTGATGTTACAAGAGCATATGACCCAGATGATATGAAAGAGTTTACTATTGAGGTTAGTGATAACACACTTCCCAACTCTTACTTCCAAACTGGTGTCTCTAACGTTGATGGCTCTATGAAGTATCCCATTACTGAAGCCGAGTGGGTCGTTGGAAACGCCGCTTATGATGCTTTATATAATGATTGGGATGGTTCGTTTGAGTTTAGATATGACTGCTGTGGAGATTCTAAAGACGGCGAAGCTATTTCTACCGATGAAGAAAAGACAAAAATCAGAACTCAAAATAAACAGATATGGCGAGACTTCTACAAGTTTGTAATCACATCAAGCGATGAGGACTTTAAGAACAATCTTAGCAATTGGTTCATTGTGGATTCTGCTCTATACTTCTATTTGTTTACACTTAGATATACAATGATTGACAACCGTGCCAAAAACGTCTTTTTCCATTGGGCTAAGCATTATATTACTACTGCTGAAGCAAAGATGCTTGGAGACAAAGCTGCCTATTATATTGTTGATGATACTGCTGCTGCTATTAATAATGGATATCGCTTTGATTTCTGGAATTATGATAACGATTCGAGCCTTGGTATCAATAACAGTGGTGAGCTTACTATGACATATGGTAAGGAAGACACAGACTATCGTACTGATGGCGACAAGTCTTCTGGTTATATTTTCAACGCAGCTGAATCTGTATTCTTCTGTCGTGTTCGTGACCTTATGGGTTCCGAATTACAGAAGATGTATGTAAGTTGTGAAAGCAAAAATTGTTGGAGTGCCACCTCTCTTATCAATCAGTTTGATGAGAAGCAAAACGAATGGTGCGAGGAACTTTGGCGCGTTGATTATGTGCGAAAGTATGAGCGTCCTTACAGGGATGGAAACACCAGGTTCCTTGAACAGATGATGAACGGCAAGAAAAAGTATCAGCGTAGACAATTTGAACGTGACCAGGAAATGTACATGGCTACTAAGTTTTATGGAACTACAGCCACATCTAATCAAATCATGTTCAGGTGTAATACTCCTAAAGATGCTGTTGTCGCACCTGACTATACGCTTCATTTGACACCGTATTCAGACATGTATTTGTCAGTGATGTTCGGCAACTCATCTCCTACTCAGGTAAGGGCAAAAGCTGGCAAACAATATAGCATCACGTGTCCTTATGAGACAATGGACGACACCGCCGTTCTTATTTACGGTGCTTCAAGGATTCAGTCTGTAGGCGATGTGTCTGCTTGTTATATCCACGATAATGACTTCTCAAATGCTGAAAGGTTGAAGGAGCTTATTATCGGTAACTCCACTGAAGGTTATTCAAACACATTCTTGACAAACCTGGTAATTGGTAACAATAAGCTTCTTGAAAAGCTTGACATTCGTAATACTCCTAATCTTGTAAGCAGCCTAGACCTTTCTAAGTGTATGAACCTTGAGGAGCTATATGCTTCTGGTTCTGGTCTGAAAGGCGTCTTGTTCGCAAATGGTGGCGCTATTAACTTGGCTCAACTCCCTGGTACGCTTACATCAATCAATATGAAGAACTTGATGTATCTTACGAATCTTTCTATCGCTGGATACGAAGATATCTCCACAATCATTATAGAGAATTGCGATACTGTAGACGTTAAAAGTCTACTTGAGAAAGCAGTCAACGCTAACAGACTTAGGATTACTGGTGTTGATTGGGAGCTTAACGATACCACTCTTCTTGATAAAATATATGGACTTGCTGGTCTTGATAAGAATGGTTACAACGTTGACCAATCTGTTCTTGCTGGTACTGCCCACGTTCCTGTTGTAAAGCAACAGCAACTTCACAATTATCAAAAGGCATGGCCTGACTTTGAGCTTACATATGATACATTGATTGAACAGTATGCAGTAACGTTCGTCAACTATGACAACACTGTGCTTGATGTTCAATATGTTGACAAGGGGCAAAAGGCAGTTGACCCTATTACGAGAGCCGACAATCCGATTCCCACACCAACAAAGCCAAGCACTGTAAGTACGGACTTTACATTTGATGGTTGGGACTCTTCGTTCCAAGCAGTCTTTGGGCCGATTACTATTAAGGCTACTTATAGTGAATCAACTAGAAGGTATACAATCAGGTATGTCTCTAAGGGAATTGTCAAGCAGGAATCAACTGGCTTATATGGTGAGAATATTATTTATGAAGGCGATATTCCTACCTATACCCTCGAAGAGAATGGTTATAAATATTACTTGTTTAACAGATGGGATAAGTCTGGTTATATTGATGGTGACAAGACCGTAAATGCAATCTTTGATTCTTTTACATATACAGATGGCGCTTTTAACGGAAAAGAATTAAAGAATATGTCACCTGTTGAGATTTATGCAATGACCCAGCTTGGAATAGACCCAGCAACACTTGGCATTGAGGAAGGCGATGAATATTCAGTTGAGCTTGGATATGATATTGACTACGACGATATTGAATCTAAGACAATCATATCCGAAAAGACAAGTTTTACTGGTAAGAATTATATCGATACTGGAATAAAGCTGTTCGATGAAGACAAAGACTTTGTTCTTGCTATAGATGCGAAATTCCTCACTGGCAATAGCAACAGAGCTGTTCTTGCACAATGTTTCCAATCCAACGGCTCAAATGGTTTTAAGCTTTGGTACAATAGTGGCACCAAACTTACATGGGGTTCTACAGGTACGACAAATACACCAATTACAGTTGACTATCGTGATATGATTGTAATCAGACACAAAAAGGGCGATAACAATCTTATTGTTTATAGTTCTAACCTTGGTGGAGATGACGTTACAACAGAAGAGCTTACAAGAACGAGGTCAACGATTGCTGACAATAGTACGCTTGTGTTTGGCTGTTCTAAAGCAGATGACGGTAGCTATGAAGATTATGCTCATGGTGAAATATATTGGTGCAAGATATGGTATAAGGACTTAGGCGAAGCAGCTTGTAAGCAGCTTGCTTGCTGGACACATGAGAAAGTTGGATTTAATGTGTGTGGCTTCAAGAAGTATTATCTAAGTGATAATCCTTCTAAGCGTTGTAGTTTTACTATGCTTGCGTCTAATTTGCTTGAACGTAAGAAAATATATAATAGTCAATATACTGGTGGCAACGAAGGCGGCTGGGCAAAGTCTGAACTTAATACATTCCTTAACACTAGAGTGTATAATGCCATGCCAGTCCAGATTAAACTTCTTATGAAGCAGGTTACGGTTTCTTCATCTATCGGCAAGATGTCTAATGAAATAAGTACATCTGAATGCCATATCTTTATTCCTTCTGCTATAGAGGTGTCTAATGAAAGCACGTATAATGTCGAGCCGTATGTCAACGAAGCGACATATACGATTCCATATATGACTACTAACGACAATAGAAAACGCGCTGATGCGAACAATGTTTATTATTCTTATTGGTTGCGCTCGCCATTTGCAACATATAATGATTATATACTTGCAGTAAACTCTGTTGGTGAAGTGTATGGTTTCCAAAATGCGCCAACTAGTTATGGCGTGTTGCTTGAAATTTGTTTTTAGTCAGATTGTGGGTGGTGCATTTTGCACCACCCTTTCTTTGTAAATGTGAGGTGAAAATATGTTTTATAAAGTCATTAAAGACGGTAAGGTTATTGATGTACTAGACCGTCTTGTGTTTCTAAAATATCAGCCAAAGCACAATCGTATGATTTTTTGTGACGAAAATGAAGCACAGGCTATCTTTTCCTCAGACAGAGAACATATCTGGCATGAAGACACATTATATAACATCCCAGTGCGAGGATATGACACTGTTCATGTAGAAGAGATAGACGAATATGAATATAAGCAACTAAGGGTTCTTAATTGTAAGTCAATTTCCGAAGTAATAGATTGGTATACTGAGATGCTGATTGAGGATGGTGTTATCTAAACCATGAGACAATTTGTTGAATCTTTAAAGCGCTTATATAGAAATGGCAAAATAACTCAAAACAAGGTGACGATTTTATTTAAAGAAAATAAGATTACCGTACAGGGAGATAAAATATATGGAAGAAGAAAAGAAATATATTTTGTCTAATTAAATTAATATTAGTAAATCGAACCTGGAAACGGGTTCTTTTTATATGAGTAAAAACATGAGAACAAAAGGAGGAATGCTTATGGCCGAACAAAAAGCGCGTCATGCGTATGGCAAATCAGAGTCACTTCAGACAGCTCTGACTTCTGGCGCTATCGACGCTTATGACATCTTGTTCCTTGACGGTGATACACAACCTAAAATTGGTTGGGTTAAAAAAGATGGGACACCTGTCATTGTTGACAACGAACCCCGCGTGGTTAAAGTTGATTCATTGCCAACAGACGATGCGAAAGAAGGCGTTGTTTATCTATTTGAAGACAACGCATATTTTTGGAATGGTACTGGTTTTGTGTGTATCTCTAAATCCGCAGACCTATCTGCATTAGAAGCAGAGGTTGCAAAGAAAGTCGATGAAGCGACGGTTGATTCGAAGATTAAAACTGCTATCGATGCGGCTACTTTTGATGTAGTTGAGTTTTAAATCCTAGCTTTGGAGGCGATAAAACATGGCAGAAACGGTAAACACCGCACCCTTTTCTGTAATTGCTACGACCTCCGAAAGATTATCAAACTTGGTTATTAAAAATGGTCAGCTTATTTTCATTCAAGACAAACACAGGATTGCGTTTGACTTTAAAGATAAGCGAACATTTTATAATCAAATAACGGAGCTGGAAACGGATTATGAGAGAGGCACACTCTCTTCCCCGTCCAATGGATATTATTTTGTCATTGAGACTGCTGTTTTATGGTCTTATCAAAATGGTTGGGTGCAAATCACACAACGCCCAGATGACATTATATTCATAGGTACAGAGCTGCCAGAGCTAGGTAACGCTAGTGAAAAGACGCTTTATGTCGATAAGGCAAAAAAGGAGATATCTGTTTACGATAAGGATAATAATTCTTATCTCATCGTTGCAAATAAAACAGAAGGTGTAGGTGGCGTAATTGATACTGCTACCGAAGATGATATCAATGCGTTGTTTTAAACGCTGATATAACATAAGCAATATTATAGGAGGAACAAATTATGGCTGATTCTAAAAAGTATGTAGACCTTGGTGCGCTAACCCATTATGATGAAAAGATTAAGATTTTGATTGATGCAAAGGACGCTACCGCCCTTCAGTCTGCCAAGGACTATGCTGATTCACTTGCCAGTAACTATGATGGTGTTGGTACCGCGCAAACCCTTGTTGATGCCCTTGCTGGTGGCGCAGTTAAGACCAACACAAATGCTATCGCAAAGCTAAACGGTGCCGCTTCTGTTGAGGGTTCTGTTGCCAAGGCTGTTGCAGATGCAAAGACCGACCTTGAGGCAAAGATTACTGCCGCTGATAACAAGGCTGGTGCAGCTCAGACCGCAGCTAACGACCTTAAGACATATGTAGGCACTATCCCCACTGCTGCAAAAGCCAAGGATGTCGTATCTTATGTCGATGAGAAGACCGCAGGTATTGCAACCGATGCTTCTCTTGCTGCTCTTACAGCTCGTGTAGGCACGGCTGAAGGTAAAATTACAACTGCTGAAGGTAATATCCAGACCCTTCAAACTGACGTTGACGCAGTTGAAGCCAAAGTAACAACTCTAGTTGGCGAAGATGCAAGCAAGTCTGTCCGTACTATCGCCAATGAAGAGCTTACCAAGCAGCTTATTCCTGATAATGCCAAGGAGTCTCTTGACACACTTCAGGAAATTGCAAATTGGATTCAGAGTCACCCAGATGATGCTTCTGCAATGAGCGCTGCCATTGAGGCTCTAAAGACTAAGGTTGGCGACATTCCCGAAGGTGCAACAGCTACAACTGTTGTGGCTTACATTAAGGAGCTTGTCGATGCTGAGAAGACCCGCGCAACTGGTGTTGAGGGTGGCCTTGACACTCGCGTAAAGGCAGTCGAAGCTAAGCTTGGCGATGGTGAGGGTTCTGTTGCAAAGCAGATTGAAGCTGCGGTAAAGGTTGAGACTGATGCTCGCCTTGCTGCCGACTCTACTCTTGACGGCAAGATTACTACAGCTCAGGGTGCCGCAGATAAGGCTCAGGGCGATGTTGACACTCTAAAGGATGTCGTTGCTTCTAAGGCTGCTGCTTCTGATGTCACCGCTCTAACTACTCGCGTAACTACTGCCGAAAAGGACATCGATGACCTTCAGGCTGCTATCGCTGCTGACGGCAAGGTTACTGCGGCAATCGCCGATGCTAAGAAGGCTGGTACTGACGCTCAGTCCACTGCTGATAAGAACAAGACTGACCTTGCTACTCTTACCACTACTGTCGGCGGACATACCACCACTCTAAGCGCTCAGGGCGACCGTATCTCTGCTCTTGAAACTAAGGTTGGCGATGGCTTTGTTGCAATTACCAACGCCGAGATTGATAATTTATTCGCCGTAAAGGCTTAATTTAAAGTAATTTAACTTTATTCTATGTTGCATAAAATATAGATTTTAATCGCTATAGATTAGGGAATCAAGGGGAGATGGTGGCTTACACCCACCTCTCCCCCACTCCCCTACCCTGCCCCATCAAGCTATTTGTCAACGATAGGGGTGTATTTATGCAGAGATGTTTATTGCCATCTTTGCTTTTAATTGATTGACAATTTTAATTAAGAATAAAGACGATAATAAACACAAGGATGTGGTTTTGAATGGCTGAAACAAAATATCTAGACCAAACTGGGCTACAGCATGTGCTTGAAGGCATTAACACTAAGTTCACTAAGGTTGGTCATAAGCACACCAAGGCTGACATTACAGACTTTGCCCATACCCATGATGACCGTTATTATACCGAGAGTGAAATTGACGCAAAGGTAAGCGCTCTTAACACGGCCATCAGCGGCAAGGCTGCTTCTAGTCACACACATGACGACAGGTATTACACTGAGAGTGAAATTGATACAAAGCTTGCTGGCAAATCTGACACCACTCACTCTCATACCACACATTTGACCACTGAGATTGCGGCAAGCACAAACCTTAACACTCTTACAACTGCTGGTTGGTATAAGTGCCCTACCAACACTAACGCCGCTGGTCTTACCAACTGCCCGACAAAGAACGCCTTTGCCATGGAGGTGCTGTCAAATGTTGGCGTTACTCAAATTATTTACGAGTACAATGCTAATAATTCTCCAAAAATTTATACAAGGAGTCAAGGCGACAGCAATACTTGGGGTGCATGGCAGCGCATTTATACCGAAGCCGACAAGCCCACTCTTGGCGAGCTAGATGCTGCTGCTTCTGGTCACACCCATAATTATGCTGGTTCTTCTTCTTCTGGTGGTTCAGCCAATAGCGCGGTAAAGCTCGATAGCTCTGCTGGTTCTGCTACTCAGCCTGTGTATTTTGCAGACGGTAAGCCCGTTGCCACGACTTATACGCTTGGCAAATCTGTTCCTGCTGACGCAGTGTTTACAGATACAAACACTCACTATGCAAGTAAGAACGTTGTCGGCTCTCCTACCGCTACCACCAACACAACGACTGCTCTTACCAATGGCAATGTGTATCTTAACAGCGTTGAGAATGGTGCTGTAACCTCTGCTCATAAGATTAGCGGTTCTGGTGCCACTACTGTCACTACTGACACCAGTGGCAATATCATTGTTAGCTCTACTAATAGTACATACTCTTCGCTAAAGAACCCTTATGCTCTTACTGTTTCTCTTAATGGCACCTCTCAAGGTGCTTATGATGGTTCTGCCGCCAAATCAATCAATGTTACAGCCTCAAGTGTAGGTGCCTATACAAAGGCAGAGGTTGACGGCAAGCTTAACGGTAAGGCCAATTCTTCACATAATCACGCAGCTGCGGATATCACTTCCGTCAATGCATCCGCAATCACTGGTGTCATCGACGCTGCACACCTTCCTAGCTTCGTAGATGACGTTATCGAAGGTTATTACTCAAGCTCTAAGTTTTATAAGACAAAGAATACTGACGGCACATATGCCACTGAGATTACTGGTGAATCTGGCAAGATTTATGTCAATCTAAACGACAACAAAACGTATCGTTGGAGCGGTTCTGATTTTGTAGTAATTTCTGAAACTATCGCTCTTGGCGAGACTTCCACGACTGCTTATCGTGGCGACCGTGGTAAGACAGCTTATGACCATGCTGTTGCACATGGCTCTGCTTTTGCTTCTGGTCTTTATAAGATTACAACGAACGCAGCTGGTCACGTAACCGCTGCTACCGCCGTTGTAAAGGCTGATATCACTGGCCTCGGCATTCCTGGTCAGGATACTGTGTATACTCACCCGACAACTTCTGGCAACAAGCACATTCCCTCGGGTGGTTCCACTGGTCAATTCTTGAAGTGGTCTGCTGATGGCACTGCTGTTTGGGCTGCTGATAACAACACTTGGATTGCACTTAAAGGTGCTACTGCCGATGCAGCTGGTACTGCTGGTTATGTTGCTGCTCCTGCTAAGGGACAACAAAACTACTTCCTGCGTGGCGATGCGACTTGGGCTGCTCTTACTAAATCCACTGTTGGCCTTGGCAACGTAGATAACACAGCTGACGCTAATAAGTCGGTTAAATACGCTACAACTGCTGGTAGTGCAGGAAACGCTGCTAAAGCCACTAAAGCTGATACTGCTAACTCTGCAACTAAGGCAACGCAGGACTCTGCTGGGCAGCAAATCAATACTACTTACATCAAGTCTCTGACTGTAAGTGGCCGCACCATCACCATCACTAAGGGTGACAACACCACAACAACTATCACCACTCAGGATACTACATATGCAGCTATGACAAATGACGAGATTGATGCTGCATTCACGGAAGTATTTGGCAGCTAACGTGGTGGTTACCAATGATTATTCAAAAAAAAAAAAAAATAACATGGTAAGTAGGTGTGTCCGATGAGTTTTATAGACAACAGCGGATTAAAAAGAGTTCTTAGTAAAATAAAGACAATGCTTGATGGCAAGCTGTCTTTGACTGGCGGTACTGTAAGCGACTTAAATGCAGTTAAAGCAACCGCGTCCATATCTTCAAACGTCACACCGTCTTATACAGCTATTGCAGCAAGTCCGTTTGCAAGAGAGTTTTGGCATGACCACTTTGCTTTTTTAACAGGCGGTCATGTTATACAGAATCATCAGGTTACCACAGATGGAATTACATGGGCAGACGATGCGACAGATTTGTCTAACCTGTTTATGCAAAAGGATTCAAATGAGTTTATGCTTTTAAGCAAATCGCAGTTAGCCAGACGATTTACTATGTACTGTCAAAGCCTTGCTTACAGTTGTGTTGCTTGGTATGAGCTTGGTGTTTTGTATACATACCCATTCAGCAATTTTGAGGTTTATATTGAAACCTCTGATGATGGTAAAACATGGACAAGCATTCATAAATCTGTTGTTGATGGAAACTCTTCTCCTTATTTTTTTAGAGGCAACGGTATTAGTGGCAATATGTATTTAAGATTCACATTTACAAAGAAGGATAATTTCGATACAGGTAGCGTGCAAATATCTTGTTTGAAAGCATACACTTCTCGCAAGGGCAACCAGGGCCTTGGCATAGAATACGAATATCCATATAATTGGGATACGCATAAAAACATATTTCCGCACACTGATGGCAAAAGAATACTTGGTTCTGCTGATAAGCGATGGGGTGGCGTTTATGCCGTTAATATGTACGCAAGTACGTTTAACGGTGCCTCTACAAATGTAAAAAATCATGGTGAAGCAACAGACGATTCTGTGAGACATGTTTGGTTCTCTGATTCGAACGATGAAACTAAAAGAGTATATAATGACAATTTTAAATATAATCCTGTTAAAAACATGCTTACAACGAATATCAGCGGTAATGCAACAACAGCAACTAAAGCAGTTAGCGCGGATACGGTGCCTTCTATTACGGATACAGAAATAGATACGTTGTTTACCAATGTTTTTAAATAAAACACTTTAAACATTAATTCATTAACGAATTGGGTAGGCATTATTATATGCCTACCCTTCTTCTCGTTCATAGAACTTCACTTTTAAAGGAGGAACTATCATGGGTTATTTAGACAATTCTGGCTTGAGCAAGGTGTTCACTAAGCTTAAGTCTTTAATTGATAAGAAATCTGACAAGGGTCATACGCATAACTATTCTATGCCTGTGACTACTGCTGGCAATGGTGCGGCATATACCGCAACAGTAGATGGAATTACCACGCTTACTGTCGGCACAAGTATCACTATAGTGCCACACACTGTGAGCACAACCATATCTCCTACTCTTAATGTAAACAATCTTGGTGGTAAAATGATTAGACGCAGAGTCTCTAATGCGACGGGAACGCTTACATCGGGGTATGCGGAATCATGGTTAACCGCATCAAAACCAGTACAAGTAACATATGATGGCACGTTTTGGGTCGCAGATGTACCTAAGCCTAACGCAGTAGACATATTCGGTTCTGTTGCGATTGCTCACGGTGGCACTGGTGCGACTACCGCCAAAGATGCACTGAATAATCTTGGCATAACGTGGTCAACTACCGCTGCTCCTGACACTGGCACGCCTAATTCTATTTATATTCAGATTGTGTAAAGGTGGTAGTTATATATGGCTTATACATGTAACAACAGTGTTCAAGGGCAGACATACGTTATTGGTAACTGGACTCCATCGGCTACTAACAATTGGAGAGTTATCATATGTGGCGCTTATGCAGTTGCAGCAAGGTCAGATGGCGGAGTTGATTTTTATTATCGCTATTATGTACAAACATACGGCACTGTAAACACAACCCTTCAGTCCGCTTATTGTGGCGGAGGTAACTTCGGCAAAAACATGGCTGGTACATATCTTCAGGGTGCTTCTGGTGAAGACTGGTATTATGGAACCAAATGTAAAAGCGAACAATATGATTACATGGTTACTATTCCACGCGATGCTGGCTGGAACATTAATGAGACGAACTATGTTGGTTGGGTAGGCGGCTCTGGAACAGTTTATAAAACTTCAGTTACGATGTATTATGAATGTCCGAAGTCCGTGAAGTATGATGCAAACGGTGGCTCTGGCGCTCCTGGAACACAAACAAAATATTATAACAAGACTCTAACTTTGAGTTCGACAAAACCCACTCGCACTGGATATACATTCAAAGGATGGGCAACATCTAAGACTGCCACAACTGCAAATTATCAACCTGGTGGAAGTTATACTGCTAACGCAGCGACTACTCTATATGCTGTATGGCAACAAAACTGTTTAACTGTAAATTATTATAGTAACTATGCCACCAGTTCATTTAGCGGTGCATTAAACACTGTGGGGGCAAATAAAAACGTAATAGTGAGAACTTCTAATTTTTATTATGCTACCGCATACACAGATGGCCTTCACAATTATACTGCAAGCTCTAATGGCACATATCTAGCAAGAACAGGCTATACTGCAACTGGTAATTGGGGTACAACCACAAGTGGTGGCACTCTTGTGAATCAGGACACGTCATTTGCTTCTGGACAGGCATTAGCACAGGCGCTCGGGAAAACTTTGGCATCTAGCAATCAAACGGTCAATGTTTATGCTCAATGGAGAATTAACACATGGTCTGTTACTTATAACAAGAATACCACAGATACAGTTTCCAATATGCCAAGTAACCAGACTAAGACGTATAATCAAACGTTGACACTTTCTAGCAATACGCCTACGAGAACTGGATATACGTTTCAGGGTTGGGCAACATCTTCTAGTTCAACAACTGTAGCATATAAAGCTGGTGCAAGTTATACGGGCAATGCAGCGCTAAATTTGTATGCAGTGTGGCAAATCAATGCATGGACAGTTTCATATAACAACAATGGCGGCACTGGTACAATTGCCAATCAAACCAAGACCTATGGCAAAGCACTTACACTTTCAAATGGTAGCGGATTCAGTAAGACTGGTTATATTTTAAAGAGCTGGAACACGAATTCTGCTGGCACTGGAACAACGTATAATCTTGGAGCTTCTTATACTGGAAACGCAGCACTTTTATTGTATGCTCAATGGCAAATCAATACATGGGCAGTTACCTATAATAAGAATACTACCGATACTGTTGAGAGTATGCCGAGCAATCAGACTAAGACATACAACCAGACTCTTACTCTTTCAAGCAACATACCTGTAAGAATAGGATATGATTTTCTTGGATGGGCAACATCTGCATCATCAACTATAGTAGCGTATAACCCAGGAGCTAGTTATACGAGCAATGCAGCGTTGACATTATATGCTGTTTGGCAGGTTAAAACTTATACAATACATTTTGAAAAGAATGCCAACTTTGATACAGTTACTAATATTCCAGCAGATATCACGAAAACATATGGCGAAACAGTTATAATACCTAGCCAAGTTCCACAAAGAAAGAATTATAAATTTATTGAATGGGTTGACAACGGTGCCAATCCTAATTTCTATAAACCAGGTGACACATATATTGATAACAGAAACGCAACCTTATACGCAATATGGGAATTGGCTATGTCTACTGTCAGTATATATGATGAAAATAACGCAAAGAAAACTGGAATGTGTTTTTTCTATGATGAATATGGAAACAAACATTATGCAATTATCAGTGTCTATGATTCAAATGGTCAGCGTCATGCAGTGAAGTAGTATCTTCTAGAAAGAAGGTGATGCCTATGCGTTGATTTTAAGAGTGTTTGTATTTGTTTTAAATAAATTTTTATTATGCAAATTTCATAAACCACGAGCTTAGGAGGGTATTATGGGTGCCTTTGAACCTATCTATTCTAGCGATACTGTTTATTATGGTGAAAATATCAATCGTTTTCTAACAACGGATATTGATACTTTCGAATCAAATATTACAGCGCTTCAAACAGCTGTGAGTGGGCTTGGAAACACATACGCTCTTAAGAATCATACGCATACTGGATATGCAACTGCAAATGACATTGCATCGTTGCAAAGTGCAATTGCTGGTAAGGCAAATGCGAATCATACCCACAGTGGATATGCCACCACTTCTGACATCACGACACTGCAAACTGCGCTCGATGGCAAAGCAGATGCGAATCACACTCACACTGGATTTGCTGTGACTGGTCATATACACGATGACAGGTATTATACTGAAACAGAAATTGACAACAAGCTTAGTACCAAGGCTAACGCGACTTCGCTAACAGACCACACTAGTGACGCAGACATTCACGTCACTGCTGCAAATAAGACGAATTGGAATGCAGCGTATACACATGCACAGGCAGCACATGCACCTAGCAATGCAGAGGCAAACCAGAACGCATTCTCTTATTTCAAGATTGGCAATACAAGTGTTGCAGCAAGCAGTAAGACTGATACAATCACATTTATCGCTGGCGACAATGTGACGCTTACACCAAATACTACAAACGATTCAATTACAATCGCTGCTGCTGGTGGCTCTACATATGTTCATCCTACTACAGCAGGTAATAAACATATTCCTAGCGGTGGTAGCGCTGGGCAAATTCTAAGTTGGTCTGCCGATGGTACTGCCGCTTGGGAAGATAACATCGTAAGCAGGGCCATTACCACATCTGGTACTGGTGAGGCATATACTGCTACGGTGCCTGGCATTACTGAGCTTGTTTCTGGTATCAGCTTTACGATGATTCCTCATGTGGTAAGCGCAAGCAAGATACCTACGCTCAACGTGAACGGCCTTGGTGCAAAGGCTATACGTCGTAGGGTTTCTAACAGCACAATGACTACAACTTTCGCACCGTTTGCAAACTGGCTTGGCGCTAACAGGCCAGTCAGGATGTTCTATGATGGCACATTCTGGATTGCAGATTTTACCGTACCTAATGCGCTCGACCTTTATGGCACTGTGGAGATTGAACATGGTGGTACTGGCGGTAATACCGTTGCAAAAGCACGTGCTAATCTTGATGTGTACTCTAAGGCGGAAGTCGATAATTTGATTGCTCAAGCGATTGCTAATCTTTCAAGTTAATTTAGTTTAATTTAGGGGAGTGGTTTATTGCCACTCCCCTATTTATATAACATATACAAACAAATGATAACAAGGAGGTGATGCCCATGTATGAAGTAACCTGTTTAGACCTTGACGGCAATACTATCAACAACTTCTTTCAATGGGACATTGACCAAAAGATTGTGATAAAGGTCAAAGGTTGTGCAAGTGACTACCTTAAAATTGAACCAGAGGTACACTTCTCGAACAGTAAACGTGACGAAGCGCTTGTTGTAAGGTCACTTAGGACTGGTACTCTAAACAACGCTGCCAATGTTATGAGCCAACCTTCTGATGGCTCAGACACTATAGCCACCTTAAATTCTGGTGATAACATTATTTACACAGAGTACGTTCCAGATGTAGAAAATGTCGGCACTGCATATGAGACAAGTCGTGAATGGTGCGTGTTTGAATATAAGAATGCCAACAGATATATAAAACAGTCAAATATAACACGCGACATGGAGACAATCACAGTCAGCGTTCCTAATCTTTTGCTTCAAGAGCCTTATCCTTTGCTTGTGTATGTTTATCTAACCGACAGCGACGATGTGTCTTCTCAAAGGACTGTATTATACGCTGAGATTCCTGTAAGGAAAAGGGCAAAACCACATGATTATATGTATGTTGAAAATATTACAAGTGTCACGTCCGAAGAAATCAAAACAGAGATTGAAGCTGCCGTGGCACAGGCAAAACAGAATGCAATTAATGCAATCGACGCACAAAAAGAAGACTCAATCACAAAGGTCAAACTGACACAGACTGGCACCATAAATAAAATAAATAATATTATATCTCAAAACGGTCTTTCTTTAAGCACCAATGATGATGGAAACGGCAATGTGACTCTTGACATTCTTGTGAACCAATCTTAGTTTGGAGTGTTTGGTATGGCTACAAATTATTATAAAGAAAACATTGAGCGTATTACTGAACAGGCGCTTGAGCAAGAGGTACTAAATGACTTTGACAAGCTTAAATATGATGCAATCGATTATATTCAACAGCGCCATAGCGAAGCAAGCGAAGAAATCATAGCCGCTGGCAAGGAAACAGAAAAAACAATTTGGGATAGCATCAAAAAAGAGATTTCAAACAAAGGATATCGTATAGTTATTTCTGATGATAGAAATGGAAACGTAACTGTGGCAATGATAAAGGGGTGATAAATAGTGAGTAACGCAAAAAAGATGAAAACACTTAATGGGTACGAGGTATGTGATGCTGCTGCTAGGGGTCGAGTTTTCAGTGCAACAGCTACAAGCACAAATGGTATGAACTACTATGCCACTATAGACGGTATAGATAATCTTGCATCTGGTATAAGCGTTATGATAATTCCAGAAAAAGATTGTTCTGTTATCAATCCTACTTTAAATATAAATAATACTGGCAATATAGCAATTAGGCGGCGCGTATCTAATAGTGCGGTTACAACTTTGTCTGGTTCTGAACAAGGTTCTGAGAGTTCAGGTTTTATATCTAACTGGATAAAGAAAGGGATACCGATACGTGTGACATATAATGAAATTGGTAGCAGCGCTGCAATTCAAGCATGGGTCATTGAAACCCCTATTGCAGACCTTGGTTCTGGTGTATATGGTAAACTCAAAGTTGACCAGGGTGGTACTGGTGCCGACAATGCAGCCAAGGCACGAGAGAACCTAGGCATAACTTTAAAAAATCTCGGCATAGATTGGGGGACTGATGCTCCGTCTGAAGATATAAACAAAGCCAATACTATTTACTTCCAACAGATTTAAAATATAATTTATACTGTTAATTTCAATTGGTTATTTACGGAGGTGAAAATATGGCAACTGTTTTAGTAGAAAAATGGGGCAATTCTACTGGCCCAAATGAATATGCACAATTTCAAACATATGCTGCACTTGGTTATTCAGAAAAAGATGCTTCTAAAGGATATCATATTTGCAAACGGTGTTATGTGGCTGTTTCTACTGGTAACACAGGCTTTCAAGGAACTACCGCGCACACCAATTGGTCAGATGATTTTCAGATGTATTTAAGCGGGACATATGTTGATAGTGGTTGGGTAGATGGTGGATGGGTTAGCCCTGGTTCAACCTATTCTGTTGAAGGCGTTGCTTATTACGATTCTAGCAGTGGGACAAGATACACTTCTACCGCTTCTGCATCGTATACTGCGTCATCTAAAACTGTAACTTATGATGCAAATGGTGGTACTGGTGCGCCAAAATCTCAGACCACACTTGCTGATGCAGATGTTACATTGTCATTGACAGAACCAACTCGCGCTGGATATACATTTAAAGGATGGGCTACATCTAAAACTGCTACAACCGCAAACTATCAACCTGGTAATAAATATACCGCTAAATCATCTGTAACACTATATGCAGTGTGGCAAATTAACACTTGGACTGTTTCTTATAATAGTAACGGCGGTAGTGGCACGATTGCTAACCAAACTAAAACTTATGGTAAATCACTCACACTTTCAAAGAGCGGATTTACAAAAGTTGGATATACATTAAGCAGATGGGATACACAATCTGATGGAAAGGGAACATCGTATTCACTTGGTGCTTCTTATACAGGCAATGCAGCATTGACTCTTTATGCTATATGGACAGTAAATAAATTAACTGTAAATTATTATAGTAACTATGCCACAAGTGCGTTTAACGATGCTGCCAATGCAGTCGGTGAAGACAAGAACGTTCTCGTTTTAACGCAAAATTTTGCCTATGATACAAAGTATCAGTATGGTTTGGCAGACTATTCTGGCACAGGCGGCGCTGCGTATATGACACGCGATGGCTATAATCCAACTGGATATTGGGGAACAGAGCTAAGTGGTGGAACGCTTGTGTCTGAAAGCAAGAGTTTCGACACTGGTCAAGCGCTCGCAGAAGCATTTGGCAAGACGTTAAAGACTGGAAATGTATCTATTAATATATATGCACAATGGACAATTAAAACATATACAATTACATATGATAAAAATACCACTGATACTGTTGAGAATATACCAAGTAGTCAAACTAAGACACATGGAACTCCCATAAATTTATCTGCCAACGTGCCGACTAGAAAGCAATATAAGTTTTATGGATGGGCTACAACATCAACTAGCAGCGCTGAATATCAAGCTGGGGAATCATATTCAGTTGATAAAGATGTTACATTGTATGCAGTCTGGGAATTGACTGCATCTAAAGTCACTATATATGATTCGAATGGTAATCCTCAGAGTTATTTATGCTATGTATATGACGAATTTGGTGTGCCACATTATGCAATTGTCTCTATTTATGATGCGCAAGGAGTTCCACATAATGTGACTTAATATAAACGTTGTGAAAGGCGGCGATTCCATTGGGCTTTAAAAATAGACTGGAATCAATTGCAGTTTGTGATTCAGTCTAAATTCAATGAACCATGCAAGATTTAGTTTAAGCAAGTTTCGGCCTTCTATCAAGGGAGATTATCATGAGTGAAACAAGCGAACGGATTTTCAATCCCACCCTATCAACCGATGAGATTTATCGTGCTGGCAACACAAGTGAATGCTTGACTGATGACCTTGACGCAATGGATGCAATTCATGCTGCGTTACCTAACACATACGCTGCTAAGAACCACGCTCATACTAACTATGCAGCAAAGACACACACCCATACAGAATATGCTGCGAAGAGCCATACTCATAGTTATCTACCTTTAAGCGGCGGTACACTTACTGGCAACATAACAACAAGCAAAGATATTAATATGGGTGTTGAGGCAGCAATAAACGGTAAAACCGCTAACGGTACATTGAAAAATGTGTTTATTCCAGTCTCTACTGCTGGTAACACCGCAATCGGATATGATAATTATCAGGATTCTAGCGGTACCACAAATATTTATGGTAACTCTGTGCGTATTTGGAGTAGAACTGCTGGTCTTGCTGGTGCTAATTACGGTGAGAATAAAGTGCTATGGAGCGGAGCGCAATACATGAAGGCAGATACGACAATAACATTATCCGATAGTGTGTCTGACCAACCTCATGGAATTTCGTTGGTTTTTAGCGCCTATGATGTTGCCAATACCGCACCTGTTAATTCTAGTTGGAATTCATTCTTCATTCCAAAATATGCCGCAGCCAATGACAGTGGTGGTGGATTCTCATTTATACTTGAACGTGGTGGAAAGCTATACAAGAAGTATCTTTACATCAATGATAATGACATAAAAGGAAATGCGGTAAATAATAATTCATCATTCTCTCTTATGGGTCAAACCGTCGATAACAGAAACATGGTGTTGCGTTATGTAATCGGCGTGTAATAGAAAAGATATAAAAAAAGGAGTAGCATTAAATTGCTGCTCCTTTTTTTTACGTTTTCTATTCTTCTTCTGCCTCCCATTCTTCAATGGTTTTATATTCATTCTTTTCTCTTATCTTCTTTACAGCATCTAAATCATCTAGGCTTAATTTGTCCTCATCCATAGCAAATACTAAATCACGATGAATTGACTCTATCTCCTTTTGCAAACTGTCCAACCTATTCAAAAACTTCTCTGCCGCTTTCTTATCTAATGCCATTGTATACGTCACCCCTTGGCAATATCTTTTCTATTTTGATTGTACCATGTTCTAACTCTGGTGTGAATAAAACACGAAAATCCCCAATGCGCAGACGATATAAATTTGATATACCACTCAGCTTTTTTATTCTGTTATGATTGTCTGGCAACTTGTTTATCTCACTGAGTATTCGGTTGTAATCCTGTTCACTTTGCTTCTTTAAATATTTGTATGCCTGCTTAGAATATACTATGTGCATTTCTTGATGTCTCCCTCCCTTTTATTATCTTATCAGGAGAGAGCTTAAAAGAATAATTTTATGCACAAAAAAAAGAGGCCCTGTTAGGAGCCTCTAAATGAACGACAATCTAAGTATATAATAATTTGGAACGTTTTATAACTGTTTATTTTTATGAGTGTAAGGTGCCATATGTATGAGTCATGTTGCGTAAACTTAACTGAAGGAAATGGATGATACAGTTTAAGCAATTCCCTACTCAAATCTGACTCAAAACCATACGACATTAATATAAGGTTTTGCTTATTTTAAGCAAATATAGGAAATCTTTGATTCCTTATCTACCAATGGTTCATAATTACTTACTCGTTGTTATCTCCTAGAACTCCAAATGCAAAGCCCTTATATATATTACTTTATTTACATAGTGTTTGCAAGCTTGTTTAAAAATTTTACGCAACTAATACGCAACTGCTTAAAAATGCAAAAAATAAATTTGCGCAATTTCTTACGCAAATCAATGTTTTACGCAAATACGCAAGTATATAGTATTAAAAAAAAGACTTCCTATTATAATAGGAAGTCTTCTGCTTTTGCTACTTCTTCATTCAGTTTGGTTTCTAAAAGATGTGTATATTTTAAAGTGGTAGCATAACTAGTATGCCCCATAATTCTCTGTATAAAAACAGGGTCTAATTTTTTCTCGAAACATCTAGTGGCAAACGTATGTCTGAAAGCGTGGGGATAAATATGCTCCATTTTTTCTGGCGTTCTACCTTCCATTACGGCATTGTATTCTTCTTTTTCGTTGATGTTCTTTAATACCTTTTCAATATTGTGAGATAATGCGTATCTCGTAACAGGAGAACCCAATGTCGTAGTGAAAACTAAATCGCCTAACTCTGGTCTTAGTCTCCATCTGCTTCCAAGTTTTGCTTTGTATTGGTCTTGTTTAACTTTCCAATCTTTTAACAATTCGCCCACATTTCCAAAGAATGGAATGGTTCTATAGCTGTTGCTTGTCTTGGGCGTAGTAAGATACTCCATTTTCTTGCCGTCAACATAGCCAATACTTAGACTTCTTTGTATCCTAATTGTTTTGTTTTGCCAATTTATATCTTGCCATTGAAGGCCACTGAACTCACCAATTCTCATGCCAGTAAGCAGCAATATTTGATAAGCTTCATTGTAATACTCATGCTGTATCTCGTCTAAGAACATTTTCATTTCACGTGAACTTAGAACCCTACGTTCTTGCACCGCCTCGTTCTCATCCTTGATGGCTATATTGATACAAGGATTTGATTTAATGATAGAGTTCATTACTGCAATATCTAAACACTCTCTTAATACACCAAGCGCTTCTCTTAATGTTCTAGCTTTAAACTTATTAAGCAACTCATTCGTAGCATCTTGCATATTCATATGAGATATGTTTTCTATCTTTTTATCTCCTATGATAGCAATATATGTGTTTGACACTTTTCTATGATATGCTCGCTTTGATACTTCACTCTTGAGAGATGGTTTTTTATATTTATCAAACCATTCTTCAAACCATTCATTTAAAGTTAGGTTCGGTCTAATATTTTTTTCATTTCTTAAAACTTTTATTTTTTCTTCTTCAAAACGTTTCTTTAATGTTGGGAGATGCATATCATATAAGCATATCTTTGCACCATTCACCATTGCACGCGCTTCGTAACGTTTATCTTTACGTTGGCTATATCCCCTTCCTAAGTCCTTGCCTTTAAGGTCTTTTCCCATGTTTGTCCACCTCTGGTTGTATTTATATAATTACAACTATATTGTAAAATGTATTTGCGCAAATTACAAAAGATAAGTTCTATAAAGAAAACTTGCACAAAAATGGGGCCTGTTACAGCCCCAAAATAATAGCATATATATATTTAGTTGTTATACGTGCCAATACTTGTAGTATAACCAATAACAGGCTTGTTCATCTCATCTTTTAGTTCCTTGTACTTCATCATATACCAATCTGCTTTTTTAGCATCTTCGATTGGATTGCCCTTGTATGGCGCTCTGTTCCTATACTTCCATACATTGCCTAAACAGAAGTCAGCCGTAACTTGCTTACCAAAAACAAGAATCATTTCATCAATACATTCCATAGAAGATTGATTATAATGAGCTGGGCTGTTTACCATGTCTTTTTCAGCTGTCTCATTATTTACGACATCTTCGTTATTAAAATCACATTCATCATACATCTTTCCAATGTAATCTAGCACACAATCAATTTCATCGTCGGTTCCAATAAATGTATAAGTCAGCTTGCACTTACCGTAAGCTGATTCACTAGAAATTGAACTATTTGTATCCATACTTACTCTCCTTCTTTATAAGTCTTGTTGTATATATCTGAACGTCCAACCTTTATGACTTTTTAAATCTCCATTTAAAACTTTACCAATTGTCCTTGCTGTCAATCCAAATTCTCTTGCACACTCATTTTGATTATTAAAAACATAAGAATCACCGTCGCTACTTATTGCTATAAACTTTTTCATTTTGCTTGGTTGATATTTCGCATTTTTTGACCTACTGATGAAACAACATGTGTCTTTTGAATAAACAAGATTGTTGTCGATAAACATATCCTTATCTAATTGAATTGAACCAGATATATATTTATCATAGTCAAATCCATTAATTTCTTTTATATCTTTTATGTAATTTTCAAAACACAACCATCTGTCATCTACAATAACTCCTTTGCCGCCATATGAAGGATACATATATGCATCCTTGTTATAGCATCGCTCAATCATTGCATACCATCTTTTAAATGCTAATTTATTAAATTTGGGATAAGTTGAACTTGCATTTCCTTTACACGCTACACCATAAATATGCTTACTATAATCGTCTCTAACACGTCCATATTTTATATTTCTTTTTTCTGCCATTTTCTTAGAATGTGTTTTTATAAATTCAACCTCGTAATAGTATTCAGTATTCTTACAATATAAATATTTATTTACTTTAAATTGTTCGCCGTTATTATTAATAAATATTTCTCCTACAATATCTTCTTTACCCATAGTTAAATTATTGTCCTTCCAAAATAAGTTCTTTAAAATAAGGAAGCGTTTCTACCCACGAACAAAATTCGCGCCATTCAGGAAGTCGATGCGACTTACGTTGCTGATAAATAGTCTTAAGTTGCCTATAGTTTGTAGTCATCGCAGCAGTTAGCTTAAACCCACAAGGATTTGTATACAAGAGACGGAGATAATCTTCTGGGTCTTTCGTTTCATTATACTTATCTTTAAGTTCATTCATAATATCAATGACGCGCTTATCTACATAATTAGAATATTGATTATCTAAGTCAAACTTGCTAATGCGATGCATGGTAGATTGACTAGAAATAAAGTCTAGAAAATGATAGCGCTCTGCTTCAGTCCACGCTTTTACAGTAAAAGTTAGGTCAAATTGAACAATGATACCAGTAAGGAACTGGTCATGTCCAGTGCCAGTCTTACATGATGCAAGCTTTGCAGATGTCTTAGTCACCTCGCCATTTAATGAATCAATATCTGTTGACATTGGGAACTTAGAACCGCGAATAGCATTCTCAAGTCCGTAAACATTAACATTGTTTACAACCAATTTATCTCTCCTCTCATATTATTACAATCGGTTATAAGAAGGCTGCAAGGCACGGCGATGACACTATGCCTTTGCAGCTCTTAACATATAACCTTACTTGTTATTATAGTAATCTGTCACTGCTTTGTCAAGCACTTCAAGATATTCGTCAAACATGCCAAGCGTATATACGTACTCTTTAAACTGCCTGCTCATCTTGCGACGTCTCATATCTTCATAGCAAGAGAACTTCTTATTCTTATACTTCTTTTTAAGTTTGTCTTCCATACTGGACAAAAACACGTTGTTTGTGTCTTTGATAATCGACATACCAGACATACCAGCCCTAGAAGAAATAGCCTTGTACCTCTCTGCGTATTCAGGTGGCAACTCAACATCGGACTTAGGCAGATTTTTAATTGAAAATGGCGACATATCTGCCCCACTTGTCTTGGGCTTTAGTAATGACGCAATAGTTTCCATGTCTGATGCAAGAAAATGAAATGTTACTTCCTCATCTGTCTCATCGTAGTCAAAAAACTCAACACCTTGTTTCTTTAACTCTTTGGTAATATTGTGACCACGTTGCTTACTTGGAATATATGCACCTAACATTGCCCTATGACTGTCATTTAACCCATAGTACCAAATCTCATTGCCATAATAGCAAGAGATATAGATTGAGTCTTCATCAATGTTGCCTTTTACATCTCTAGCAAAGTCATTGGTATCCATGTCTATCCGAGGAAGCAACCTATACTTTCCTTTATAATTTGTGAATAAGTAGTTTGCCATTAGATATACTCACCGTATTCATGTCCAGAAAGAACGCCCTTGTTTTGTAAATATCGCATACAACCTTCAACTTTCACCTTGATGCCTACAGCAAATGGATGGTTTGGATTCTTTTCAAGAATATACTGGAAGTCGTATGGTTGTAAGTAATCCTCGTCAAGAACATCGATGGAGATATCAGAACCATCCTTGGGAATAGTGACATTAAATGAAATTTCGTTGCTTAGGTTTTTACAATAGTACCAATTCTTTTCGTCGCAATCAGTAAAACCAATTTCACGCATCTTGTCATCTGATAGAATGTGTGCCTTGATTGCCTTATTTGTACCGTGTGAATTAACCTCTACGTTTTCCATTAATCCTCCTGGCTCTTTTCCCAGTCTTCATAATCATCGTCGTCGCTGATTCGCAGCTTGTCTGCCCAATCAAATTCACCACACCAATCCTCTGCGTATGTGAATGGGAAGTTCATCATAACAGTGCCGCGAATCATACAAAGAAATGCATCACTTAGATTAACACTGTCGTTACCAGACGCTTCAAAGACTGGCGTACTAGGCGGGAACCTACGGCATTCGCCATCTGATGTAAAATCAAACTTATCATCATTACTATAGCAATACCAATACTTGCAGTTTGCACAATACTTTAAATCACACATAAATACCCCTTACCAATAATGCTTGTTGTCGTCAGCTTCACGTACAAAACAGGCGGATATGAAACCAACAGCGCCGCCAATCAAACACCCGATGAGAAAATATGTCATACCCATCATCTTACTTGCTAGTATTAATAAGTGGAGAAGAACCATCTGGAACAACTACAAGATTGCCGTTCTTGCCAATTTCAGCAAGTGCATCAATGTAATGTTGCTGGATGACTTCAGGCGTTAGCGATTCTGCAAGTGCAGCATTTGCATCTGCTTCACCCTGTGCCTGGATTACCTTAGTCTCGGCTTCTACCTTTGCAGTCTCTTGCTCATTTTGCGCCTTTGCCTTGGAAATCTCAGCCGCCTGTGCTTCTGCATACTTGTCTGTAATCGTTGAAGGATAACGAATCTCCTGGACACTTACCTGCTCGATGCTGATACCACTGTCCTTCCACTTCTCAGTAAGCGCGTTTTGAATTGCCTGAGTAAAGCTAGTACGGTCAGTAAGCAGTGTAATGGTATTGAACTTACCAGCCACCTCTCGTGTCACGCTTCGCACATCAACGGCTGCAACATACTGGACATAGTTTTCTTGTGTGCCATAGTTAGCATAAAGCTCTTCGGCATAATCAGGATTAAGAGAATAGTTCACCTGAATATCAACCTCAAAGCTTGCGCCACTGGAATCGTTGCAATTTACCTGCGAACCACTAGCGCTACCACCGTTGTATGCTTCCTCGTTGCCACCCATGAAGCTGATTACATTATTGCGAGTTGAGTAAGTGATGGCACTGTCAAACGGCGACACAAAATGGAATCCTGCGTCAGTAGTGCTGCCAGTAATCTCGCCACCCATACCCTTGGTAACGACAACCTCACCAACATCCTGCTGATAAATGCCAGTAGAACAACCAGTAGTAAACACAGCGGCAAGCATAGCACCCATAGCAATTACAATTACACCTTTACGCATTTCGCTTTCCCTTCTTTTGATACTTCCTTGCGATGATTTCAGCATCGTCAAGCTTTTCAACATCATAATACTCTGTTTTCTTATCAATGAGTTTCTTAATTGCAGGCCAAAGTTTATCCCACACAATCTTTGCAATAAATCCTATCAGGGCAACTACCGCAATAAACTCAACTAGACGGATAAACAGAAACACTGCTGTCATTTAGTAATCACCACCTTCAATAATACTATAATCTACCAGCATGTCCATTACCTCAGCATCAAACATATCTGAATCATACCAAGGCAAGGTAAGATAATATGAGTAAATGTCAAACATCTTAGTGAACAAACATGCCATTTCAAGTGCATCTGCCCAACCAGTCGTACTCTCACACATCGAAATAGATTCAAATGTTAGGAATGAATCTTTGTCAAGCTCATCAATGTCAAACACAACCATTAAATTATTTACGAATGCCTGTAGGAATTCCTTGGTAAGCTTGCCCTTGATATATTCTGGAATCCTATATTGATTATAGAGTTCGTCGGTCAATTCGCTCATTACTTGCTCTTGCTCTTAAGATACTCATCGATATGTCCGATGCACTCGCAAAGCACTGTACCCAAAACAGCAATCATTGCAAGACCAACGATGACAATAGACATAATAGTTTGAAGGTCATTGCCTATAACAAACGAACTGTAAATTCCTGAGATAAGTGATAGGACGATTACAACAAAATCAACTGCTAGACTGATAATACTACCTGTGCTCATAACAACTCCTTTTGTCGAAACTTAACGTGTTTGCATTATACAACAAAGGCTGCGTGCATATAGTTGGCGATTAATTTGTTCACACTTTCTACATACACGCAGCCAATTAAACCTATCTTTATCTATATGCGACGTGATTTACATTCATAAGCCTGCCACAGCTTGGACAATAATTGAACTCAAACCATTTGTCGTAATAGCTGTCCTTACATGGTGTATAGAACACGATGTTTCTCATTCCAGTGTCTTCATCATAATAATTCACAAAGCCAGCAGCATTACATAGCGGGTCATGATTGCGATAGTCTTCAAAGTTGTCATAAATCTTGGAACAGCATTCACACTGTCTAATCATAACTTCTTCTCCTTTGAAACAATTATCTTAGATTATAAACAGGCCAAATCCAATTAAGGGCATCTTGAATATTTGGAAACTTATCTTCGTTATAATAACACCATCCGCAAACAAGTCTGTCGCCTTCACACGAGAAACTATTATCGATGGAAACGTCTCGTCCACACACTGTACACTTATGACGTAACTCATCAGACTTCTTGGTTCCATGCTTCTTGAACGTCTCGATATTCTGCTGATTGACTTCCTCAAAATTATCAATCAGCTTTGGAACGAATTGCTCTGACATACTCATATCCTATCTCTTGGAATACTTATATTGAAGAAGCGTAACAAGTTTATCCACGGTAATACTACATGGTGTTTGTAGTTTCATTGTTATTGGGCAATCTGAACTGCCATAGTTAGGACAATCTCCAATTTCAAATGTCGGATAATTATTTAAGAGGAAATCACATGGCCTATCCATATGCCCTCCTTTAAAATCGGAATTGTATCAATCGCTAAAGCTAAACTTTACACCACAATTCATACACGTACAATGTGTGGTTATATTGTTTCCAGTTTGATAGTTTCTTGCTACGTCTTTAATAATCATCGGATAAAACACAGCTGTTGTTGTTTGATAATCCACTCTATAAAAACTTGCGCCACAGTTAGGACAAATGTGCGTTGTATTATCCATATGTTCTCCTTTAAAACAATATTACATTGCATATATCTTTAACTGTTTAATACACTGTTAATCCTTTCCTTTGCAATGGCATAATATTCTTTATCAAGTTCTATACCAAGAAATCTACGGTTATTTAGCAACGCCATTTTACCAGTAGTTCCACTACCTGTAAATGGGTCAAACACTAAATCATTCTCGTTACTCCAAGAAATAATATGGTCATTTGCAAGTTGTTCGGGAAACACCGCTGGGTGATTACCATATCCCTTTTGTACTGGAATATACCACCAATTATTTCTTTTTGAGAATTTTTTATTTGGTTTTCTCTTTTCTATCTTTATAGTACCATCTGGCTTTCTTCTGCCAGTTCCGCTTCTATCAACGCCATAAGACTTGTTTGGCTTATCATAGATTAGATTGACTGCTTTTGGTTTGCCTTTTGAAAATACAAACATATATTCAAAATTTTGTGTGTAACACTTGTTACTGCCAATTGCACCTCCACCATCTTTCACCCAAATCATTGTATCATGCAGATTAAATCCGCACTCTTTAAAAAACAATGCTTGTTTAAAACTAGTGTTGGTTTCATTACCATTAACAGTAGCATCATTAACAACCCATACTAGTACACCGCCATCAATAGTAGTTCGATATAGTTCTTTTGCTATATCTTTAAATTTATCAAAGCACCATTGATTAATATTACCATTGTATGTTCTGAGATTATCATACGGAGGAGATGTAACAGTTAGGTCTATTACACTATCAGGAATTGACTTCATTAACTCAAGACAATCACCTTGTAAGAGATTAACTCTCTCTCTCTCTCTCTCTCTCTCTCTCTCTCTGCGGAATTTCTATCACTGTTTCATCTGCCACAGTTTTCCTTCCTTTAAAACACGTATTTTAACTGTTTATTGCGTACTCTATATAAATACTTTTCATATTCTCTCTAAGCTTTGTAACCTTTTCTGGTTTAAGTTCTGGCCTTTTTTCAAAGACCTTTCTCCTTGCTCTAGTTACAGATGCAAAATTTGGGCAAGTTGTTTCATTTCTTGTTTCTAAAAAACTTTTCAAACTTGCGGAAGATACCCCTCTATTAAAATATTCGCAAACATATAAATAAAGAATATCATCATTTTCTCTGGCATCTTCTTTTATTTCAAGAATTCTTTCTACTACATCTTCTATTTTTTTTAATTTCTGCATTGCTCGCTCCGTTATTAATAAAATAAGGGCGGCAAATAAGATTATTTGCCGCCTTATTTAGTTTATTTAGCGCCCAGTGCTACCCATACCGCCAGTTCGCTTCTCAGTTACATCATCATCAAGCGTGATACCGAACGGAACAAAGATTCCTTGACAGAACTTATCACCCTTATTGAATGGAATATTCTTTGCAAGAGAACTATCATTGGTTAGCTTAATCATAATGTGGCCCTCATTATTAGCTTCAAAATAATCACCATCAATAATACATGTATGATTCGCCATTCCCAGACCATACTTGAAGCCAAGACTGCTACGGGGATAAATCATTAATACCCAACCATCATACATCTCACAACGGATACCAGTCGGAATCTTAATTGACTTGCCAGACTTAAGCGTGAATCCCATAGGCATATGTAAGTCATAGCCAGCAGACATCATAGTGGAACGAGTAGGAAGCTGAATGCCATCATATGTCTCACGAATAGCAGCGTCAATCTGAATGTCAACTTCCTTAGTAACAGGGTCAATGTAATCCTGCTCATCGGCATAGAAAGTGTCTAGCCAATCCTTGCGGAACTGTTGATACGAAACCTTGTGAAACTGCGAAACCTTATTCATATTTTAAATCCTCTCTATTTTAAAATTATTTTAGACAGTTACAACGCTTACCTTGTCACTTACAGGAGTGTAAGTGTACTCCCAATACTTAATAATAGTACAATCAATTTCCTTGTCGGTTTCTAGTGAAACACTGTAGTCGTTCTTTGTAAGCATGACTACGGTGTTACCAACTACTTCTTCATAATCATATTCACTTTCATAATTTCGCTTTGCAATAATAATGAAACATGGATTATTGTTCATAGCATCTATCCTTACTTGTCATAAAGTACAATTTTATTTTGCTTTAGAGTTTCCTGCACATCAATAACCCTTTGATTCGAACTACCACGCCAAGGCAAGCCGATATCTTTTAGTTCTTCAACGTATCTGTCATCAACAACTACATCACATAGTTCTAGTACCTTTCTACTGAACTGATTGTTAATTACGTATTCAAACAGATAACCAGTATATAACCAAATAACTTTATCAGGCAGTTTGTTTTTAATCTCAACAATTAACTCATAAATGTCAAAGACGTTTTCATATGAAAGTGGTTCGCCGCCAAGAATACTGATACGCTTAATGTATGGTCTTGATGCAAGTTCAAGAAACTTTTGCTTTACATCATCATTCCACTCTTTGCCACCATTGAAATCCCATGCAATTGAATTGAAACAACCTTTGCAATGAAGGTGACAACCTTGTACAAATAGCGAGATACCAATTTGTCTACCATTACAAACGTCAAATGGAATTACTTGTGCATATCTCATTAAAACACCTTGCCTTCATGCTTTACCCTATGTGCCACTTCATCTTGTTTACCAAGATTAAATGCAGTAGTGTAATTCCCAGTAAGGTAGCCTGTCACTCTGCGAAGACGTTGAATGTTGCTACCACCACAAATAGGACAAGTGTTTCCAATCTCATCTGTATAGCCACAATCCATACAGGTGTCACAAGGAACATTGATTGCAAAGTATGGAATATCCTTGTCCATAGCATAATTGACGATATCTTCTAGCGCTTCAAGGTTATGCTTTACAGTTGAGGGCAATTCTACGTAAGTGATGCAGCCAGCGCTACTATAGCCAGTAAGTTGAGATTCAATGTCAATCTTCTCAAACGGGTCAAGCTCTTCCCATACTGGAACATGCATAGAGTTTGTAAAGAATTCCTTGTCTGAAACGTTTGGAATCTCACCATACTTTTGCTTAAATTTCTTTAGCGCAGTATAGCACAGATTCTCAGCAGGAGTGTAATACACACCGAAATTAAGCTTATATTCTTCCTTAAACTCTGCACATCTGTCTTTAAACAACTGCTCAATTCGCTTTGCTAGTACCATACCCTTTTCAGTTGTCTGGTTGCATCCGATAAGAAGCTGAAGCGTTTCTGCAAGACCAAGCTGACCAAGTGCTAGAGTACCGTGCTTTAGAGCAGACACAATGCCTTCTTCTGGAACATAGCCTTCCATTGTGCCGTTCTCATACATAAAGTGCGAAGAATCAGGTGATTGATTTGCAATCCAGTTGAATCGCTCAATAAGCATATCCTTCGCTTCATGAATCTTTTCGTCAAGAATACTCATAAACATTTCAACGGCCACCTCTTCTTCGTTTCCATGAAGAGATGCAGAGGCTTGCTCAACTGCTTCCATTGCAAGTGTAGGCATAATAATGGTTACAGGACAGATGTTGCCGCGACCATCCTTTGTCTGGCCCATACCATTGATGTCCCAACCATTCGCAGTCCTACATCCCATAGTAGAGAAGTAAGTCTTAGGGTCGTTCACGTCATATCCAGCATTGCCACTCCAATCTACGTTTGCATAGTTTGGATACAGCCTTTGTGCAGTTGACTTAAGAGCTAGCTGGAACAGGTCATAATTCGAATCTCCTTCCTTACGGTTCACACCATTCATACATTGGAAAATACCACATGGGAAAATAGATGTCTTATGGAGCATACCAATTCCCTTAATTGACGTATCTAGTAACGCTTTTGTTACAAGCCTACCTTCTGGCAGCGTACAAGTTCCGTAATTAATTGAAGTAAACGGGAGCTGGTTTCCACTACGTGATTGTAGTGTATTTAGATTGTGATACATACCCTCAACAGCTTGATATGTTTCTTTTGACGTCATGTCTAAGGCATATTTGTAAAAGTGCTTAAACTTCTTAAAATATTCGTCCTCAATAGAAGGCATGTCCTGAATAAAACTTTCATAACTTTCTAGCTGATATTCTTTTGGAAGATATACGGAAGATAATTCTCCTTCAATATTTTCTTCTGCAAGATAAATCATAGCATCTTTATAATGTTTATAAAAACTTTTACGTACATAAGGAACCATCGTCCAGTCGAGATGGGTGGCGCTTACGCCGCCGAACTGCTGTAGTGATTGCAGCTGGAATAAAACGGCAACGAGCTGGAACGCAGTGTTGATAGATTGGGCAGGACGAACATCTGTCTGACGGGTATTAAACCCATTGGCAAGAAGTTTATCGAGCGGCAGGGAAAGACAATTATGCATACCAACCGCATAACTATTAAGGTCATGCACATAAATTTCGTTATTCAGATGATTATTGCGCGACATTTCTGACATGCAATAATCAAGTGCATATTGCTTCATTACTTCATTGCTTGCTTCACCAATCCTGCCGCCAAAAGAATTCTCATCAATATTAGCGTTTTGATTTTGAACGTTGGATGCAGTCAACTTTTCAGAAACAAGCTTGATAAGCATACTGTTTCGGTCACGAATCTTAGTGCGTTCATTGCGATATAGAACGTATGCTTTAGCGACATCCTTTCGAGAGCTTTTCATAAGCTTCGTTTCTACTGCATCTTGAATATCTTCTACAGACATTTCATCGTTTTTGATATTAGATATTTCGGCTGCAATCTTATTTGCAATCACTTTATCGTCTTCGGTTACTTCGCCATCGACACTTTCAAAAGCTTTGTTGATTGCATTTGTTACCTTGCTTTGGTCATAAGCAACCTTGCGACCATCGCGCTTAATAACTACTTGCATACAATACCTCCTTAAACATATAACCTTAACAACTAAATAACAAATATATTCAGCTATCAGGATTCACTTTTGAACATAGGTCATTATACTCTTTTGTATTTAAGAGCACAATACCAATCACAGAATCTTCATATATCTTACTGCTCATCGAAGATATTCTTATCGTATACTTGCACCTGAGTTACGCGAGCCTCCCAGGATTCGTCATACCTAGACACATCTCCATACAGCCTTACCATGTTAGGCAGCACATTGGAATCTACGATGAACTCGCTAACACAATCACTTTCAATCGTCACCGCATTCATATCATCGGTATGCGCATCATCTTTTTGGTCTGCAAGAATACAAGGAATAATAGTACTATTGCCAAGGATAAGGTCAACATACTGTCCAATTTCAGTTGTAAAATATGAGCCAAGTGCAATACAATATCTATCTCCTACCATTCTAATGCCAGACTCTTTATCGGTGTATGCATACTCGTTCTGCAACTTGTATTGCAGAGAAGTCTCATCGGTGATAGTCCTGTAATCCATATAAGACTTGAAACCTTCTGTTGCTGGCGCTGAATACATGACAAAGTTTTCTTGATGTGCTACTTGCTCATCTTGTACAGTGTCGTTTTCTACAATTTGCGCCGCAACACTTTTATATGGTTTTGCTGTCGTGCCAATGCCAGTGTCATTAGACTTTACGTATCCATCAATCATATTATATACCGCATAAGCACACACAACTACGAATACAATTGCGGCAACCAAAACCACAGTTTCTACGGTCTTGTTCTTCAATTCAAACACGCCCTTTCAACATATATCCTTAACTGTACTTTATTCATTATACTCATCTCCAATCTCTTTGCTCTCTTCATTAAACTCAATCAACATATCCTTCATAAATGTATGACGTTCAACGTTCTCTTTCTTATGAACAGCCCTATTGATAGTCTGTATATCGCCAATATGGAAACACTTCTTCTTAGTTCGTGTCAATGCCACATATAGAAGATTAGAATTCAGCATGAACGTATGGCTTGAAGGTGTACATACAATCACATAATCTACGCCTGAACCTTGTGATTTATGAATTGAATATGAATACCCGAGGCCTACATCATCTGAATTCATATCACCTTGATAATACTTAACTTCAATACCATCAAAGTCCACTACGGCATAGCGACCATACTTGTCTTTATCAAATCCTTTAATAACGCCAGTATCACCATTTGCCACAAATGCGGTATTCTCTTCATCGTCAGCAAGAACAGCATTATAATTGTTCGACTTTTGTAGAATCAAATCGCCTACATAATATACAACTTCGTTACCTTCCTTGCCAACCTTCATACAATTCTCACTGCCGCAATTTTTATTTGCCACCTTTTGAATCATATTGTTTAGTTCTATTGCGCCACATTCGCCAACGTTTTTAGCTGTAAGAACACGGATGCTTTCAACATCAACGCCGCTATTTAAAAGCTTCTTATACAACGCTACTGCCTGAATACCCATTGACTCCGACGGCTTGTCGATAAATATATAATCTTTATTCTTGCCAAACGTTGTAGCTGTGTTTTTCATACCGTTGTTAAGGTACTGTTCTCCACAACGAATTCTCGTGGCTATATTGAGCAAACCGCCGTCTGTATACCTAAAGATTTGGGTAAGTGTCACAGTTGGAATAAGCTTGCTATTCATAAAATCATGTAGCAAATTACCACATCCAATAGAACAAAGCTGCGCATTGTCACCAATAAGGAGAAGCTTGGTAGTTTCAAAATCTATCGCATCAATAAGATGTGAAAACAAATTTACACCAACCATAGAACTCTCATCCACGATAACGATATCTTGACTAAGTTTGTTGTCTTCGTCAAAACGCCACCCGCCGTCTGGTGAATAACCAAGCCCCCTATGTATTGTGGAAGCCTTCTTTCCAGTGTACTCTGAAATAACCTTACTTGCCTTTCCTGTAGGTGCGAGTATTAGATAAGACTTATCGTTGTCTTCAAGCATATTGATGAGCGCCTGTGTTGACGCACTCTTACCAGAACCAGCAAAACCATTTAAGATACAAATATTGTTGTTGCATACGTTGCGAAGCATTTGTATCTGTTCATCTGTTAAGTCAAAATCGCCGACCCTTCTATATTTCTCAACGTCATAATCCCACACATTGTATGCATTATTCAAGCCACCTGCAATTGCAATTGCAATCTTGCGTTCTGTTTTATATGTTCGTTTAAGCGCAATATCCATTGTGCTTTTATCATAATAGATAGAATCACTCTTAATTGCTTCAGCGAAGTGATTAGCACAAGCAGGCACAAGCTCAAGACATTGTTTCCTTACATAAGCAAGATTTGTCTTTGTGTTACCTTCATTTTCATTTTGTTGAAGAATATAAACAATACAAGCAAGACATCTATCAACACTTTCCTTAACGTTATAACCAAAGTCAATGACGCCTTCTTTTTGCATCTCAATGGTAATGGCATCAGCCTTTTTGAAGCCAATTCCATCAACTCGCATTAATGTTGTATAAGGCTCTGTCTTTAACTTAAGCCTTAGTGTTTCTACCGAAGGATATACTTTGTAAATCTTTGTTAGCATCGACATGCTAAGCAGCCCCTTAAACTCTGCTATAATGTCAAACAATATTTCACTTTTAATAATTTCCCTACAAATTTTTGCAAATGTTTTTTCCTTGATACCAGGTAATTTAGACAAATCTATATCGCTAAGATTGTTGTCCTTTACTCGCTGCACAATATCAGGATATACATTATACAACGTGGTTGCCTGTCTTACTGGGAGTATTTGGCTTAAAAACGTTAATACGTCTTCCCCGCTTCTATGAACGTCACGCCTAATGTTCTTAACTTTATATGTACAACCATATTTCCCGTACTCTGGAACAGCGGTAATCTCATACTCTATACCAGATGTAAGAATAGGCAAATCGCCACTGATACTCACATTATTAAAACTGTTTAGCTTTATAAATGGATACGCGCTCTGGTTGATTTCCATTGCATATATCCTAAAGCCATCTCTCTCAAAGACTCTCTTGACTGGTGTAGCCTTAAATACCAACTCGTTTTTATCTTTCATACTTCACCACCTTTCGCATATAACTTTAATTGTTAGTCATTCTTGATGACTTCGTACTCTTCGAGAATTGCTTCTCTTTCATCTGTATCAACCCACTTACCATCAATAAGCTTCTTTCTAAACGCATAAGTGATATAAGGGACACGCAGCACTGCAAACTGTCCAAAAGGCTGGGCCTTAAAGATAGCCGCTTGCTTAATCCTGCACCTTACCTCCTCACCATTATGAATGCGACGCAAAACAAGCGAAGGCTTTGCACTGTCCTTATAAGTAGTATAGTCTGCGACAATATAATAATCATCAGACATATCCGCATTCACATAATCTGTATAACTAAGAAACTCTATGTCCGCCTTTACCTGGTCAACAACATTTAAGCTCTCATCCTTGAGCCTACCGCACAACTCATTGATAAGACCATCGTTATCAATACCACGCCACTGACTCTTAGTCTCCTTCTCCGCATACTTTACCATAAGATAGTCACTGATACCTAACTGCTCCATCTTACTCTTAGCTAATACCTTAACGCTTGCAAATTTATCATAGATATCTACGATGTTCAATAGGTATTTGTTCTTTCCATAATCTGAAAAGAAGTTAAGCTTAATAAGAATCGCAAGTTGCTTAGAGTTGATGCTGGTCTTATCCTTGATATCCTTAAGCAGGTCAATGAAATTAGAATACTTGTTCTTTGACAGTTCCATAAGCTCGCTTGCAATCTGAGCGTTGCAATATTTAACTGACTCAATACCCTTATAGATACTGTTGTTCTCTTTGTCCATAGTGTAATCAGCACCAGACTTCCCAAACTTAATAGGCTTTAGCTTTACTCCAAAATACGGAAGCTCTGCAATTAGATTTGAAGTCCTAGTCATATCACCAGCATACAGGGTTAGGACAACAGTAAAATACTCAAGAGGATAATGAGACTTAAGATAGGCACCGTACAAACTATCAACGGCAACAGAAAGAGAATGAGAAGCATTGAAAGAATACCTTGCTGCATCCTGGACAACCTGCCATGTGTCAGCAAATCCGTCAGATGTACCAAGTTTCTTCACCCACCCTTCTTCAAGTTTCTTATGAAGTTCGTCAAGTTCTTCTTGCTTGAACTTCTTCTTTGCAATCTTCTTAATGATATCGTAAGTACCTTTTTCCTCGATACCCAACCAAACCAGATACTTCATGATGGACTCTTGGTATAACAAATAGTGGAACGAGTCGTTAAGAATACTATCAAGTGCTTCAACACCAGTTGAATACGGTTTCCTATCAAGGAAGTTATTTACCAATGACGCAAATCCTGGTCTAATGGCAGCAACCCAAGCGGACATTTCCGCAAGAGATGTTGGTTTGTACCTTTTCAGCATTTGCTTGCCAATGTCAGAATCAGATTGGTTGATTGTCGTGGTTAATCCTTTGGCATAAACATCCCACACCTTATCATCGCAATTCTTAAGCAGCGTTTGAATGTTATCAATTGGCCTACCGATAAGTTTATACACCTTATCAATAATGTCATAGACTTTGACCGTTAGATAATCATTCTTCAGATACTTATACACGTCACAATTGTAACCATCGAGAGCACAGCACATTACGTCACCAACTTTGATAAGTCCAACCTCATCGGGGATTGGTTTATCAAGAAGAAGGAATGAACAAGGTGACGGTGCGATGCTTTCAATCACACCACGAAATACCTTGCTGTCTTCGATTACGCTTGCCCACCTTCTATCTTCAAGATGCTCATCAAGATTCTTTGCAATCTCATCGTAATCATTGATGTTATAGCCATTTGCTTTACACCATAGCCTGAATGCAGACGATTCTTGGAGCGGCTTATAGGCAACCATATAATAGATGCCTTCCTCACCAAGGATATCTTTTGATGCCTTGATAACAGGTTCTACGTCTGCAAAGTTAAGGTCGATATCTGGAAGTGAGCGAGAACTAAGAATGCGTTCAGCGCTCATAAATCTAGTAGGATATAGAGTAATCGGAGACTTCAACCTGTCAATCTCAGTAAGACCAAGAAGATGGTTAATATAAAATGAAACGCTTGAACCGCGACCACTGCGAGTTAAGATTGCGTTATACTCGTTCACTGCTTTCTTAACTACTTCATGGTCAAGGATAAAGTAGTCTGCCATACCACAGTCACTTACGATTTTAGTTTCGTAATAGATTGCTTCTTCATACTCTTTGATTCTATCAGCGGGAATGTTCGACTTCTCCTTCTTCCAAGCATCTTTGATAATCTTTCTTAGAGCAGCATTGCTATCGCCTTTCGTAATCTTGGGAATCTTAAACTCGTAATCAAGATGGATGCCTTCAGAATTATCAAACACAAGAGTGTTGTTTAGTGCTTCAATAATCTGCTCATCATTTAGAACACCTTGAGTCTTATACCTTTGAATGATGGTATCGGAATCAGGATAGTCGAGAATGAAACCACCCTCATCTTCATATGTGATTCCCTTAGCCTTTAGGAATAGGTCACGATACTTTGCATCTTCAGGCAAAATATAGTGGCTATCGTTGGCGTGAATGAGCTGAATACCATACTTGTTTTTTACTTCAAGCAGCTTCTTGTTATGCTCAATCTGTACAGGAGCGTTATGGTTTTGAACTTCAAAGTATAGGTTGCTGCCAAAATGCTTGTACAGCGGAATAAGAAACTTCTCTTCCCAATCATCACCCTTGAACATACGTGAAGCAACACATGCAGTTGTAACAATAGTGTCCGTAGGAGTAAGTGACAGTAGGCACTTCATGTCGATACGCGGTTTATAATAGAAACCATCTGTATTGGCAATAGATAGAATCCTATTGATTTCCTTGCGTGCCTTCTCAGTCATAGCTACCAGCATGATGTGATAATTGGCACGAGAAGTTTTGTCGTACATATCATCTACATAATATGCTTCAACACCATAGATACACTTAAGTCCATACTTCTGACACAGTGTATATGCTTCAAAGATATTACCTTGAAAGCCATGTTCTGTTGTCACATACTCAGTATGTCCCAGCTCTACAGCACGCTTCATATAGTCTTCGGGCTTAACAACACAATCAAGACTACGGATGTTAGAGTAATGAGAATGGCGGTGATAGTTTACATACCTCATGGCGTTTCACTCTCCTTTCAATCTTTACAAGTTAAGGGAACTTCCTAAGTTTCCTCAAGAAGTTCCCTATCATTATAGCATATATATTTAGTTGTTGGAACAAGAATTTTTATTCATAAAATCTACATAGTCTTTAAAATAAAACTTTTAAAGCATAACCACAAGCAATCTACCAGGCATTTTATTTTATCGCTTAAGCTCGTTCCACCACTTAAGAGTCTCTTTTTCTGACCATTCAACCTTTTCGTTACTATATGATGTTCCGCAATCGTTGCAATGTGCATACCATCTCTCATTATCATCGCGGTCTACATCGTGTACTACCTCTGTATTTTCACTACCACAAACGACACATGGCTTTGGTTTGTCAGCCTGGGCAGAAGTGCTCTTTAACAACTCCATGTATTCTACCATTTTCTTGGTACAGGTTGAGCACAATTTGTAACTATTATATCTTTCTTTATTAGTATCAAGTACATCAAGCAAGCATGGTGTCGGTATAATCCTAGGGGTATTAGAGAGATTCACCTGCCCAGCATCACATCCACAAATATAACAATTATATTTAACGTCTAAGTTATCACTATTAATTACCATTTTATCGATTTTCATATATTCTCCTTAAAACAAATATTTTATTAAAGAAACACTGCGTTGTCTTTTAGAATCTCTTTATGATTCTCTGGAACATCACCAATATACCAAAGGTTATTTGTGAAGATTTCAGTCCCATCATTCATTTTAATATTATATTCTGCACCGCCATGTCCAAGCGAACGAAGCAAAGCCTTATCCTCATATCCAGCAAGAGAAATTGGATTCTTATATCCAGCATCCTTATACATGGTGCCATCAACAATGATATATGGCACACCGTTCAGATACCCTTCTTCCTTCTCTCGCCAAAATTTTTCAGTATAGCACTCCATACTGCAAACATCTTCGAACGGCATCTTCTCTACTTCTTTGCCACAAATCATACATGTAGCCATGCCTTCTCCTTAAAATGAATCTTCTAACACTTATGAACAATTGTAGCATAGCACCTTGAACAGACTCTATCTGTTTTAGGGAACAGACTTATATAACCTCCACATAACGAACAAGTTGCTGCAAGAGTAAGCCCGCTATCTTCTCCACGTTGATTGATTGGATAGCATTCTTTATCATGATTGTCAACTAAAACATTTTTATTATGTTTGCTTTCTTTGTTGCGTTTGTTAAAAAACATTACTGTTCCTTTGCCACATGCAAATCTAGGAACTTATATCGATAGTTTACAATACCATCTTCAACAATATACAACTCCGCCTGCTCTTTGCTTTCTGCCTTAATATAACCTTCACGCAGAACTAAATCGTCTCCGTCATATGTTTCCACACAATAATAATAGTTGTTCATAATCTTGGCACCGCACACAGGGCAGTTAGTTGGCTCAGAATCCAAGTACATATCAAACCATCCTGTATAATGACCACAACTTAGTTTACAATTAATCTCATCATATTCATCGGGCCAATCACAATATTCTGTATCTACTATACTTACGGCATTACGTGTTTCAGCCAACGTGTTACCTCCTTCTTAGTTTTCGTCTGGTAGATACACATCAATTTTATATCCAGTACCATACCATCCGTTGCCATCTGTACCATATACATCAAGCAATTCGGTTGTCATGCCATCTGCAATCACGAAAATCCTATAGTGTTGGTAGTAATAATCCTCATCCCAATCTTCAACAAACTCAACATTTGTAATAGCGTTGTTTACAGATGCGATATGCTGTAAATCATAATTTCCCGATTCACAACCACCGCACCCAACGTTCGGATTAATTTTAAGATGTACGCCGTTGTCAAGAATAAGCGTGTCATGAGCTTCATCTGCTACAATCTTATGCCCAATTAAAAGTTGCTTAATCTCCTTTTCATGGCAATAACTGAGCGTCTTATCTTTCTTCATAGCAGCTCCTTATAACAGATGTTTTAATTCTTCTTCCTAAATACCCTAAATCTAATCTCATATTCCCTACCAACATGGTTTTTATTAATATATACACCCTTAAATTTTAGCACGCCCTTATCCTCACCAACGTAGGTTATGCGCTCTTGCATGTCTGGATTTGGATATTGATGCGTCACTTCCCCATATTCACTGTTAAGGTCGTGTCCATCTTCACAAAATACAAACCTAGAAGCATCCTCTACGCTTTTAAAATAAGAAGTCTTTGTCACATCTTTTTCGTATTGCCCAATAACGTCAACAACATAAACATACTTTTCAAAGCTATGAACAGTATCAATCATCTTATTGTCAATATAGAACGCAAGCTCTGTATCTGGGTCTACAATGCCGTTCTCTTCATCGTATTCATCGCTTGATAGTTCAATGTAGATATTTGTGTTCTTCTGTGACAACCACATTCTACCACCATGGCACGAACACGTTTCCCATGTAATTTCTACTGGAAGACAGCCAGCCTTCACTACAACCTTATCGCATGTAGCTTCCAGTACATTAAAGCCAGCTTCCTCAGACTTAATTACTATGGCAAGCATTACTTTATTTTCTTTGACTAAATCAAGTGTGTTCATTATCAATCCTTAAAACGAATGTTTTAACCTAATCCATCTTCTTTAATCCCTGAAAGATATGTAATGCAAGAGTAAACAATCCGTCTAATTGTTGCTTTCTGTCATCTGAATCATAAAGAACGCATTGCAGAGTATCACAAACGCTACATGAACCATAGAAAATCCTTACGTACCAATAGTCATATGGCTGATAAGCGTCTGCTGGAATTACAAACAGTAATGTTCCTTGATAATCACCGTCGTCTATTATATGGATTGTATTTGGATTTGGGTCACCATCGCCTTCGTGTATAGCATCAATAACAATTCGTACAATATCATCATACTGAATATCGTCTTTACAAGTATCTAGCAAGAATGCTAAATATTCTTTGATTTCATTTCTCTTATTGTCAAAGCGCTCAATGAACTTGGTTTCCATTTTGATTCCTTAAAACAAATACTTTGTTACTCAATATCCATACCCAGAATCTTACCAACCTCAAGTGCTGCGAGACTTGTACCACATTCAAATCCATCTTCAAAACAGTCAGAACTATTACCTTCTGAGCGTTCATAAGTATATTCAGTAGCGTAGCTATTATAATTTTCTTTTACCCAGTTTTCAAGCTGCTCAATAACATCAGGCATATTAACTCCTTAAAATAAATGTTTTAATCTACATTTTCTCCACGCCCACATGTAAATTCGATATCTTTTGTATCTTCATAAAATTGGTTTACATTTTTAGAGTATTTATCTATTAATTCATCAAAAATACTAATCGCATTACCACCCAGTGTTGTTGCTAAGTGCAGAGCATATCCAAAGATATTTGCCATTTGTTCATTTGTTAAATTATTGTCTTCCATAATAATTCCTTAAAATAGATATTTTAAAGCTTATTTCTTCAATAAAACACCTGGTAGATGGCTTGTATTTTTACTCGTCATCTTCCCAATCTTCATAATCGCTGTCAAGCCATGCATCAACTTCTTGAATCTTCTCATCGATGACACGCTGACGCTTCTTATTCTTATGAACCCTATCTTCAAACGACCAATCATCGCTACCATGATTACGGCATGACTTGTCAACCTCCTTTGCACCACGATACTTCTTACGGTGTTCCTTGTTATATTCAATAGCCTTATCAAAGCTCATATTAATCTCCTATTATCTTTATGCAATTCGAAGATTGCAGCAGTCGTTTGGATTGTAGTTAAAGTTATTCTTCCAGTATTCGTATGCTTCGGATTCATCCTCGCACACAGTCATCTCCTTGAATCCAGTAATATTCTTAATGTATTCAAGCTTCTTATTTAGTAGGATACTTACATTTATCACCCTCGTTACCGCCAACTGTTTTAAAGAAACTCTTAAACTCTTTCGTCTCCATTTTAAATCCTTTTTTTTCTTAAACATATATCTTTATTAGTTGTTACCTGGCTTAAATCCCTAACCAATCACGTGAATACATAATAATTGGTGCCTTGCCTTTGCCATCTATGCGATTATCAAGGTACGGAATAGAGCGTAATGTATTATATTCCAAATAATCTATCGCGTCAATATCGCTCATACCATCATTCACTAAATATTCAACCATCTTATCAAAACTATAGATGACTCTATCGTCAGAACTTACACCGATAACACACTCCTCTCCAAAGTCAGGAAAGTATACCACGTCATCAAATCCAGCATCAACCAGCTTATCACCAATATCCACATTGTCTCCTAAATCTCGATACTATCTAACCAATCCAAATTGATACTATCATCCTGTGCATTTTTTGCACCAGTTGTAACTATTGTAGATACAATCTCGTCACTTTCAACATTGTCGCCAACACCACCGAATAAATCCATGCCATTCTTTTTAGCTTCAAGCTTATCAAGATAAGCGGCATAAGGTTTATGCTGTGAAGCTGAATAACCTGAAAGTGTGGCAAAATAATATGACTGCGCTTCTACATTCTCATCAGTATCCCAAAACGCATTCTCACTTCCATTCTCAGCATAATCCTTTTCACGTAAGCATATATCCTTAATAGTAGTATCAATAAGATTAACCCACTTGTCAATGGATTCTTGGTCTAGCGGAATATAAACATGACAATCTTCAATCTTATACTTGGCTTGAACATCTTCTGGCAGCACTGCAATGCTGTTAGCATCAAGCATCATCTTTAGATAATCATCTGCTTCATCTGCGTATCCAAGTTCTTTCAGCCACATCTTTGCGTTAGTCTGTAGCGATTCACCAACCTTACAACGCTCAACAGTCCTATCTTTAATAGCACCGTTCTTCTGCTCATACTGAATCGTTACGTACTTTAAGAAGTTGAAACAGGCACGAATTTTATCCATTGGGATACCAGCCTGAGCCAGTCCAATTGAATATAGAGTTAGCTGTCCAGCATGTTCCTCAAGCGTCTTGCCTTTGTAAATGGAAGATGTCTTAAAGTCTAGCACATTATAGAAACCATCATCATCTTTATACAACGCATCGATATAACCAACGAATACATTGCCAGAGATGTTGGCAATTACAGGCTTCTCAATTAGCAGCCTGTTCTTATAAGTAACATGATTGCGGAAGAATAGTTCAAGATTCTCTTTGTACTTTGCTTTTAGCTTGACGTCCTTCTCTTCGTCATTGCGGTCAAGCTTTAGGTCTGCAATGTCAATGGTAGTCAACCATCCATCTTCAAACCTATCAATCATATCATTATACTGAATATCGCCTTCATAGTAGGCATCCAGCGTGTCATGCGCGATGGTGCCAAGGGGTGCATAGGCACAATCAGTTCTGTCCTCGCGTGCATGGAGCACATATGATAGGTAGTATTCGTATGGAGAAGTCATAAACGTATTGACGCGACTCCATGACCAAATCCTGTCAGTGTGATAGTTTTCTTTAATCTTATCAAGCTCTTCTTTGGTTAAACGAGCCATTCACATACCTGCTTTCTAATTTAAAAATCTATTTTTAATTTTCTCTATTATTTCTTACAGTTTTTATAATCGTCTTAACAAATATAAGCGCACAAGCAATTAACGCAACTATAAACATCCACGGTGCAACACTTGCAATTACACCTATTGTAACAACCATAACCGTGAATAAGCCGATTAAACCAAACGTAAAAAATATTGGATTATTATCCCACACATCATAAAACGCATCAATAATTTCATCTAGCTTAACCATCACCACTCCTTAAAAGTAATCTTTTAATTGATAAATTATCAACAAAACACCAGGTAGACAACCTAGTCATAAATGATTTGAACATTTTTAGGAACGGCAAATATCGAAAAGTCCTTTGGCACCACTATCACTCCGCTTTTCTTCATATTACATAACGCCTTTTGTATGGCATCAATTTCTGCAACTGGCATATTCTTTTGGCATCTTACAATGAGCATATCTTCTGTGCCTACGGGTTCCATATGTATGCCTTTCTTATTGGTTATTCAACTTAACGAGTATCTTTAATTGAAAGTTCACAACACTCGCGCGGTCACTTCTTGAAAGTTACCTTTGAATTTTTGCAAATGCTACAAGTAGAGGGGTGTTCAATGAGTTCTGCCCACTTCATCAAATCACTTGGATGAACAGGAACAAGTTCATATGACGGTACGCTAGATAAGTTACGTAGCTTGTTTACTTCTTTTTGACGTTCCTCATAGCTAATCATAATCTATTCCATCCCACTTGCTAACAACATCACGATGATTGTCCCACATATACTCTTCAAAAATCGCAGGGTCTAAACCGTCGTCGTAATAACCAAAAAACCCACGCGCCCAAATCTCATTTACATATGGCGCACATCTGTCGCACTGATGAAAAGTATATGGCCCATCATCACCGATAATATGTTGAGCTTCATACTCTTCGCCTACTTCAATAACCTTACCGCACATGTCGCAGTGATGTTTCTTGCGTGCCTTAACGCGCTTACGTTCTAATAAAACCATAATATCTCCTAACTCAAGTTGGAACCACAGTAAGGGCAGTAATTCCATTTTTCTTTTTCTGCTCTACTGATAGCATCGTCACTCTTAGGCTTATAAAACTTGCAACCACTAGGACACGTGTCGCAATAGATTACACGAAAATTACGGATATATGCGCGACACAAATCACCATGAACACAAGGCTCTGCCATAACAATCCCTTTCTTACTATAAGTCTCTTGCATTTCCTTGGCACAGTATTATAGCACCATTGATAGGAAATGCAAGAGACTATTATAAATTATCTAGAATTTCTTTCTGCTACTTCGTCACAGTCTTCACCTTCGCAGGCAGCAAGAATCTCATCAAGAGTGCGTGGTGTGAAGTCCATGTAATCTAGCATTGCACCTGTGTTATACATACGACATGTTCCTTTGCCACGCTCCTTCTCTGTTAGCTTGCGCACGTTGTCAACCATCATATACTGAGGGCTGTTATGTACATGAGCGTATAGATGAATGGCTTGCCTAAACTGCCCATTGAATGCAATGATTGGATAATGACACAGAATTAACTTCTGTCCATCACTAAGGTCTATCTCTTTATAATAAGTAATCTCTCGAAAGAGACTACGAAAATCTCTATTCTTTAGAAAGCGGTTGTCGTGATTGCCCACAACCAACGTCTTATCACCATTGAGTTGGTTCATAATATCAATAGTCTTAGTGACATTTGCATAGCTCAAGTCACCCATGATATATGTATGGTCACTAATATTTACAGCATCATTCCATCGTTCAATAAGCGCCTTATCATGCGCTTCAGTTGTAAGAAATGGACGCCTATCATATGCAAGTGTATTGTCATGTGAAAAATGTAAATCACCAATAAAAAAATCCATGCTAAATCCTATCTATTCTTTATCCTTTTCTTTCATGTCAACAACAAAGAACTCTGTGTGGCTACCAAAATCAGTCCATGCCTTGCCATCTTTAATCCAATGTCGGGCATAATAGCACTTGATATTATTGTCTTCAAGATACTTGTTAATAGCCTTATCTGCTTCGTCTAAATCTTTTACATCTGCAATTGCTTTTTCTGTACCATCGGTACAATAAAACTTGAGTTTCATTGGATAACTCCATTCTATCTTTCAAGACTCTTAAGATACTCTTTGTGCTTTACTTCATCGTACTTAATTCGATTCTCAAACAAAGCCTTATACACCTTGTCTTTTGCATCTGCTGGCGAGTCTTTCTCTTTCAACAAATCACATCTATCATATATATATGAAACATTACGTATGCGATAAAACTTTTCACACATGTTCCATACTTCTTCTTCGCATATATCCTTATCAAGCATAATGACAATCTCAACATTCAATCCAGTAAGAATGTTTACCTGTTCATCAGACATCGTATGACCACTTAAGGCAACGCATGTTGAATCTCCGAGACTATCACGCTTTAACACACTCTTTTCGCTTTCAGTAACTACAACATACTTGCTTTCTTGAATTGCATTATAGTTTTCCCACAATCCATATAGGTTAACGGTCTTGTTCATACCTGGTGTAAGATAGTATTTCTTGATACCAAATTCATCATAGTTTGGAATAGTGGTACGCATATTCATCCCAACCAATTGACCAGTAAGCCAATAATGATGAGGTATAACTACACGACTATACTTATATGAATAGCAAATCCCAAACTTCTTCCTAGTCCAAGGCATGATGCCTTCTTTAAACCAATCGATGTGCAGCATAGGGACATACTCATCAAGTACATCCTCATCCATTACATGTACATCAGAAACATCGGCCTTGCTTTTCATACTAATGGCATCTTCAAAGATTGCAAGCGGATTAAACTTCTGCTTTTTGGGTTCTGGCTTATCACTTAACTTAAAATCTAACCCGAGCACATCGCAAAGAAACTTAACAGCTTCAATGAATGAACATTTCTTATTATATTGAGCAAGGGTGATAATGTCGGTCATGCCTTCAAACTCGTTTGCGCGAGTCCAATTCTGCACAAGAAGATACTCACTCTCATACACGTTGACTGCGCCGACATTATCACCATCAATGTTTCCACAAGACCAAAATCCCTTGTCAGGATGATGCTTGACATGATGACAACCTATTGCTTCAAGTACATATCCTATCTTGTTATTGTTAAGAATGAACTCCTTGAGTTCCTTGATTGTCACTGCCTTTCACCTCCTGTCAAAAGGAACATTGCAGAATCATTATATACCAAACTATTTTGGAGATTAGAAGTCTTGCCTTACTACACAATATCCCCAATCTTCATACACATTCCTACTTAAATCACATTTTGATAGAATCTGTTCACCACCAGTGACGCCAAACCTGTTCTTTGTAACAAATGTAATCATAGGATTGTCTTCTTTTTTAATTTTGACATCAATTTTAGTTTTGTCGTCCATCCTATATGCGTGAAGCTCATTTTTTTCACCAGCATATTCGTCTTCGAGTGGCCTACGCATCATAAGATTTACAGACATAACATCAACAATCGACTTAGCCTGACCAATCTCATTGTTAGTAAGATAACGCATCTTCAAAGCATTTTTACCAAGCTGATACGTAACAAACAAACCAACGTTTTTAGCAGAAGGCTTGACCACATCATACAGTTTAACCATATCACGCATCATGCTTCGCCAAATATCATCGGTGGGCGAATCAACACTTTCCTTTAGCGTATCCAGAATAAAAATGCGCACGCCAAATGCACTTGAATACTTCTTGATAATCTTGATTACCGTGTTTACCGAATAACGTTCAAGTGGAATGACTGTGAAGATATGCTTTTCTTTCTGTTCCTCAATCCAATTCGCACACTTAATAAGAAGCTTCTTTGTGGCTTCGTCAAAGTGTCCATCGCGCAACGTGCGTTTTTGCAACTCTTCTTTGAAGTGATTGTTAGCAACCCAAATAAGAAGCTCTTTACGCATCTTCTTCTCGTCTTCCTCATTGATAATCATTACAACTTTCTCACCAGCTTCCATAGCAGATGGGATAATGTAATTGAATGCCATGGTACTCTTACCACAACCAGAAGCAGCACCAAGACCATAGATATTGCCGTTTAAATTAAATCCACCAACTACACTTGTAAGAATATCGGAATTATAAAATGGAAGACCCTGTTCAGTTCCAGCATCAAGCTCATCAATAAACTCATACATATCATCAAAAACATTATAGCTTTTAATCTCAAACTCAGAATTAGCAAAAACATGATTTAGCCATGCTTCATGCTCGTTATAGATTTCTTCTTCAGTCATATCGACATAATCCGAAAGCCTGTCTTTTACAGGAAAGCCGCGCTTACAAAGTGATATGACGGCATTCCACTTCTTTAGCTCACCAATATAACCATATAGATTTTCTAATTTTACATATGACGAAGCTTTTACAATGGTGTCATAACAACCATATTCAATATACTTTTCTTTTAACTTGCTATGCTTGTTTAGATAAATACCAACGGTAACTTCATCCAGCACACTCTTGTTCTCTACCATCACAAGGTCATATGCAATTTGAAAATATACCTTCCACACATTGTTCGAGAAGTCATCAAGCGTAAGATTAATATCATACATCTCATCTGGAACCTTGTACAAGATAGCAACAATATTTGATTCTGCACCAAGCTTATACTCAAATACCTTCTTTATGACTTCAGCTTGTTCCCGCTCAAACGGCGTGATTTTTGTACTGTTCTTCTCTGCCATGCAACCACCTGTCTGTTACCACAAATCATCTAGTTTGTGATTTGTCTTATGTTCTTTAGCCTTAAACCTGTTTACATACTCTGCATCTTCAACATGTTCGGTTTCTTGCGACTGCTTCTCTGCTCTCTGTACGGCTTTTAAACGAAGAGCAACGTCGTTCAACTTACCTTCGACAATCTTCATAATATAATTGAATTTATGCTGTTCATTGTCAAAGTGCTTGTTATCTAATACATACTTTATTTCTGGCGTACACGCTTTAAATGTGTATAAAATTGTGCTAAATGGATACTTGGCATAATCTTTTGTCTTGTTATTATCATAAAGCTTGCCATGTCTAAGACCCTTGAGCCTTAAAACCATCCATGATGGCAACATCATTGTTTCATCATATCCCATTACATTGCCACGAACATATTTATAAAGTTCATCCCATTCAAGTTTTTCTTGCTCATTCAGTTGTTCTTTGACAACGTAGTCTTTTTTTCTCGCCATGTTCGCAGCTCCCTTCACACAAAAAAATGCCACAACTACCCACAACCATATGCGATTGCAGGTAGTTGTGGCTTAAACAGCTAGATTATTTTACTGCAAAGTCAGTGCGAGAATAGCTTGAGCATCCTTAATAGAAGAAATCTCCTTGGGATTTGCATAACCAGCATTCTTAATCGCGGTTAGAACAGGGGTTACTTTAGCAACGTCAGACTTGTTAGCTACAAAGAAGTTCACAATTTGAGACACAATCTCATCAAGTTCCTTCTTGGTCTTCTTAGCTTCAATTTCTGTTGCTACACGTTCTGCGTCGGCCTTTGCTTCCTCTGCATTTTCCTCTGCACGCTTCTCAACAGAACCGCCATTCTTTTCAATCTCAAAACGAATGGCATCCTTAATAGCATTAACAAACTCATCTGCATCAAGATTTACTTCGCTCTTAATGTTGCCAAATCGGCTACCGCTATCAACAACAAATCCATCGTCGCGGAACTTCACCTTGCGCGTCTCATCCTTGACCACTGTCTTAATTTCATCCTTATTGTTTACAATATTCTTACGACCAGTCTTTTCTTTTTGAAGCTGGCGGTCAAAATATGCTAGGCAAAGGAAGTGAAGATTCTTTTTTAGACTATTAAAATATGTTTGCATCTGGTCTGACGTAAGAACCTGATACGTTTCGTCACTGTAAACGTCTTTGACATCCTTAAGCTTGCAATGTCCAATCCACCAAACTTGAACACCAACCTCATTTAGACGGTCAGTCTGTTCAAACATAAGCTCTTTAACCTTATCAGACGGGCCATTAAAGCCACCCCATGTCTGCTTAAGACTATCAGCTCGTTTATCTGGATTCTTCCTATTCCAAAGTCGTAGAGCTTCTTGTTCAGCAAGTGAAATATATTGGTCGTAAGTGTCCACAAAAACAACACGTAAATCACTATAATCGGTATCTTTGTTGTCTACGATATCATCAACAAACTCAATCCAATAATCCCAATCAGGAATATTCTCAGCCATAATTCCTTCGATGGAACCAGCGCCTTTTTCGCGGAAAAACTCAGCAAAGATATAACCATCTGACCCAACTTCTTTTTCTGCTACTTCATACAGCAGCGTAGTCTTACCAATTTTTGGTTCACCAAGCAGCATAAGAGAATAATTAAACGGGTCAACCTTAACATGATTCTTTTTACCAAACTTCCTTGCCATGTATTACATCCTTTCTTTTATTTGTTTAGTAAGGTGAGGGAGAAATCAATCTCCCTCACCAATTTAACATATAACTTTATCAGTTAAAACTACTCAAGGTCATCGAGCCATGCCATTGAATCATCGTCAGACTTAATCTCTGCTACCTCAATGGTATCGTCATACATGTCTTCATCCTTCTTAGTCATGCAATCAAGAATAAGGTCATCTTCCGTAAACTTCTCAGGGAATACCTGAAGAACAGAAACCTTTTCCTCGTCGCCTACATGCCTAATAAAAGGATTCTTTAGAACCATTCGACGCTCACGGCTTCCATTGATGGTACACTTTTCTAGAGCATCTTCCTCGGTAAAGACAATACCAATCAGACTCCTAATATCATCGGGGATATCATCAAGAGTAGGCTTTACAGATGCACCGCTCTCAACAAATTCACCCTCAAATGTAATCTGTGTAATACCCTTCTTAACCTTGAACAGCTTGTCTACAATCTTCTTGCATAGCTCTGGCTTAGTGAAGTCCATGGCATACTCAAACTGAACAGGATAAGGGAAATTGCCCTTAACGTCTACGCCATTATACGCCTTAAGGTAATCAAGAACATATGCGTGTACATACATAACACCCTTGTCCTTGTCAACATCCTTTAGAGAAGCAGAATCCTTGTCAATAAGAACAGTCTGCGTAAACTTTGCCTGATAGTTTGCAGGGTCATCTACATTGTTAAGAACAATGCTTGTGATTTCCTTACGAATCTGTGTCTTGTCGTTATACATACTATACTTCAGATTGCCCTTAATAGTTACAACCATATCGTCAGTTAGATGCTCTTGAATATATGCAATTGCATCATAAGCACTAAGAAACTTCTTATAGAATGGCTTGCCTTGAATTGTTTTCTCAATAGCTACAGTGATAAAGCACCTGTCACCAACCTCTTCAAGGATTGACTCATCATTACGGTTATCCCATGCAATCTCCATTTTTAGAGAATAATCATCTGTGCCATTCTCCTTCTTGCCATGAGCATAAATTACACTCTCGCGCTCTGAAGCATATCCTCCCATCATTTCTACATAAACAGTTCCATGCTCGGGGCCGCAATCAACACCAAGATTCATGGAATTATAGACCCAATCTGATTTCTCTGAATGCTGGTCAATCTTAAAAGTAAAATCATTCAGCTTTGGCTTACCTACAAGCGTAAAATTAGCAAACCAATCAGTCTTTACAAGATTATTATTCTCATTACCCATAAAACACAACCTTTCTTTTAGCATATATATTTACTAGCAATTACAGAAGTTATTATACTCGTCTCTTTAATTCAACGCAATAGTTATTTCAAAATAATTTTATCAATTTAAAAAATATTCTACAATGTATTCTACCAACTCTCTCATGTCAGCACATTCTCTAGTTGACATCTCAGTTACCCAAGGATGAAGTATGCCACCAGTAGTGTTGTAGATAATTACTGGAATACGATTCTCATATGCAATCGCAACCTCCATCACAGTTCCAACACTCTCGATACCATTGAACAATGCGACAACTAGGTCTGAATTCCTTAGCCTATTCAAGTCAAAGTTCAACACCTCCCTTTCGGACTTATGATGTTTCTCCTCGAAATTATAATACAGTGGTGGGATAAACAGCTCTGGCTTCTTCTTATACTCATAACCACCATAAAGAAGACCATCCTTTAATTGGGCAATCCACTTTAATTGCTCATCAAAGCTCTGATGGCTCATTGGCCCAGCGCAGTATATGGATACTGTATCCAATATTACACGCTCCTTTCGACTAGCTTTTGACTGTTATCGTAACTATACTCTCCGAAATACTTTTCTTCAGCATCTTTCCTGGCTTTCACGGCATCTTCAAAGTTATCAAAACGACCAAGATGTTTAGCAATACCATTAATTTTTATACTTGCAACCCATTTTCCTCTATCAAAATTAATACCAGTAGCGCCAGATGTATTGTTGCTTCGCATACCCACATTTTTAAGATTATCACTATGTTTTACGATGCGTAAGTTTGATTTTCTATTATCATTTTTTGTTGTTTTGCCATGTTTATGGTCAATATCCATATTCTTTGGGAAGTTCATTATAAGTCTATGCATTGACATCATTGTATTTTCTTTGTTTTCCCATATATTTGTAACAACATATCCATTAGCACTTAAACACCAACAATAATCTTTAATTTTATCATAATCTTCTAAATCAAAATAGAATGGTTCATTATTAAATGTATATCCAACGCCATATTCACCAGATAAATCATATTTATTATACTTTCTACTTACCTTTGATGCTGTTTCTTTCGCCAAACAGCCACAAGACCGAGTATGACCATATAGATTGTCCTTCATTACTTTAACATAATTCCCACAATCACATTTACATAGCCACATTATTCTATGTCTACCATTCTGTTGTATATAATCTTCTGCTCTTTCAATTACAGTTAATCTACCAAATCTTTTTCCAGTTAAATCAATTACCTTTCCCATAATCATTCCATATTTTTACAATGTATATTATTAAACATGTCTTTAATATCATCAGTAATTTTATACCTGTCTACTGATGTTGAACTTCTGGCATATTCCATATTCACAGCATCAATATACATAGAAGCGAATCCATCGTTACCGAGATAAAATTTCTGCCATTCATCATCGCTCATAATACGCTTAGGCTCAAGTTGCTTAATAGCTAGATTGTCAAACGATACGCAATCAAACAGCCCGTCTTCGATAATTGCAGGCAGTTCCTCATAAAACCGTGATTTCAAAGCTTCAACCTGTCCTGAAAGAGCCTTATAATAAAGCTCCCCACGACCATAAGTCTTATAACCAAGGACTAATAATTTTAAGTGGTGGCCTGAAAGCTTCTTTAACTGCAACATATCCACAATTCCATTGATAACGTGGATTACTGCGTTAGGATATTTCTCAATTGCTTCAATAAACTCTTCAGTAGGGTCATTAAGAGACACACCAAGTCCATGAATCAACTCGTTCTCAACAAGCCAATCAATCTTATCAAGATTCTGCATGAACGACCACTGGTTTACAGTCATATTAGCAATCAGCTTACGCTTCTTTAGCTTCTCAAGGAAAAGCACAAGGTCTGGATGAGTGAGAGGGTCGCCACCTCCAATCGCAATCTCGGTATATGGTAGCATTGTGTCGATAAACTTGAGATTCATAATATCGCCATGCTTGCCATTAGGATTGGACTTCTCATGACATTGTGGACACAGCACACCATTCACACCATTGCAGCAGTTAGTAATCTTTAGGTCAATTGATTCAACACTTTCTGGTTTAAAATAATCAAGGTTATTATAGCGTATCTTAGTGCCGTCACTCCACAGCTGCATAATATAATTACCATTCTTAGTTTGACCGATTAAAGACTTCATTCTTAACGAACTCCTTCATTACATTGACTGGGTCTTCATTTTGGTGATATCTTTTAAGCAATACGCCATATTTAATTCCTGTTATTTTTGCCCATTCTTTTAATCCTTTTGTTTCTCCGTTATATGTTAAATAAATACAGTTCCTTCTGTTTTTAGATTGTTCTGATTTAGGAATTAACGTACAGTTTTCTGGACAATAATTTCCATTATTATCAATGCGCTCAATAGTCATGCCATCTTTAAATCCGTTGTCAATTGCCCAAGAATAAAATGATTCAAAAGAATCACGCCATTCCTTACATACAGAAATCCCTCTTGCGCCATAATTTTTATAGTTACTATGATTTTTTCTGTTACATCTAGCAATCATACCAGCCCATTGTTGATAAATTTTTGTATCAGACATATGATGGTGCTCTACTAAACATCCGCACGAAGTTACTTTATTATCCCTTAAATCATCTACTCTAATAAATTTTCTAGTTTTATTTTCACAATCACATTCACAAAGAACAACCCTATCTTTTTTTTTATTTTTTCTATATATCCAATTAGGGCTATCATCAATTACTGTTAAATGACTAAACACATCTCCCACTGCAATTGTAGCCTTATGTTTAGAGTATTTACAATTAAGCTCTCCACACGACTGCTTGCGCTTTGCTTTTAATGAGTCGCCTCTAACAACAACTATATTTCCGCAATCACATTTACACAACCATGTGGCATCTTTCCTTCCATCTGGGCGAATAAGGTCTTCTGATTGTTTTATAACAACAAGGTTACCAAACCTTTCATTCGTTAAATCTTTTTTTACCTTAACCATACTTATACAAAGCCTTCTTAATCCATCCCGTATAAACCAAACGCTACAATCTCATCGCCATGTTCAGTAATATGCTTCATATCATAATATTCAAGGCCGTAATTCTCTGAATATCTATAGAATGAATAAATGCTATACTTAGAAAGAATCTCGCCCAAATCCTCGTTGCTCATTTCATCTAATTCTTTATAAGTGTAATCACGGTCATCATCATTTGTCGGTGGATAGTCGCAGCCTAAAACACCTACGATAGCTTCCTCTTTTGTGAGCCACCTATTGGTATTCTTTATTTCCCAAGAATTATCATTGAAATAAACTTCGCCATCTACCCACTTCTCAAACTCATCCTTCGGAACAATGGTAATTGAGTGAGTAGAACTTGAATTAGTCTCAAACACGCCATGTCGAATTTGTAACATAATCAATTCCCCTTATAGAAGTAGTCGTAATTGTCTTCGTCGTGGTAAGGATTGTCAACCCATTTCTCTTTCCAATCATCGCCATCTTTATAATACTTCCAATACCCATCACTTGCGATGTTGCAACCAGCAGGCTGTTCATCTTGATTGTCGTTGCCAGTATATACTACGCCATCGAATAGATACCTTAGCAACATATCTTCATTATCAAGAATTGTGTCAATAAAATCACATAGCTCATTTCCGTGGTCAATGTATCCATTATCTAGATATTCATAATCATAATACCTATTATCATACTTAGGCTTTTCAAAAGAATATCCAATACCATGTGCGTTTAGAACGTTTTTGATACGCTGAATCTTTTCAACCGCACCGTCTTTCGTCTCTGTGTATAAAATGGCTGTATAAAGATATGACGGAGTATCTAATACCTTTTCATTTTCCCAACCATATTCACCAATATGAAACTCAATGTACTGAGCCGTCTTATTGGTCTTTTTTGGAATGACGATACTGTGAGTGCTACTGCTGTTTGTTTCAAAAACGCCTTGACGAATCTGAATCATAATATGCTCCTAACTAATCATTGATGCGCTGATTGATAGCTGCTGCAATAACGTTAGCCACTAATGTGCTCACAGTAACCGCGCCAACCCCTCCTGGTACTGGCGTAATGGCATATACCTTGTCCTTTACTGCATCGAAATCAACATCGCCACATAGTTTACCATCATCCATACGATGGATACCCACATCAATGACAACAGCTCCATCTTTCACATATTCTTCATTAAAAAACTTTGGTTTGCCAATAGCTGTAATAAGGATGTCCGCTTGCCTACAAATCTCTTTAAGGTTCTTAGTTTTAGAATGACATAAAGTGACAGTAGCATTCTCATTAGTAAGCATTGCTGCCATTGGCTTACCTACAATGCTGCTCCTACCAACCACAACACAATGCTTGCCTTCTACATCAATATTATAAACATCTAGAATCTGCATAATTCCCTGCGGTGTACAAGGTTCATAGTCTGCATTTCCAAGGACAAGCTTACCCATATTGATAGAATTAAAACAATCAACATCTTTCCTAGGGTCAATGGCATCCATAATTTTTTGTGCGTCGATATGCTCAGGCAATGGAAGTTGAACGAGGATACCATTTACAGAATCGTCTTTGTTTTCCTCTTTAATAATTGCAATCAAACCAGCCTGAGTCACGCAGCTGTCAAGCTTCATCGTCTTTGATTCTACACCTACATATTCACAAGCCTTTTCCTTGTTGTGGATATAAACTGATGATGCTGGGTCATCCCCAACTTGAATGACGCACAGCTTAGGAATAACGTCATGCGCTCGTAATGATTTTACGATGTCTTTTAGTTTGTCTTTAGTTTCTGTTGCAACCATTTTGCCATCAAGCAGCACCATCTTCATCATCCTTCGCTTCTTCGTCAGCCTGCTTTTCTTCCGCTACGTCTTCTTCAATATGTGGCATCTTAATTTTATCAGGTGTATCGAATATATTGCCCACAATTTCAATTAGGTCTTTAGCTTCTTCATAAAACTCATATAAATCAACCTTTTCACCGTCACTATGAGCAAGAAGGTATGAGCAGCAGGATGAAACGTATACTACCACACAAACAAATTCACCTTTATTTGTGTTGATGTTGCAAATATCACCTTCATAAATAAGATTATCATTCTTATCTAGGTATCCAATGTCACGGTGCCACACATACCTATTGTCTGAAAGCAACGTTGTCTTTTCCTTACCAAACTTCTTCTTCTCAGACAGAAGCAAGTCATCACGTTGGTTTAAATAACAGTTCTGTACCCATTTCTTTTCTTTAGTGTCATATACTCTGAATGGCATATACATCATTCCTTTCTTAATGAGCCTCTTTGTCGGCTTCATGTAATTCCATGACCATATTATAAAGCTCTTCACCCCACAACTTCTTGTATTTATTATGGAGTTTTTCGTTGTTGTCTCGTTCCCATTCATATGGTTTCATATGCAGATTAACCAGCGTTGAGATAAGAAGCGTGTCTTCATTCGTTATGTTGCAAAAGAAAAGTGCATCATAAGCACCGACATTTTCATGTCCATAATAATGAGCATACTTGGTACGCTTGCCCTTTGAATCCTTAAACTGTTTTGTAAAAGGTTTGCCACAATCATGAATTAAACCAGCATTGAAGGCATAATAATTATTGCACTTCATAGCTGTCTTATAGCAATGCTCTCCAAGAGACAACGTATGATGTTGGTTATCTTGCTTATGCTTCCAATGATTTAAAACCCATTCATAAGAAAGTTTGAATTCAATGTCTTTCCAATATTGAATCCCTATCTCGTCCCATCCTTCAAAGTAATGAGGTGTGTTCCAATGACGATACATTTTTTCAATCACATATCCAGGGACTTTCTTATCTCTTTTATGATTGTTTTCCAGACACCGCTCATATGGAGTTGCCATAATCACACACTTCTTGTGACAATCAATCTTGTTTAACTCTTGTAGGAATGCACGCCTACGCTTAGAAGATATATTTGTTGCATCGTAAATTACATTGTTGCCAGATGTTAAACATTCCTTGATACGTTTATGAAGCTCATTAAACAATTTAGAATTATTGTCTTGATTGTTTTCATCGCCGAATAACTCTTTGCGCAGCGTATCAGAACTAAACACCGTTGCATTATATTCTTGTGCTAGTTTAAGAGAAAGGACGGACTTGCCGCTCGCAGGCAAGCCCGTCGTAACTACCAGCACGGGTTTCGTGCTATCCATACTTAGTCCTTGACACTCATAAGGAATTTGCGACTGACGTTTTTAAACGACTTCTGTCCATCAAGACTACGATACACAAATCCTTCGCGTAACACGTTTTTGTTTATTGTACTTTTACCATCAGCAGACACCTTGAACTCTTCAAGATTATCCTGACCAGGTAGTGCATAGTTGACATCAATAATAGGTACAAACGGAATACCGTACTCGTCAAGAATTGCTTTTGCTTTGATAGAACCTAGACGAACACCATCAAATACCAGGTTAAATGCAGCAAAGTCACGATGATTCATCTTGTATTTATTGCCTTGAACGCTTTCACCGTATGTCTCACCCTGTAAAACAACCTGCTTAACATTATGCTCTTTTGCAATCTTCTCAAGAGCATCTTTCATATCATACTTGAATACCATTTCCCAATATACATTTGGAGCGCCAGACATATCGGAAACAAAATTCTTCTGGTCTGCATCCATTTGACGAACGTTACGGGAACATACACCAAAATCAGGCTTCTTTTTAGTTAGGTCAAGAAATACCGTTGTGGATGTACCATCAATTTTTTCGGTCTGAACATAAGGCTCTTTATCATCGAGCATCCATAGACAGTTCTCAATCCTGTCTTCGTCGGTCTTCTTAATCCAAGCGGGAAATTGTTTAGGAATGTCCTTGACTCTACCAAAGAAAACGAACAGAAGCTTGCGACCCCACATGCGCTTCATCAACCACCTAAACCAACGCTTCTTTGCAAGCTTAGGATTCCTAGCTGCCATACGATTATACTTCTCATTAGGATTAGTCTTTGCCTTACGTGCATTGTCCTCTGCAACGTAGTAAGTAATCCCAAGAAGCTCAGTCACATCTTCATGCAGCTGCTTGTCCTTTAATTCTGGGAACTCACTAAGTGGCATAAGAAGCCCCTGTGAGTAACACTTACACATCTTTTGAGTCTTGACCTTATAGTGTTTTGACTCAAGGAATTCGAATCGCTCATCCTTCTCAGGACACTTTGAATCAACCTCAATATAAAGCGCCTTATCACCTACATTGAAATCACCCTTATGAACCACGCACCACCAACCGCCAGTACGCGCATGTTCAACCCTATCGTAATTGGGAATAGGTCTAATCTCATCAATCGTTACAATGTATGCCAATGCACGTTTACCGTCAATAAGCATAGCATCATCCTCTCATTTAAAGCATATATATTTATCAGTTACCAATGATAACGTTCTACTACATCCCTAACAAGCTTGCTCGTTGCCTTGCCACGAAGCTCATTTGTCATAAGACGCAGCTTGTCATTGAAAGGCCAACGCTCCTTGTCACGAAGAACCCAGCAGGCAACCTCTTCTACCTGCTTTTTATTCATAAGCCTAGGCTTAGTGCCATCATAAGGATTCTTGCCCTTTCCCTGGAACTTCTTCTGCTTGTCATTGTTCTTAACATTGTTCTCATTTGACATAAGTTTCTCCAATTCTAAAACTAACGCCTTCTGTTATTCCATATTTCTATAATCATATAAATTAAAACCACAATACAAAACAAAGTAAACACATTTGTAATTAAACTGTTTATCTGTATGATTGCTTCCATGATAGGATTTCCTAATAATTTCAACCATGCATAATCTTCATACATCTTTCAATCTCTTTTACAATTTTATTGATATCGCTAAAAGAAATATCAGATGAAATTGTGAATCTCACAACTCTGTTTGCTTCTTCATCAGTCAAGCCAAGTGCCTTCATAACATAGCTAGGTTCTTTTGAATGAGAATTACACGCGCTTCCAGTCGATACCTTAATCCCGCTCATATCGAACATATACAGAAGCTCTTCGCCACCATAACCCTTTGGAAACATTATGCATACGTTATTTGGTAGCCTGTATTTTCTTGGCCCGATAAGCTGGCATCCAATATCTTCAAGCTCACGAATAAAATAATTCCTTACATCTGTAATAGAGAATATACAATGCTTGTCAAAATTACATCTTGCAATCTCAACAGCCTTTGCAAACCCCATGATATATGGGACGTTTTCAGTACCACCGCGTATTCCGTCCATCTGTGAACCATAGATTAGTGGTGTAACGTCAATATCATCTCGCTTGTATAAGAAGCCAATACCCTTCGGCGTATGCAACTTGTGGCCGCTGACACTCATCATATCAATGCCCAATTTGTTTACATCAATATCCACCTGTCCAAACGCTTGAACTGCATCGACGTGAAAAACTGCGCCATATCCGTCTACAATCTCTGAGATACGTTTAATATCTTGAATTGTACCACATTCATTGTTTGCATATTGGATTGACACAAGTATGTCACGATTTTTCAAAGTATGCAGACAATTATCTAAATACTGGACATCTATAAAACCACACATATCAACTGGAACTCTGATAACTGTAGCCCCAAGCAATTCCATATCATCAACACAAGACATAATTGATTTATGTTCAATCTTGGATGTGATAATTACAGGTGTGCGGCCTTTCTTCACAACGTTTTTGACGAATCCTTGAATAGCCCAACAGTTTGATTCGCTACCACACGATGTAAAGTAAATCTCATTTGGCTTAGCGTTGATTGAATCAGCCGCAATCTTTCTTGCTTTATCTAAATCATTTTTAACATTGACGCTTTCGCCATACAGACTTGAAGGGTTCCACCATTTATCCTCAAAGTAAGGCATCATAGCGTCAATAACTTCTTGCTTTGGTCGTGTAGTCGCAGCATTATCTAAATAATAATTGTCCATATCGACCTCCTATAAGGATGGACTAAAATAAATTAGTCCATACCAATTTATAAACTAACGATACATCTCATAGTAAGGAGAGTCTGCACAATCAAACTTTAGATAACAATTATCGCATTCTGCGTCATCGTCTTCATCTTCAAACCAGCCATCATCATAGGCATTTGCCATTAGACGATATGCTTCAAGCTCCCAAACCTTGTCTGCAATCTTCTTCATGCACTCATCAGCACCATAATCTTCATCGTAATTGTCCTTGTCGCAACATGCACTCGACTCGGTAATAATGAATCCATTAGGTAGCTTGCATTTGGCTAGAGTGCAACGGTCATAGACGGTTTCAAATAAAATTTCCGAATCCTCAAGAAGAGTCATAACGTCATCTTCAGTAACAGTCAGAATCTCGTCATGCTTCTTGTCGGCAGTCTCATTTACAACGTTAGAATCAAGCTTTACATTGGTTACATTACCATCCAGCACAGCCTTCCTAGGTGAAGACTCCTTTGGCTTGACATTAGACTCATCAACAATTTTCTGTTTCTCTGAAGGCTTAGTTTCTGTAAACTTAGGCTTCACAAAATATTCATTGTAAAGGCGGTCATCAAGGAAAACTGTTTTGAATGTGTCAGTTCCTTCCGACTTTAGCTTCATAACGCCACCACCGATATAAACTACCTCAAACTCCTCGCCTTTTTCTGCGTAATCAGCAAACTTCTTAGTTGCGTATACCTTGTCTCCAACCTTTACATCAATCATATTATTCTCCTTTAATTCTTAGATGTGATTTTTACGCCAGTAGTACCGAATACCATGCCAACAAGTACCATGATAAGCCAAACACCAGTGCCATGAAGCAAGCTCCAATCAAGCCCAAAGCATAACGTGATTAGCCAATAGAAAAAACTAACGACCGCCCATGAGAGAACAAGTCCAAGCAACACCGCGCCAATAATAATCAATACATTCTTCAACGCTTACACTCCTAATCATAATTATAGTATCCGTTTATAGCGGCATGATTGCTAAGGTCAATGTCGTATTGTTTAGATACAATGCCGCCATCCCCAATCATTCCGAAAGTGCATCCATCATCTTCATCGACTTCTTGTTCAAGCACACTGCACATCATCGTAACATTAGGAACAAAGCCTATGCCCATGTCGCACACCCTGTTCACACATTCTCCGCATCTAATTACTTTCTTAGGCATTCAATCGCACCTTTCGCATATATATTTATTAACAATATAAATAATCTAAAACTTTGCGACGAATGCCATTTACAATCTTACCGACAAACTGCCTGGTACGTCCAACCTTTGCGGCTATCTCTTGCTGGCTGTAACCATGTAGAATTAGTTCGAAAACACACTTCTCAACGTCATTCATATCATTAACAATATCAAACATCATTGTCGAATGAACAATGTCCTCATACGCCTTTGTATCAGAAAAGAAATCTATGTAACTGTTGTTTTGACCATCGTCTTCGTTTAAAAGCACTGCATCATATGTAAGAATAAAAGACTCTGGAATCTTAGACTTTTTGTTCTCTTTATTCCAACAGGTACGAACTTCATTGTCAAAAAATCTATATGCCCATGTGGAGAACTTACCTTTATCTGGGTCAAAACTCCTTGCTGCCTTGCAAAGTCCAATGGCAAGCACATCGTACCACTTTTCAGAAGAGATATGTTTCTTCTTTGTATATGAATAAATTAAATTATGGTTGTCCTCAACCAACTTCTTTTGTTCGTCGGTGAGCTTGCCGTCATTATTTTGGTTGTCGTTCATAAATATCACCTCGATTCGGACAATACGTCGCTGATATTGTCTGTCATTATAGCATATATTGTTGGCTGTTTCTTCTTACCTTCAAACTTTTTGCAATCCGAAGTTGTTATCGGTTGGATTGTAATCAGGAGCTTACTAGACATTTAACAGGACATGTGCTGAGCCTGCACCAACAATCTTAATTGTCAAACCACATAATTACCCTTACCTCATTTGGGCTGGGATAGAAAATCTTATAAGCTTCAAGCACAGCCCTAATGCTTTCTACAAAACCAGTAAGGCAATATGAGACTGGATACTCGTCCTCGTCAAGATAACCATCGTCATCGTCAATAAGATTACCCTCATCATCATGCGGAAGAAAACTAGTCATTCGCTTAATTTGCTTCTCAAGCCCTTTAATCTTATCGTCTTTACGTTTCAGTTCTTTTGTTGCGTCCTTTAACATATGCTCATAAGCTTCAAGCTCGCAAAAATCGTACCACGTGGCATTAAAATACCATTCGCCATCGCCATATGCTTCTTTTACCTCTGGCGAGATATCATCTGGAAGACCACGTGGCGTTGCTAGGCATCCAGTGTTGATTACTGGAAATACAAACGGCGCACCTACATCTGCAAGAAGTGCAAACAACTCGCTATTCCTATAGTTGTAGATACTGCATGGCTTGAACTTTCCATCAGGCTCTTTTGTATAAAGCCTTAGAGATTCCCAATTACCAGTATCCTTATTACGTCGTTCAAGGTGAACCGTGATGTCTGTTCCCATTTTTGATTCCTTTCATTTACATTACCTTAGTTCAAGGTAGCCATACCCGCTATTGTCAGTGTAGTATACGTGCTTGATGCCCAAGTCACGAATCGCTGCCATACATGCTGGGCATGGACGAGCGTTACCGAATCCCAAACGTCGGCCATGAGATATGCGATAGACATATACATTGACCTTTCCCCAATCAACATCTCTTCCAACCGTGTAGGGAACGTTCAAAATAGCTGATATTTCCGCATGGAGCATATCTGATACGAATTCTCCACGTTCGCAATTGAAATGCCTGTACTTGCGATTGTACTTCTTTTGGTATGGATGAGTTTTTGTACTATTTTGTCCGCGTCCAATGATATGACCTTTATATGTGATTACACAACCAAGTTTAAATGGCCTGTAGTCGCTTTTTTCTGCTTCAAGCTTTGCCGCTTCAAACATTTTCAAGTCATAATTGGACAACTCCATTGAAGTACCTTTCTAACTTAACTCTTACTTTCTTGTCATAGGTATTATGACACACTATCAGTATTTGTTTATTCACATAAAACAAATTCACAAATCAAACAAAAAATTCCCTGGCGTTGCAGTGTCTACCAGGTTGCTTCATTGTCAGCGGAAGCATAGGCTGCACCGTTTTTCGTTTACCTGCGGGACGGATGGCTTTTTAACAAAGGCAGATGCCATCGGAACATCCTAAGCATATACAACACCAACATATGATGCATATGCTCAACGTTATTCTACGTTGCTTATATATTAAAACCAAGGTAATCTAAATGTTTCTCTGTTTTCCATCAGACTTACGCAATCCTATTTGCGTCTCGTCAACGGCCTGCTTAACGTAGCATACTCACGCCTTTCTGTTCGCTCCTCTGGATATATCGTTTCACCTTCGGCAGAAAAGATTCCATAGACACCATCAGTTATAGGGAACAGTGTCCACGGGAGCCTCCGTGATTCTCCATCACGCCCTATTTTCGTAACATGGACTTCTCAACTTTGAAACACAAGATATACCTTGATATGTTGGTGAGTTGATTAAGATGCTAAAAACTCTTCAACTTCTTTTGTTCTATATGGAAGTCCGTATTTTTTACACCAGTTTCTAACCGCGTTATCACTAACATTAAACATTCTTCCAACTGCCACAAAACTGTTATTTTTTAAAGCTTCAATTAATTTTTCTTTTGACGGAATGTTTTTAGATTTTATTTTTTCTCTGCATTTCATGCACAATTTAGCGTCAGTATTTTTTTCTTTTCCACAAATAGGACAAATATTTACAAGATGCCTTTTACCGTCTTTGTATATTGTATAGTTATTTCTAATAGCTACATATACATCGCCATCTTTAACAACTTTACATCCACCATGATACGCAGTATGGTCTGCTTTGGTCTTAAAGACCATCAGGTTATCAGGTGAATTGTTTGCTCTATTTCCATCTATATGATGAACAACTTCGCTATCTTTTAATTCTCGTCCTAACATTGCTTCAGCAACAAGCATGTGCTCATATACACATCCACCTTTACCAGCTAAATGATGATTAGGAATATAATATCTATAATAGCCATTAACCATATGCTTTTTCATGTTGCTTAATTCATTAAGAGTATACATATTCACCTCCATAATTTTATATAAATTATAAAATTCAATTATCTAAGCCCGCTCGGCGAGGCTCGAACTCGCATTAAATGACAGAGCTTAGAAGGCTCCCGCTACAATCCAATTTAGCTACGAGCGGGCTTAGATAATTGTTTATAGACTTAAAGCCTACATGGAGAGTTATGTTAACAAATCAAGACTGAATGATGGCAATCATCAACATACATACCAGTGCAAGAATAAAATTAAAGGAAAAGTAAATGAATAATTTTGATAGTACCTGCAAGAAATCATAACTCTCCATGTAAACTTTAAGCAAAGTAAAAATGGCGGCGCTACCAGAACTCGAATCTGGAACTAAAACTTAGGAGGTTTTTATGATATCCATATTTCACCATAGCGCCATTTATGTTTGGGCATTGTCGAGGTGACGGGTGTCGAACCCGCATGGGCTTTCGCCAACAGTTTTTGAGACTGTCTCCTGCTGCCATCTTCGGATACACCTCGACAATGCCCAAACAATAATTTTTTGAATGTACAGCGTGTACCTGGTGAGATTCGAACTCACGACCACGGCTCCCACCGTGATGGTCGGTTATGAGCCGACTGCAAATAACCACTCTGCTACAGGTACACGCTGTACATTCGCTATTCAATTGTCAATGTTCACATACCAGCTTCAGTGTTCGCTTAACACATTGTCATTGTAGCATATATCCTGACTAGTTACAATAGGAAATTAAAACTTTTTTGAAATTTTTTCCTATTTTGTTTCATATTCAATTTCAAACTGACTTTCCTGATTGGTTAGCTTGGAAGGTGTTTTCTTTTTTTCTGCTGTTGTCGTTGCTGTTTCC